ATAATAATCCAGTATATAATTTCGAGAATATTATCCAGACTGGATTACGTATAAACCCAATTCACATATTATAGAATTCCGGTTTTTGAAAAATTTTAAACGAGATGGTGAAAAAATGACTGACGACGAAAGATTTAATACTTATAATTTTTTTCAAAGTAATTCTGATTTGTTAGAAGAGTATAATAAACTTAAAAAAGATAATATTATTATAAAATCACTTAAATTTGAAAATAATTTATTTTTATGCCATAATCCGTCAATATATATTAATGGAAACAAGATAAGACAAACAGATTGTAGCACAAGAGCTATTGCTACATTACTTGATCGTCCATGGCAAGAAATTTTTGATATGCAATTAGAATTAGCTAAGAAATATTCAGTTTTACCTCATAATAATGAAATAATAAATACTATATTAAAATCATACGGATATCAACATGAAAAATGTGAGTTATTTGTACGTGAACACAAAAGAGTAGTAAATTATATTTTAAAACATCCAAAATATAAATTTGCTTTTTATATTAATCATCATATATTAGCATATAAAAATTATACTTTATATGATGATTGGTATTATAATAATAAATGTACAGAAAATGATCCATTACATCCGTTTAATAAATTTATAACTGCATTGTTTGCGTCATTACGTAGAGTTTCATATAAAAATGATGAGGAGCGTGACGATTCTTGGAGTCTGGACTTTTTAAAATCATAACAATATCTGATATTCATTTTGGTTCATTAGATCCAGCATATACTTATGAGATATTACAAAAGCAATTTTTAAGTTCTATATCTAATATAGATTTTAATATCTGTGCTATATGCGGAGATCTATTTGATGCTAAGTATATGAGTAATAATCCTATAATAAGTTATACGTTAACCTTTATAGATGAATTGGTACAAATATGCCAAGCTAAAAATGCATCTCTAGTATTATTAGATGGAACTGGATCTCATGATAATGGACAACTTAGATTATTTTATCATTATCTATCTAATCCATTAATAGATATTCATATAGTAGAAAATATACAATTCGAAACCATCAAAGGACTACGAGTATTATGTATTCCTGAACGTTATGGAGTATCTGAAGAATTTTATAAAGAAATATTATTTGATTCTGGTTATTATGATATGTGTTTTCTACACGGTACTTTCAGAGGAAGTTTCAAAGGATCTGAAATAGCTACATTGAAATCTAATCATGCTCCAGTATTTTCATTAGCTTCGTTTTGTAATTGTGGTGGTCCGATATTAATGGGTCATTATCATATTTCTGGTTGCTATGAAGGATATGCATATTATAATGGAAGTCCGTTAAGATGGGAACATGGACAAGAACAAGAAAAAGGTTTTCTAATAACTTTATATAATAAAAATACTCGATGGCATTATACTCAATTAATACCAATTAAATCATATTCTTATATAACTTTAAATGTTAATGATATGATGATGCATGATCCTAAAGAAATTATAGATTATGTATTACGTTATAAAGAAATGTATAATATAGATTATATTAGATTAACATTTAATAATTATAATGAAAATATGAATGTAGTTCGGAATTATTTCAGAACTAATCAGTATATAACTCTAGAAGAATTAAAGCATCAAGAGAAACAGCTTGATGAAATTAATAAAAATATTATAGAACAAAATGAGCAGTATGCTTATATTACAGATAATAAGATAGATGATTATTCTAAATTCGTTATGTATATAAATAATAACGAAGGTCGAGAATTTATTACTGTAGAAGAGCTACTTAAACTTTTAGAGTTATAATTTTATATAAAGATATATAAAGTGAGAAAGATTTGTAAATATAAAACATGAATGACATGTCGGTAATCGAAATATAGTATTTTTATTTTATCTAAGGAAGTGAAATTTACGTGGATGAACGTTTCGGTTATCTAAAAGATTCTAAAGAAAAGAAAGATCCCACAATACGTGATTTTACTTTTGATATTTCCGAGTTAGCATTATTAGCATCTTATGTTATAAGTGATAATAAAAATATTACTAGAAGTGCTCTAGAGAATATAAGAAAAGTTATGAAACTAATAGATGTTAAAGCTATTGGTAATGATCGTCTACACTATATAGATTTCATTAATAAAGGATTAGAAGCTAGAATAGATTATAACTTAAGAGATAGATCTATGATACTGTCTCATATTTCTGGTGGTCTTGGTACTCCTGAAGATGAAAATAAGTATGAAGAATTAAATAATTCTGAAATAACATGGGTTAATGAATCTATAATATATATGTTAAAATATAGTTATATACAAAGACAAATAGAACCTTTCATGGATCTTGCTACAAAATTTAAAGCTGCTCAACCAATAGATAGATCTGAGATAGTTGATGAGATGTGTAGCTGGGTAGATTTATTTCAAAATCATATGAGAGAAGCTAAAGTATTAACTTTAGAAGAAGAGCCATTTTATTTAAAAGATGGTAAAGCTTTAAATATGATAAGAGATGTATATCTACAAGCTATAAATCCATCTAGCTTCTTAAGATTTGGAACTGCTGCATTAAATCTAATAACCGGTGGAGGATTATATGGTCAGAAAGTATATGTAATCCTAGGCTTACCTGGTGAAGGCAAAAGCGCCTTGCTTTTGGATATGGCTATACAAGTAAAAAGATATAATCGAGGTTATATTTGTAAAGATCCTACGAAGAAGCCATGCGTATTATTATCATTAATGGAAAATTCTATTAAAGAAACCATTGAACGATTATATAATATGCTTACATATCATAGTATTAAAGAGTGCATATCTGCAGATGCAGCAGTAAAAGAATTTATGGAAAAAGGTTTAAGAATTACTGATGAAGATCCAATAGATTTAGTAATAGATTTTAAACCGATGCTATCACAAGATACTTCTTATCTTCATAAAAGAATTGATGATTTATCTGATGAGGGTTATGAAGTTATATGTGTATTCCAAGATTATCTTAAATGTATTCATTCCGTCAAAGGTAGTTTTAATGGAGATTTTAGACGAGAACTCGGAGCTATAATAAGTGAATTTAAAATCTTAGCGACTCTGAAAGATATTCCAGTAGTTACAGCATCTCAGCTTAACAGAGAAGCAACATCTAAAATAGATAATGCTAGGAATATAAATAAGTCTGATTTAGTTCGAATGCTTGGAAGAGCTAATGTAGCAGAATCTAATTTGATATTAGAAAATGCTGATTGGATAGCTCAGATAACTCCAGAGAATGATAGTTTAGATGGAGTTAAATATCTTGGCATAAAAAGAGTTAAAAATAGATATTATATATCCGAAGCTTGTAGCGTATATTTCATGCCATATATTAGTAGAACTGTAAAATTAGTTGAAGATATTGATATGCCGCAACCAACATATAAAGAATCGTTAGTTACTGATAATGGTTCTGCTCAATTAAATAATGGAATGAGTACTAATATTATTGGTAGTGCTGCAAAATCTGTTAAAGTTATATCTAATAAAGATAGTACTATTAATCTGGATCAAACTAGTGATAATATATTTGTTGGTGCAACTGGTTATGCTGCTAGAGATGTCAGCAAACAAATAATTCAACTAGATAACCAATGGCTATATAATAATAAGTATAAAAGTATTAGTTTTAATAATCCTAATGAAAGAAAACAAATGTATGAATTAGTTAAAAAATAAATACAATTTATCCCTAGCTTATTATAAGCTAGGGATAATTTTTTGTATAATTTAAAAAGATTGAACGTGTAGATATATTAATTATCTACATGTCATGAATTGTAAGCTTTAATAGCTGCATTATTAGCATTAAATAAATAATTAACTAATTCTTTTATTTTTGTTGGATCTATTAATATAACATCTTTTCTATTGAATTGTCTTACACTATACATATCATTTATTAGTAGTAATAATGTACCAAGTTCAGCACAACCATATAGATCAAATGCTACAAGTTTAGGTTTATACTTATATTTTAAAAATTGATTATCATCAAATGTATATTTAGCTGAATATTCTTCTTTAATATCATCTATATAATCTGATAATATATTATATGAAGAAAATCTTAACCATCTACCTATACCGTCGTAATAAAATTCGTCTTTAAATGAGAAGTTATAATATGATGGTTCTGTTGATGATTGACATGCTATAAATTTATCTATAGTATCAGTCTTCTCTGGAGTATTAAATGTATATGAATTTACTATTGCCATATTAAATCACCTCATTTATTCATTATAGCACTAGTTATTTTTTCTGTTATAGTTCTACCACCTTGTTTGGTAAGATAACCATAACTATTAGTATTAGCTATAAAACTTTCTAATGCTTTAGTTTTATTATCACCATCAGTAGATGGTTGTTGAAAATAATTATAATCTGGACTAATTGCTTTAACGGATTTACTTAATAATGTACTAGTATTAAATACTCCTGATATTGTGTTAGCAACAGTATTTAATACATTCCCTGTAGCACCACTAACCATATCAGTTATATTACTAGTTATATTAGATAAATTTCCACTACTAATAGATTTAGTTAAATTACTTAACTCTGAAGCATTGGTAATATTAGTTATATTACTTAATCCACTAAGTCCATTACTAAGTGATCCTAAATTATTAGTAACATTATTTGCAAATTTAGATAATCCACTAAGACTATTATTAATATTACTTAAACTATTAGTAATATTTCCTAGAGTATCACTTATACCTTGAGTTAATCCTCCGATACTATTACTAATAGCACTATTTAAATTATTTCCTAAAGCATTTCCGAGTCCACTACCCACACTCCCCAGAGTAGAACCTATAGCATTACTAATGCCACCTATTGAATTACCTATAGAATTTGTTACTGAACCTATAGCACTACCAATACCACCTATAGAAGAACCTATAGAGCCTGTTGCTGAGCTGATTGCTCCACCAATAGAACCTCCTCCGACATTAGATGCTATTCCTCCGAGACCACCTAAACCGCCTGATTTAGTATATGGATTAGGAACAATATCTAATATATTTTCTAAATGAGGTCTACCATGATGGTGGCAATAAATATTTTTATCATTTTTATAACAGCTCTTTAAAATAGCTTGTTCTCTTTTATTTAACATTATTATTTCTATTATATAATGAGCTAAACATTCGGCTGGATTAGGAATACTTGCATTATAATCATATCGGCCTATGATGCGCATATCATTAAGATTCCCTCCAACAGATGCTACTAAAAATCTTGTTCCTTCGGCAACAACATCAGAACCCCAACAGAATGTATATTCATACGGAACATATAATTCTATATATACATCATCCGATGTTTGTGTACTATTAATATTATTTTTATCTGTCATCAGCGGAGGAATCTTAAATTTAGCAAATCCAGGAATAAATGATTTTATAGGTTCTTGCAATACAGCAATTTCTATTCTTAAATTATCTATTTCGTTATAAGATTGTACTGGATCTCTTTGTTCATTAGCCAAAATTTATCACCTCTTAAACTTATAATTAATTATATATTATATAACTATAATAACATATAAATTATTTATTTTAATAAGATGTGATTTCAATAACTTTTAGAAAGGATAATATAGTTATGAAGAAACGTGAATTAGCATTTTATGAATTAAAAATAGCTTTTAATGATATAGCACTAAGGGAGTTAGGATTATCTGTTGATGATGAAGACCATGTATGTGATGATGAATCTGAAACTATATTAACTATTAAAGATAGTTATTTAAAATATTCTGATGAAGAGTATCCTATAATTAATCATGGTGAAATAGAGCTTAATTTATTAGAAAATCCTCATCTTATGGAAATTCTTTTCGGAGTATGGGTAAAGCGTAGAGCCGAATCTAAAGGATTAAAAATAGTATCATTCTATCAATCATCTATACGTGGTACTGATAGGGCTCAATTCATAGTAAATTATGAACAGCCTGATTCTAGTATTAGTGAATCTAAATCCGATTTATTTGTTAATGAGAGTGTTAGAATATTAAATCTAATATGTAAATTAAATCATACAGATCATCTCTATGATTTTAAGACATTTGATATCGATTTAAAGAAAAATAAAAAGTAATACTATCATGAAATTCACATTAGAACAAGAGTATATAATAAATCGTGCTGTTAATTGGTTTTATAGTGAACCTGACAATCAAGTATTTCAATATGCTGGTTCTCCAGGAACTGGAAAATCTGTAGTATTAAATGAAATAGTAAAACGTTTAGGATTAGATATTGAAACCGAAGTTATGCCTATGGCATATATTGGTTCTGCAGCATTAAATATGCGTAAATATGGATTAACATCTGCTAGGACTGCTCATAGCTGGTTATATGAACTTGTTGAAATGCCTAAGATAGATTCTAATGGTAATTATATTTATAGAGATACTGGTGCTGTAGTGATGGAAAAACGTTTCATGCCTAAGAGAAGTATTCCTATGTTTATAAGACTTATAATAGTTGATGAAGCGTACTGCATGCCATTATCAATGAAAAAGACTATATTAAAACATGGAGTAAAAGTATTAGCATGCGGAGATACAAATCAACTTCCACCAGTAGCAGATAAACCTGCCTTTCTAGTAGATGGAGAAATATTATATTTAACTCAAATACTTCGTCAAGGAGATAGAGATGATATAATATTTTTAGCTAATAGACGAATGAATAATTTGCCTATAAATAAGGGGTATTATGGTCATTCTTTAGTAATAGATAGAGAAGAATTAACCGATGAGATGTTTCTATGGGCTGATGCTGTGATATGTGGAACTAATAGAACTAGAGATATTATTAATAACCATATAAGATATATTAGAGGTTATAATACAATATTACCGATGTATGGAGAAAAGTTAGTCTGTAGAAATAATAATTGGTTAATGACTTCTACTACTCCGGATGGGTATCAAGTAGCTCTAGTTAATGGTCTCATAGGAAAAGTTATAAATCAGCCATCTATAGATTCATATAATTATCGAGAGAAAACATTTAATGTCGTATTTAAATCAGATATTATAGATTGTAGTTTTAATGCCTATGCTAATTTTGATTATCTTGTAGCTGACAATGAAATGAGACAGAAAATTAAAAATATTAATGCAGGATATGTATTCGGTCAATTATTCGAATTTGCTTACTGTATTACATGTCATATTGCTCAAGGATCTCAATTCGATAAAGTTATATTTATAGAAGAATATATGGGAGATTTGCAGTCTGCTATAAATCTTGTCGGAGCAACACGAGCAGTAAAACAATTAATATATGTAAGAAATAATTTTAAGAAATGGCAAGAATATCCAGAAGATCCTGATTTAAAACAACAGATAGCTAAATGTAGAGAAAGATTACAACTTAGAGATCAAATGTTTTATTCCAGAAATAAGTTAAATTAAATTTTAATTATATATTATATATTTATAGGAGGTGTAATTATGAAAAAAATTTATTTATCACGGCCATTAGACCCGGCCATGAAAGAACAAACAAGATTAATTGAAAAACTATTATTAAAATTTTTAGATGATAAGAAGCTAATACTCGATCAGAATAATATGTATAAAATTATTCATGATTGGGCATGGTCTACCGACAGTAGTAAGAATGATTTTCTTACTAGAGCATCTTTAATATCTAAACGCATTCGTTATATGTCTGAAGCAGATTATTTTATATTTTTAGAACAATGGATGGATTTACCTGAGTGTAAAATAGATTGGGATATATTGATGAGTTATAATATGACTAATCATATTACATTGGTAATGAAAGATGGAGAACTTAGATTAGCAGAAGGATTACCCCAGAGGAGAATTTAAAATGTTAGTAATGAAATCTACACCATTTAGTAATATTGAAGAATCAAAACAAATGTATGAATTAGTAAAACAGCCAGAGAAGGAAGTAAAAGCTGTTAAGTTATCTAATATAAAAGATCCTGAAGAAAAAGAATATCTAGTATGCTTATTTTATGATGATAGTGATAGTGCTTATACTTCATGGGATATTTATAAAGGTAGAACTCAAGCATATCAAGAAATACTCGAAGCTATTCGTAACGGAGATTATAATTTTGGTAATGATTGTGTTAATATTAACTATTCATTTGTTCTCGTCGAAGGAGCTAAATTAGAAGAAAGAGTAACATTATATGATTTTATGAAATATTGTAAAAATTTCTATAATGACGGATTCGATATAGATGATTATATTGATGATGAAAACCATACTGAACCTGCGGGGATAGCTAATCCTGATAAGGTTGATAATAATCTGTTGAACATGATATCTCTTATGAATAAAGAGTACGATCAACAGGATATTTATAGTGAGGAATAAAATGGAAGACTATAATTTATTATTATATATAAAGTATAAAGATGGTAATATTACTTATTTAAATCAATTACATTCATTATTAGGTCTATATACAACAATAAAAATGTTGTTAGAAACTAAAAATGATTTAATAATTAAAGATAAATCTTATATAATAAATACTACTAGTACTGGAGAACAAAAATTTAGTCTCGAAGAATTTGTTGATTACTGCGAAAAACTTAATACTACTTGGAGGGATGATTATGCCAGTATACAAACCACAAAATAAACGAAAAAGTTTTTTTGAAGAACAGAGAGCTGCAAATCTAAATCCGAATTTTGTTAATTCTTTAGACTTTAATTATTTACGTCAGTCTGTTAAACGTATAGTTAAAGATATTGCTGATGGGAATATAATTCCAGAAGATTATAAGTATCTTACTAATTATAATATTCTTAATGCATGTATTCAAGAATCTTATGAAAATTATCAGATTAATAAATGCCTAAGACATGCATTAACTTATTATAGATATATTGGGTTAACCAATAGAGTGGGTCTTGAACCTGATGTAGATGTTAATACCGATATGACTACATCTGGTCTAGAATTAACTAAAGTGCAGAACAGAGAAAATACTTGGTTTATAATTTTTAATACATTCCAGGCATTATCTAATAATATTAATAATCATATACCTATGGATATTATGCAGATACTTTCTAATATAATACGAATAGATAAGAATAGTATTAGAAATTTATAAATTATTATACATAATGGTAATTTTCATTGCTGAAACATGAAAATAAATTTACACTATATACCCTTATAGGTATTATTTATTTTCTAAAGGAGTGAGATGTATAATGGCTGATCACACTAATAAAGAAGTGGTTATAGCAATGAGAAATGCTCTTAAAGCCGGTACCAATTGGCCTATAAAAGTGTATGCTGATAATACATTTATAATAGTAAATGAAGCTAACACAGCATCATTTACTAAATGGGATGATGAAATGGGAGTATTATATTATTTTAGATTAGCAGATCCAATAAGTTCTAAACAAACTCATGATAATCCTAAAGTAATATCTGTAGCTGCTGTTAAATATGAATTTATACAGGCTATGGAAGTAGTCCCATTCCCATTATCTAAAGTAGATGATATTATGGATTCTATAGAATCTTCATCTGGTGAAGCAACTAAATTCGCTGATAACTTTAGAGAACGTATTAAGCATGTATTCAATGCTGTACTTGATTTCAAAGGAGCAGAAAATTATCCTGCATTGATTAATGCCATTCATGGAGCTACAGATGCTGTTCCTATGGCGAATGATTATTATGCTGGTAGAAATAATGTTCCATTCAAAGAGACTATTGAAGTAAGAAGACATAATGAAGAAGTAAAAAAGACTAAAGAATTCGAAGCAAATAAGCAAAATGGTTAAGGCTTAATCGAAATTTTAATTGTATATTATTATAATGAGGACTACATAAAGGTACTAACTTTTATAAGTTCTCATTTATATTTAATATAAATATCTTAATAATTTTATTTTTATAGGAGGATTTTTACATGTATTATTATAATAATCCCAATGGTTATAATTATGGTTTTCCTCAGCAACAGACATATCCTTATCAGCCTCAGATGCAAGTTCAGGGACAGCCTATGCAAGTGCCACTTAATCAGAATGCATTAACTCCTGAAGAGATTAATAAGTTAAGATCTCTTAAGCCGAATGGAATGTTTAGTATTAAAATTTCTGAAGATGATGTTCTTCGCAGCATGTGTACTCACTGCCAGAATGGTGAGTCTGTAGTTTATATGCTTAATGATGGCAGTGGTCGTTGTGGTTGCCCGATTTGTGGAGCTATATGGATGCCCGATACTTATACTAAAGAAGAAATTAAAGAACTCTGCGATAAAATAATTGATTCCATGCAGAGTGTTAAATGGGCAGGCGAACTTACTCCGACTGTTGTTAGAGAATATTTTACTATGATTCCGCTGCTCGATAAATTTCCTGACTTATATGAGTATGCAACTAAGAATATGACAAAGATGTTTAATCAGCGTGGATTCATGAATGCTAATGACGCTAATATCTATAATCAGTATAATAGTTTATTTGGCGTTGGCTATAATTATGGATTTCAGCAGCCTTATGCTCCTGCGTATGGTCAGAATATGCCTTATTATAATCAGCAACCCATACAGCAGCCCGTACAGCAGAATCCGATGGTAAATCCCATGCAGGTTCAGCAGCCTCAGTATGGATTCCAGCAGCCCGTACAGCAGATGAATCCCCAGCAGCCTGTTAATACACAGTTTGTTGATCAGGCTGGTATGATGATGCCCGGATATGCTCCTCAGCAGCCAGTTAATCCTCAGCAGGCCTATGCTCCGGTTTATGGTCAGCCTCAGCCCGTACAGCAACCCCAGATACAGGTAACTGTTAATAATCCTCAGCAGCCTCAGGCAGCACCAGTACAGCAGCCGTTAGTAGTAGATAAGACTAAGAAGATCGATTTATAATAGTTAATTAGAATTATATTTAGAATATAGAGTAAGCTCGAAAGGGCTTACTCTATAAGGTTTTTAAAAAGGATAAAATTTATATTATGATACAATTTAATAATTTACAAGAAGGATTAAAATTTGCTTTTAATGGTTACGAATTTCATATAATTAAGCTACCGAATAATCAAGAACCATATTTTATTGGTCCAGAATTAGTACCAATTTTTGCTGTTAAAGATTCATCATATATCACAAGAAATTTAAGCGATTTCGAATATATTAATATCGATGTTAAAGAGCTTCCCCCACTATCTGGGGGAAGCTATGGCATCCATAAATTTAGTCCAGTCATTTCATTAATTTCTTTAGGTGGAGTGTTTGCTTTATGTAATAGATTATACCATAGAAATCCTAATGTGGCTGAATTTGCTAATTATATTAATCATGCAGTTTTACCAACTTTATGGAATAATCCTCAAACAATGCTACAAATTAATGATCTATATAATCAGAATATAAAATTACAGCAACGTAACGAAGAGCTTTTACAAATGAACAAGATGAATTTTGATGGTAGAATAGAAGCTCAGGTTCAAAATATGAATTTGCGTAAAGAAAATAAAGAATTAATTAATTATAAGAATGAAAATGAAGCATTTAATGATCTTGGTAGAGCAGTGTATACTAATGGAGATAGTATAACTATAAATCAGTTTGCTAAGTTGCTGTCTAGCAGTTCAGAAAAATCGATTGGTGATCATAAAGTTACTGCTGTTTTAATGGCTAATGGTTATTTGATGAAAGATTCTAGGAATATAAATACTCCTATACAGTTTAGTTTAAATAATGGTTATATGGCTGTAGGTATAAATGGTAATGGTAAATATTATACTGTTATAACTCCTAAAGGTATAGATCATTTATTAAAATTATTTAAAAATATCAATTTGTATTAACATTTATTTATTATAACCAAGCTCTATGATAAGAGCTTGGTTATCTTTAAAATCTTATATTTTTATATTAAATATAAGAAAAGTGTAAAATTTTAATTTAAATATAAACTCTAAAATAATCATTTTATTTCGGAGGTATTTATATGAATGGCTAAAAAAGACATAGAACCTGAATTAAAGCATGAAGATAAGATAGTTTCATTAGACACTCAACTTGAAGCAGTAAGAAAACTTCCGGATATGTTTATTGGTGCTATTGGTAATCCTGGATTTATGAATATGATAAGAGAAATAGTACAAAATTCTCTTGATTGTATTGCTAAAGGATATACTAATAATAAAGATATTATAGTATCTTATGATGCTATAACTCATACAGTTATAGTTGAAGATAATGGACCTGGTGTAGATCCTAACGATCTTGTAAAAGCATTTGGAACTTTATACTCTAGTTCTAATTATAATAAACAAGCTGGATCTGGTAATTATAGTTCTGGTAAGAACGGTGCTGGTTCAAGCATTACTAATTTTCTAAGCAGATTTTATACTGTAGAATCTAGACGTATGGATGGATCTACTGGTAAGGTAGAATTTATCGAAGGAGTATTATCTTCTAAAGGATTACAAAAATTAAAACCTATTCCTGGTAAGCATGGATTAATGACTATATTTGCTCCAACTGCAATGATGGGTGAAATTACTGTTACTCCAGAAATGGTTGGTAATATGCTATGGGAGCAATGTCATATATACCCTATAGGATGTAGAATTACATATAATTCTATAGCTTTAAATGGAAATAAAAATAGTGTTATTATAGAAAATCATGATGGATTGAATGAAATGCTCGCAACATTATGTCATAAACCATTAATCAAACCAATAAGATTTTCTAATGATGATGGTTCTAGAGCAGTAGATATTTCTTTATGTTATGATTTAGATGATATGGGAGAACCAATAATATTAGCATTAGCAAATATGTGTCATGTTGATGCATTAGAATCTACTCATGTCATTGGAACTACTAATGCTTTAATTAAATTCTTTAGAGACTATATGAATAAAGTCTATATTCCTAGCACTAGAAATAAAAAATTAGTTATTAATGCTCAAGATATTCGTACAGGTTTAAGAGGAGTTATTACTTGTAAAAGTTTAACTCCATTATATAGCGGTCAGAGTAAAAATCTATATACTGAAAAAGAAATGGAAGATTATGCTTATAATGTAACTTTATCTTCTATTGATTCTTGGGCTAAGAATAATTCTACAGAATTACAAAAATTATGTAGATATTTTAAAGATGTTTGCGAAATCCGTAGTAATGTAGAAAATCAAAAAGTTAAATTAAGCAATAACTATCAATCTAGTGCCATAGGCGGAGATCCTATAAAATTTAAGAAACCTGTGAATCGTAATAAAGGTGAATGGGAATTATGGCTAATGGAAGGTGATTCTGCTGCTGGAGGTTTTCAAAATGAACGTGGACCTAAGACTAATATTGGTCTTATGCCATTGAAAGGTAAAATTAAGAATCCTTTTACTACACCGCCTAAAACTTTATTCGAAAATGATGAAATAGCTGGCATCACTAAATTATGTGGATATAATGGATATACTGGTAAGAAATTCGATCCTGAATTATTTAGACCGGGTAAGGTTGTATTTGCTACGGATGCTGATGCAGACGGTTTGAGAAGAGCCGCTTAATAATAGAAATATTATTATGATAATCTTTTAAATTGCTGGAATATTCTTAAGATATTATAATATCTAATATATATAGATATGATAAATTATAATATATAATAATATGAAATAATAACAGAATAATCAGCAGCGAGATATAAATCTTGTTCAACGACTATACAAAGATAACTTATAGAGTTAATGATATAGTCTTGTCATCTAGTTGTAATACTAGAGAAGTTCATAAGAGAACTGCTATATATAAATAATATATAGTGAAAACCACGTCACACATCGCTTGTTTATTATTAGGATTTTTCTTACGTTATATGCCATTTGCATTTGGTGATCCTAATGGAGATGGTAGAGATTCTAAGATATTTACTGCAAATCCTCCGTTATATGGGTATAGTGAAGGTAAAAACATGAAGTTCTTCGCTAATACTTTAGAATATGTAGAATTTGTTCAGGAAAGATTTTGTGCTAAACACACTTTAGCTGATGCTGTTACTGGTAAGAAATTAACTAGAAATGAAATCACTAATCTACTCTATATTAATCAAGATTATATTGAATTAATAAATCATGTAAGTTCGACTATAAATCCATATTTAGTTGAATTATTATTAATTAATAAAGATTTACCATATAATAAATTAAAGAAACTTGTTGAGTCTAAATATAAATTCTTAACAGTATCTAAAGCTAATAATGAAATAACTGTTGTTGGTTTATTAGAATTAGTGTATCAGAGAGTTTTCTTTAATGATAGAATGCTATCTATGTGTTCTCAAGCATTAACTGCTATTAATAGAAATGCTAAAAAATATTATCTATTAGATGGAGAGTTAATGAGTATTTATGGTATTATGAGTAGATTTGATGAATTGGCTCCGGTTGTAACTCGCTATAAAGGGTTGGGGGAAGCGAAACCGGAAGTGTTTGCTAAAGTAATGTTAGTGCCTGGATATGGTAGATGCTTAAGGCAATATACTATTAAAGATGCTCAGAAAGAATTAAAACAAATGATATCTTTACAGTCAGAGAAATCTAAATTCTTAGAGAATTTTGATGGTAAAATTAGAAGAGAAGATGTAGAGTAATTTAATTTTAAATAGACTATATTTTATTATAGTCTATTTTTATTTTTGTAATAAAATAAAAATATTATTACATATAAAGTAATCAATTTATTTTTGATTCTTATAGTAAGAAGATATATTTTAAATTTATAATCCGGGAGGATAAGTTATATTATGATTAAAAGTTATAGTAATCAGAAGAATCGTAGACAGCGCCCAGAGAATTTAGTTATTCGTGTTAAAGCAGTTTTACCTGATAATATTTCAAGTAATGTTAAAAATCAGTTGACTGAAGTATTAGCATCAACTAAATTTAGTAAATTACCAATTAACATTTTTGTTCCCAGCAGCTTTATTTATGCTGAAGATCGTTCTAACGATGAACGTAAACCTTTCAGAATAAATAATTTTGTTAGCGCTGGTTTCATTCGTAATTACTTCATTGAAGACAAATCATTTGAAGTTGTTGTATTTAGTAAATATGCTGATAAAATCAGTGAATTTACTACTCCTGCAATTGAAATTATTTATAGAGAATCTAATGATAGTACTGAATTAAATAATATTATTAGATTCAATATCATTGATATTGATAAAATCCAGCAGGAAACAGAACTTCATCGTGATCATAGATTTACTCGTAGAGATAGACGTAATACATCGTATAAAACTCCTGTCCAGAACTCAGTTTCATTGAATCCTATGAGTAATGAAACTGGTAAAGAGAGTGCTTTAGAATCAGCTAGAAGTGCTGCTGAAGATAAAGATACTGTTGATGATAGTATGGGTGTTACTATAGGCGATGTATTTAATCATTCTGTTGCTGAGAGTAATGATATGTCAGAGGAAGAATATGAAGAAGGTCCTCAGGAAGACTCGGAACCGGCTGAAGAGCTGCCGGAATAAATAATTTATTAAGATATATGGATTTATTTAATTCCGGATGGAAATTTTCCATCCGGAATTCCATTTGTTAAAAATAAAATATAATTATATATTATATTAATAGAGAGATAAAACCCAAACTTCTAAATAACGCATTTTAAGGAGGTTTAACACTTAACAAATGGCTGTAAAAAAGAAAAAAGAAGTTGTAGATAAGAAAAACCCACAGATACCAGATAAGATAATACAAGTAAATGCTATAGATCAATATATGTCCGATATGGCTAGATATAGTATTTATGTATTATTTGATAGATTTGTTCCTAACTTTCAAGATGGACTTAAACCAGTTCAACGGAGAACTTTATATTGTATGTGGAATGATATAAAATGTCATTCTTTAAGTTCAAAACGAAAATCTGCTAATACTACTGGAATGACAATAGCTTTATATCATGCACATTCCTCGGATGCAGTCTACGACACTATGAAAAAGTTATGTAATTGGTTTGAATGTAAAATACCATTAATAGAATATGATTCTAACTCTGGTTCTATTCAAGGATCAGATCAAGCAGCTTCAAGATATACAGAAAGTTATCTTAGTAAGTTTGCTATGGATGTAATATTTGCTGATTTAGAAGAATCTAAATCTGTAGTTGATTGGAATAAGACATTTGATAATCATACTGTAGAACCATCTGCATTACCTGTGAAGATTCCATTATTATTAGTTAATGGTAATTTTGGTATTTCTATTGGTGAAAGGAATGAAAGTCCATCTCATAGTTTAAATGATGTTATTGATGCTACGATAAATGTGTTACATGATATAAATGCTAAAGTAGTATTAATTCCAGACCCATGTCAGAAATGTGAGATTGTTAATACTGATTGGGAAAAGATTAGTAAGTTAGGTTTTGGATATTATACTCAGAGAGGTATAATAGATACTATAGTAAATGGTAATGAGACTTATCTTAGTATAAAATCAACTCCAAATTTAGTATGGGCTAATACTGTCATCGAAGGAATCGAAAATCTTATTAAGAATGGTAAACTTATACAAATTAAAGATATTGTAGATTACACTGATAGAGATCAAATGGATATACGTATATATCTTAAGAATGGAGCAGATCCTGAATATGTAAAACAGATGATATATAAGCATACTCCATTACAGAATGTTGCTAGAGTTAATCTTAGAGTAATAGTTCATGATGGACCTATGCTGGATCTTAAGCATTTTAGTTATAAAGCTTATATTGTATCATTTTTAAATTTTAGAAGGGATGTTAAGTTTAGACTTTATAATGCTAGACTACAGAAAGTAGAAACTAGATTACATGCTATAGATACTTATATTAAAATATTAGAGAGTGGTCATATAGAAGAAATCATTCATGCTATAAGGAATAAAACTAATGCTAATGAAGAAGCTTTAATAGAATGGTTAATGAAACTTCTTAAGATAACTGATTTACAGGCTAAATTTATTCTAAATACTCAACTTAAAGCTTTATCAAAAAGCTCTTTAAAATCTTATAAAGAAGAGCAAAAGAAATTAAATGAGTTAGTCGAGTTTTATATTAATATAATAACTCGACCAGAATTAATTGATAAAGAAATAGAGCAAGAGTTATTAGATATAAAAGCTAAATATGGCAAACCAAGACAATCCATATTAATTTCTGAATCAACAGCATCTAATATTCCCGCAGGTGAATTTCAAGTTATAATGTATAATAATGGTATTATTAGAAAAATACCTTTAAATGAATCTATAAGAAATCATAAAGAATTAACTCCTATAAGTGTGATTATTGGAGATAACTCTAAAGATATTTTAATATTTGATGAGAATGGTAAAGCATTTAAACTACCGATACATAAAATTCCATTATCTAGTGGCACTTTTAAAGGAATGGATATCAGGTTATTATTAAAGAAATTAAGTGGTAATGTAATATCAACTCTATATCTACCATTAGTACAACAATTAGCAGACAAGAAAGGTAAATATTTCCTCATTATAGCTACACGTAATGGTATGATTAAACGAATAGATTTAGATGATATTATTAATTCTACTCCGAGTGGAATATTATATACTAAACTTTCTCAAAATGATTCTGTAAGTAATGTCTTTATAGCTGGTTCTAAAAATGATATTATATTATATACATCAACTAAAGCGTTACGAACTAATATATCTAATGTACCTTATGTTAAAAGAGCTGCTCTTGGTAATATTGGTATAAAAACAACAGAACCTATCAGGGGCATGAGTCTATTACCTCATGATTGTAATTATATCGTTGTAGTCACTAATAATGGTAAATTTACTAAGATACCTCAGAATATGATTCCTCAGAGTAATACTAATAGAGCTGGTAGTAAACTTATAAAATTAAGTAAGATTGATTTTATAGCATCTATTATAGCATGTAATGATAGTAGTACTATAAGATGTATTCAAAGTAATAGTCAATCTATTGATATTCCGGTATCATCTATTCCAATAGAAGACTCTATAGGCAATGGAATTCAGATGTCTGCAGGAGTTATTGATGTAAAACTTATTAAATTATAATAGATATTACATATTATTAAAATGATAATCAAGCACGCAGAGCATAATATTATATCACAAGCGCAATTAAATATATAATATTTTAAAAGAACTAACTGTCCTTTCTATTAATTTTTGATTATCATTGTCAGGACGTGTGCTTATAAGCACACGTCCATTTTTATATTTATTTTTTATAAAGGAGACTTAATAAAAAGTGGCTAGTTTAAAAAATCTAACTAGAGCAATGAAAGTAGAATTAGGCAAAAAATGTAAAATTAAAGCGGATAAATATGGTTATACTAAGAATACTCCAGATTTTATTGAATTGATTGAAAGAGATTCTGGTAAAACCTTAATAATAAATAAATCTGATTATAATATTCATTTTTAATTATGAAAATGAATGATAAAAAAGAAAATAATAGTATATGTGATTTTGTTATCATAGCTACGGGTATTAAGAATGATTTAGATGAATTTTATAAAATATTAAGCAATGATTATAATGATCGTCATATGTTTTGTATAGATCGAAGCAGTTTAGAGAAATTTGAAACTCTAGAAGATAAAAAAACAAATACATATACTTATAATATTGCTGGAAAATGTAAATTCTCTATATATGCTTGCATGTTACCCGCTAAAGGAACACATTACTATTATAATACATTATTAGCTATGAGTGTAGTTAATAAAATTAATTGCCCTGTAAAAGTAGAAGATTATAAGAATTTTCACTTAGCTACGAATATTATAGAAATATCTAGAGTATTAAAATTATATTTTAAATTATGGGGATATAATAAAGATAATGATGACATAATGGAGTGGTATATAATAAATAATGGTATTATTATTGATAGCTGGTTAACCGGAGAATATAAATTATTAGGATATGGGTGTTATAATTTTTAAGTCTTAAATTAAATTTTGATTATATATAAAATTTAGTAATACCATAAAAGGTATTACTAAATTTTATATAATGAAAGGAATTTTTATTATGGCTAACACTAATAGTTCTAATAATCAATACAGTATTACTAATAATGCTTTAAATATATTATTTAATAATACTGAATTTCGTACAGTTGAAGAAAATGGTGTCACTTAGTTTGTTGCTACAGATATAGCCCATTATCTTGGTTATCGTGATGCATGTGCAATGGTAAGGTCGATATTATCAGATATTGAGCAGAATCCAAACTTAAAGGGTACACACAAAGTGTGTACCCCTGGAGGAGAACAGGATTTACTTTGTATTTCTGAACAAGCGTCAGATTTATTATGTATGAGATTACGTCGTTCAGATGTTGAAGCTTTTAGAAATCAGGTTCTTAATATTGTGTATTCTGTTAGACATAAGGGTATGTATGTTGATCCTAATATATTGGATGAAATTGCAAATAATCCTAATCCAGAATATGCTGCTGCTCAGGCTAGATTATATTATGAGTGGCAGAGAACTATGGATCTTAATAATATGCTTAATAAACAAATAGCTCAGCAGCAGCCATTAGTTAATTTCGCTAATAGTATAATGGATTCTGGTAATACAATATCAATGAATGAATTAGCTAAATTAATTTGGAATAATTATACTGAAGATATTGGTAGAAATCGTATGATGGAAATGATGAGAAAAGATGGTTTCTTATTATTAGATAATACTCCATCGCAGTTTAGTGTTTCTAATGGTTATATGGTTTTAGTATATAAAGATAATAATGTTCCTGTGTCGAGAATTACTCCTTATGGAGCTCAGTATTTTATGAATTATTATTGTCATATTGATATTATGAGCCCTAACTATATGCAGCAGCATGATAATTATAGAATTATGTCTCAGCAGTATAAGATTGATAGTATGGGTTCATTAATTAATCATATTAATTCTACATATGGACCTTTTAATGATGTTAAGTCTAAATTCTTAGTTCAACAAGTAGAACTTACTGATTTTAAAGTTAAAAAACCGCCATTAATTGTTGATATCAATAAGAAAGATAAATCTAGTAAGTAATTCATTTTAGTTAGTTAATCTATTTAATAATTAAGAATCTCTATATTAATATAGAGATTCTTATCATATTATTATAAGAAAGGATTTTTATTATGGCTAATATTTGTGAATTTACTTTAGTAGTTGTAGCTAAATCTAAATCTTATTTAGATAAGTTTGAATCTATTCTTATAACTAATGGAACTAATTTTAATAATAATAGATATATTGCTGGAATATGTAGTTGTGAAAGAATAGAATTTATTAAAGGAAACTATAATTGCGCAGCGGTTTATGTTGGAGAGTGTAAATGGTCTGCTTATTCATGCTTTAGAAAAGGCGAATATACATATTTTAATGATAAGTATAAATATGATAATTTAGGTAATAGAACTTGTTTAGAAGATTTATCAAAAGAATTAAATTTAGAAATAGAATTATTTGGTAAAGAATCCGGAATGAGCTTTAGTGAATATTGTCATATTAAAGATGGTGAAATAATTGAAGATGCCACGGGTTATTATGAATCTCCAATAATTAAAGATTATGAAACTTATGAAGATTTTATTAAAGATGAAAATAATAAAGGATATGTGCATATGACTGAAGAAATATTTAATAATGCTAAACGTGAAGGATTAGCTTATGTCGATTTAGTTGAATATGAATATCCTGATAACAGTAAATTAAATTTACATGTCATTGAGCATTCTCAATCTTCTTATACAAAGATTAATGATATAATATATTATATTAAATATGCTCAAGCTTGTAAAAGTTATTGTGATTATATCTATGAGCATATTAATAATGTACAGAAAGTTTATGAGCAATTAAAGGATTTTCTCGAGGAATATTTTGAATTAAATTCCGAGGCCTTTGCTAATAATATTAAAAATCATGATATTAGTAAATTTCATCGTATAGAATTTGAAGGATATAGAGCGAGATTTTTCCCTGTAGATGAAGAAGAAACTGAATATTTAAATAAATATAATCCAGAATATTTTAAGACTGCTTGGGAATTTCATTATAAGCATAATCCTCATCATCCAGAATTTTATACTGCTATTAGAGATAGAAGTAAATCTAATGAAATTCCTGAGATGCCTGATGTTTATATAGCTGAAATGATTTGTGATTTATGGGCTATGTCTCTCAAATTTAATAATACTCCTTTAGAGTATATTAAATCTAATGAGAGTGAATTTAAAGATATAATGAATTCTAAATCATATAATAAATTAATCGATGCTTTATATAATATCGAAGTTAATAATTTAATGGAAGGTTTGTATAATATGAATAGTATGAGAAAAGTAAAAGATTATACTTGCCCTAAATGCAAGTCAGATAATATTGTTCGTGAAGGTCCTGATGATATTATTGATAATGGTAGCGATTATATAGAATATACTTGTGCTAATTGTGGTTATAATCTAGCTTGGTGCATACCCGATTATAGCGATGAATATGGCGGAATGTCGGAAGAAAAGTTTCATCGAGTATGGGACTCTGGTTTATATGATAGTGGAAATCTTGTACTCATAAACAATAAATTAACACAAGATATTTTACATGAAATTTAGATTTCTAGCATCTTCTATAATAAAAAGATTTCCTCCATAAATAAATTTTTATCCCGTAGGTATATATACCTACGGGAGTTTTTATTTTTTTTCATTTGCTTTCTTAATTACAAGAGCTAAATAAGCATTAAAAGCTTTAAAATATGCACTTTCTGTGGCCGTTCTATTACGTCTTCTAGCAAATGCATCTGAGTTATTTAATAACATTATTTCCATAAGTTCTCTTTTTCTTAATTGATATTTATCTTTAGTATTGGGCGTTGGTCTTATACAAAAACTTATAAACGATATGTCATTAACATCTTTCTCTTTACTAGCATCTAAACTCGAAAAATATAATGATACCATTAGAGTTATAAATTCTTTAATCAGAGGAATATTTTCTTTATTACTTACTAAACTCTCGAATATAGTATTAAGTTCTTCATAACTAACAAGATTATTACTTGCCCGTTTTATAGATTGCTTATCTACATATTTAGTAGTAATTTCATCCACAGCAGCATCTACTATTCTATTTAATTTAAAACTATCATTATCTATAGTACGAAAATTATCTTCACTTACATCATCAGAATCAAATGTCATTATAGCATTTTTATTCTCATGAGCTTTATAATATAATTCAGCTATATTTTGTAAAAATAAATTAATTCTAGTATGTATCTGTTGTACTAAGTATTGTACATCATAATCAGTAAAATCTTTAAATTTATCATCTTTATAAGCATCCACCCATGAATTAGCTGCTGATTTTAATGAAGCTAATATAGTTCCATATCTTATAAGATCAAATCTAGAATTCATCATAGTATTAACAACATATTCCATTATATGTGTTTGTGGTGTAAATTTAAAATATCCATGAAATATACTCGACCACATCTTTCCAGAGAATACTAAATTAAGTAATGCTAAATTTAACATAGCTTCATTTTTTTGTAATAAATAATAACGTACCATACAACATAATGCTATAGTACTTTCATCTTTAGCATATCTTGGATTAAAATTTCCTATAGGATAAAAATATGTTCCTTTGATTGCTTCTGTTATTATTTTTTTATCTACCCCTGTGGCAGCAAACCACTTATTTATATCATCTGTAGAATAATAAATTTGTGCTGGTAATGATGAAAATAAAACTTGTTGTCTAACTGGGTTAATCATGAAGTTAGACATAAAAGCTTTATATTTTGTTGTAGCCGAAGATTTACTTAATTTTTCTTCTATTTCTTTATATGCCACATCTCTTATCGATGTAGTATCAGTATTTCCCTTGCTCATTAATTTTTTTCACTTCCTTTGATTATTAAAATGTCATCCGAACCTATATATGCACAATTACACCATTATGTAAAGTAAAATATTGTTTTGATGAAGAATCGAATTTAAAATCAAACTTATATTCATTACAATTTTGCTGCTCTACGGAACTTACTCTAAAATATACTTTACCATCTTTAACTATATAGTCGGTTCCATATATAGCATCTATAGCTTTATAATTATAATATTTTATATTTACATTAACAGTACTTGGCGGTTCACCATCTTCACTATCATCATCAGAAGTACTACTTGAAGAACCATAACTATAAGATCCTCCAATACTAATAGATGAAGAATAATGATTATTATACCCCCAATTATTATTAGTTGGATCATACGGAGGATTATAACTTTCATATTTTGATGCTTTAAATACTGCTAATACTATGATTTTTTCTTTTTCTCTATTATAACTACCATCTTCATTACTATCTCCACCAATATCAAATCCAGAATTATTTAATGATAGTGATCCGATAGTATCACTTTCGACTTCATCCAACTTCTTAGGCGATCTCATATCAAAAATACATATACTATAAACTTTAGTAAGTGGTTCGATACTAACACTAACAGAATAATCCTCTTCAGAGTTACCATCACTATCAGATGATTCTTTCTTAGTAATACGCTCCACAATACCATAAATAGTCTCTTCAAACATCATACTTTGTCTGCTTAATAATGTGGCTAAAGATTCCATCATTAGAATTATATGAGGATATAATGATGATGCGGTATTATCATAATCGGTATTAATCATTAATCCATCTAATAATCCTAAACGCTCTTGCAAGTCACAATTCATAATATCAGATGGTAGACACAATTCATTACCATCTTCTGTAACACTATTAGGTATCATAGTATATAATCCTGCTAGCATGCCTTTAGATTCATCTAACGGTTTTATATATCGATATTCAGTATCCCAATCATATGATTTAATTTGTCTATAGAATCCCATGCTATCACTAATAGAATGAGAATTAAATAATAATTTTATAGTATTATCACTTAATTCTACACTTCCTCTGGGGAGATCATCTAGAAAATAACTACCATCTACTTGAACTCTTAAAGTCTCTATAGCATCTCTATGCATAGATAGCATGCCACAACATAGATAATGTATTAATGTTTCTAAATCATATTTAGGTAATTTACTAAATTCTATATAGTCTATCGTTGTAGTAACTCCATATTTTAATTCTTGATCATCAGCTTCTTTTTCATCTTCTTTTATACTAGATTCGTCTCCTATGGCAAAACAAGCTCCGATAGTAAAACCGGATTGATATGCAGCATCATCTTCGGCAAATGCTGATGATGAATCTACACTTACATTCATTTGTATAAAATCATTTGTAGTTAATTGAGAAGTTTTTATTTGACCTCTTTGAGTTAATTGAATATGATCTCCTGTAAGGGATAGAGATTTATAGTTAACTGTTTTTACCATATATTTAGATGATACTGGTTGATCTGACATAACTAAATCCACTTCTCTCCATTCACCATCATATAATACTCTCATAGTATATACATAATCAGGTTTAAACCACGCTAATCTATTTAAAGGTAATGACATTACTCCTTGACGTAATGGCGATGTCATTATTCGTTGAGATCCAACAAAAGACATATAATATCCCTCCAGTAATATATTATTTTTAATGGCGTGTTTAAAAATGTTATTTTTTATTATAAAGGACACATTTATATAATTAATTTTTAGGAGGATAATAACATTATGTCTGATATTATTAAAGTTCCAAATAAAGATGAGATGATAGAATTAATAAAAGACATGCCCGATATATATCTAGCACAATTTTATAAATTAAGTGCTTATTATCTTGGTTTTTTATCATATAATAAGAATAATGGCGGTATTAAAAATAGTGATAGAGGAATATTTGTTGGAGAGTCTGAGAAAACTCTTATGATGTTACATATATTAACTAGTATGGCATCTAATGGCCATAAAGTAGAATCTCAGGTTTATTCTGATCCTAATAAGGTTAGTGTAACTCTAAAAGATGCTTTATTATATTATTATAATTCTACTAAAGATAATACCGAAGAAAATGTCGAACTTGATACTATCGATTTAGTAGATACTATAAATAATATAGATAATATGAGTATGGAAGAAACTAAAGAGGCTTTAACTAAAATTACTGAAAAATTATTATCTATTAAAGATAAACAAATATTAAATATAGATAATAAAGAAGAAGATAAATCTGTAAAGAAGCCTAAGAGTCGTAAGACTACTAAGAGTAAAAAAGATGCATAAAAATAATTAACTATTATTTTATAAATTTTATCTAAAGGAGAATTATACAAAAATGCCTGGTAGAAAGACAAAAACTAAGAAAATCATGACAAAAAAGGAAGATAAGAAACTTGTGGTTAATGGTGTAAATACACCTAGCGAGATAATGGAAAAAATTAGTCGTATCACACCTGAAGAAGCTAAATCGGCATTAGAATTCATAGATAATTTTAAAAATGCTGATCTTGATAAGATTAAATCTGATGCTATTGAAAAAGTAGATAGTATGAATATTCCAGACGATTTCACAGTAAAAGATATGCTATATGAAGAATTCAGAGAATGGAATATTGATATTAATGATAAGGTAAGATTGTTTATCGATTTCTTGTGTGATACTATTACTAAAGAAAAATTAAATACTAGACCATCATATAATGATGTAATAAAATTAATAGATAAAGATGGTAGACTTACTGCTACTGGATTTATTAATATACTTAATAAGATAGCTAAAGATGCTCAGTTTATTAATACTAAATTCTTCCCTACATTATCAAAAATTAGACGCAGTGATATTACTCCAGAATTACTTCTTAATCAATTCATTGATTATACATATGATGAAACCGAATAAAAGTACTATGGAAGACATCCTAATAATTTTAATATAATTTATTAAGGAAGTGAATTATTCCATGAATTTTATTTTTGATGAAGCGAGTAAAAAAATAAAACATAGTGAGCCGGTTGAACAGCCTAAGAAGACAAATAAACCGAGTGGAGCTAATAGAATTAAATATACAAAAAGTGCTTTACAAAAACAATTAGAAGCATTTGAATATATGCATCCATCACCAGAAAAAGAATATCCTGCAGAGATTACTAACCCAGCTATAGATTTACCAACTAAAGAGCATAGACAAAATTCTACTTCAGGATTTATTAATCTCACAGTCGCCGAAAACTCGGGTATTCAATTTCCAACAGCCGATTCTGATAAAGCGACTACGATTAAGGATGGTAATGTAGAATCTTTAAGAGATCCTAAGAGTATTACGAGCTTATATGAGAATGGGTTAGAATTTATGCCGGATATTAATAATTCTTATATATTCTCTAATTTAGATACTTTAATATTCTATTTACCAGAGCATCTTAATGATTTAAATTATATGACTTCATTAAAGAATGCTTTTAATGAAATATTTAAGAGTAAATGTAAAGAGATAGCATTCTCTAATAATACCGATAATTTATTTTTTGGTATTAGAGTATATCCAGTATTTAATAATAGTGAATTGCAATCATTCTGTAATGGTAATACTAATATTAATGAATTTACTTATAATATTGAATTTGATAGTAAATTATGGGATCCGATAATAAGTTTAGATGCTAGTGAAATGACAGCATTAGTAATATATGCTATATATTATTCTACTAATAAAAATGTATTAAATTCTTTAGTTAATAATATTACAGCATATCAATTAAAGAATTCGGTACGTCTCGAACTTAATCATAATGGAAAATATGAAATTTTAAATTATGCTATTTCTGATTCTATGATGAAGGCAGGTTCTCCATTTAATAAAACTATATCAGATCTTGCTACAGATAAACTTATTCATTCTCTTCAAATGTCTGGGGATATTGAGCATGGACTGAGAAAATTAGAAAATAATCTTAATTATTTTAAACAGGATGCAGATAATCGTTTTATCATCTTAGGATGGGCTTTAAGAGTATTAGATGATTATGAGAATTTAATGCTTCATGCTGTCCATCAGATAAAGAAATGCATAGATATTACTGGAAGTTTATTAGAGAGACAAATAATGTTAAGAATAGTTAATACTATAGAACGCATGGATCATTTAGTAAATGAGAATTATATAGAAGAAGCTACTAAAGAAAAAGATGATGATAAATATCATGCTTTTACTTTAAAGCAGTCTAAAAATGAATTAGTAGATATTAAAAATAATTTAAATGTTACTAATGATTCTAATGGTCTCTCATCTATAGCAAGTAATATTATTAATAATATAGATATTATTCAAACTATATTATCTAATCCTAATTTAGATAGTATGGAACGTTCTGAATGGGATTCTGTATTATTAGATTATTTAAACGTTAAAGATTCTTTAATAGCAACTAAAGATTATTTAAATCATTTTGGTGGAAGTAGAATTCCTACGGAATATTTAAGCAAAGAAAATAATATTTAAATCAAATTTTAATTATATATTATATAATTAGAGAATATGTAATAAATTACATATTTTTAAACACACTATTAAGTGTAAAATTATATATTATATGAAAGGATAAGATTAAATTATGGCGTATAATAATAATGATAACAGGCCAACTATTAACACTTATTCGGCAATCTCATTAATTAATAATGAGTCACAGATCACTGGTTGTTCTATGAATATTAGTTATTTTAATAAGATGATGGTTATATCTTTTGTTATTAATTCAAAGAGTTTTAACCAACAGCAAGATCAACTTAAAATTTATATATCTTACATGCAGGCTAAGAAATTAGCAGATACAGCAAGAAAAATGTTTAATGATCCTGATAGTGGAATGAATAATGTATGTATTGAAACTAAATATGGATTATTAAAAATTAGTACTGGTAAAGAATTTAATGTTGATAGCCCGTGTATCAGTGTTATTTATATAACAAAAGATGGTAATACACAGGAAATAATTTATCAGACAAAATCAAATTATGAATGTGCTTATAATTATCAGAATGGAGAATTTTCTAAAGTTAATTATCCGATGATGGAAATCGAAACATTTATTTTAGCTTTAGAAGAATATTACAGAGCTGCTAATTATGCTATTGCCGCATCTGTTCATGAAGCATCTTTATATAGAGACACTTCAAAGTATGAAATGCTTAGAGCTATAGCCGGTAAAGTCGGAGTTAGAACTGGTGGTAATAATAACCAGCGTAATTATAATAGTAGTGGAAACTATAATAATTATAACCAATCTGCTAATCCTAATACGGTAAATCCTTCCAGAGGAGCCGGATTCTCTAACCAGACATTTTTAGCTAATGGTAATAACAATAATCAGAATAATGAGCAGTTCTCTTCTCAGACATTCGATGATTTTGCTGATAGTGCTTTATCAAGTTTAGATGATGATTAATAATTATATCACGGATTCATCGAAATCCGTGATATAAATTTTCTTTTATATTACGGAGGCGATTAAGCATATGGATTGTGTTATAAGAAAAATCACTATAAAAGATATTAAAGAAGATAAATTTAAAGTTAAAGAATCTGGAGAACTTGCTATAGCAATTTTAAAATGTGGTAGAGTGGAAATACCATTAAGTGAAGAAGATTTTGGTAAACTAGTCGATAGTATTAATCTATATAATCTCAATCAGGTATCTTGTAGTAAATGTAAATATGCTTGTTTTAGTGATAGAGATGTTAGAGGAATATCTTGTTCTCTTAAGGCTCGTATGGATGGAATTCCGGATAATAGATTAGACAAATTTAATAGAAATTATGCTGTTAGACCAATGAATTCATGCCAATACAATCAGCCTAGAGAAATGATTACGGAAGTTCCAAAAGAAGAAAAAGTGGAAACTCCAAAAATGAATAATAATATTGATCCTAGATTGAGACCAACTAGAGCAGTTCCACCAGATATGAAAACTTTCGGATTAAAGTAAAATGATTAATATACCAGAACATCATAAAGTATATAAAGGTAAAGATAATGCTATTCTAGCTTCATTTGATTCTGTTATAGATATTGATCTAGCTTTATGGAGATATATAAAAGATAAGTATTCTACATCCGAATATCTTGATAAAGATATGATTAATATAGATGATGAAAATATTATAAAGTTTATTCTTATGGATAGACGAGAACAAAATCCACTATCTTTATTAATACCTAATTATGATACAGAAAAAATGTATAATGATATTATAAATAATGATAGTATGCTTAATAATATTTTAGTCAATTACGGATCTCAATTTGACACTCTAAAATTATTTATTACATTTATGAATAATGCTAGTAGTATTGATATAGATATTCTATGTAAAAATAATGGTCAAGCAGAAATAATAAAAAAATATACTAATAATAAAATTGGTGCTATAATTAATTCTGCAAAAGATGTTGATATGAATAATTATAGCATTATACAAGTTAAATTTTTTTCTGATATTATATATTATCCCGAATTAAATGGCAAATATATATGGATAGCTAATGCATTATATAATATGCAGAGAAATATGAATACTATTGATTTAACCTTATTCCAAGCATTTGGTCAATCAAATAAAATACAATTAATCGATATGTATAGAGACGTTAAATGGTTTTTTACATCTAAAAGTAATGATGAAATTGAACGAAAGGTTGATGAAGAACTCAATGCAGAGAGAAATAAAATTGAGGACTAATATTATTGATCAGAAAGTAGCAAGAAAAATTCAACAGGAAGCTTTACATGTAATAGCAGATTCTGTTAAAATGTCATTTGGTCCTAAGGGGAGCATGACAGCAATAACAGATTATATGAACAGAGAACGTGAACAGGGCATTACTATTAAGCATACTAAAGACGGTCATACTATAATTAATAGTATTGAATTTTTAAATCCTATAGAGAGATCAGTACAAGATCTCGTAGTCGATATGACTCGTTATATAGTTAAAACTGTTGGAGATGGAACTACATCAGCAGCTATATTATCAAGTTTAATATTTGATGAATTTTGTAATATGGAATTTGATGCTAATTTATGCCCATCTGATATTATTCAGGAATTTAGTAAACGTGTTAAATTAGTTAATGATTTAATTATCTCTAAGGGTAGAGAATGTACTTTAGAAGATATATATAATATTTGTCTTATTGCTACTAATGATAATAAAGAACTTACTGATACTTTATATGAAGTATATAAAAAATTCGGTAAGGAAGTTTATATAAATATTGAAACGTCGCCTAGAGAAATTAATATTGTTAAAGAGTATGATGGTATGACTCTAGAAACTGGTTTCTCTAATATTGCATTTATTAATGATAAATCAAATAATAGTGCTAGAGTACAGAACCCACATATTTATATTTTCCAGGATCCGATTGATACACCAGAGATGATTAGTTTCTTTAATACTATTATAGATAAAAATATAATGAATCCTTTAAAGAATATGAATAAACCTAAAACTCCTCAACAGAATGGAATGGATCAATTAGTTCCAACAGTAATCTTATGTAAAAAGATTACTCCAGATATTTCATCATACTTAGAAACTTTAATTCAATTAATGCACTCTAACCCAGGAGTAATACCATTTATATTAGTATCAGATATCCATCAAGAATATATGTTAGAAGATATCTTACTCATGACAGGATCCAAATGGATTAAAAAATATCTTGATCCAGAGGTACAGAAAAATGATCAAGAACAAGGTTTAGCTCCGACATTAGAGAATATTCATGAATGGTATGGAACGGCTGATGAAGTTAGGTCGGATAAATATAAAACACAGTTTATTAGACCTAAAGATATGTTTAATGCCGATGGAACTTATAGTGATAAATATAATATGATGCTAAACTATCTTAATTCACAGATAGATAAAGCCACTAACGAAGGTGCTGGGGTAAATGAAGTAGCTACATTAAAAAGAAGATATAATTCCTTTAAAGGAAATATGGTAGATTTTCTAGTCGGAGGAATTACATTATCTGATAGAGAAGCCTTGAAAGCTGCTCTTGAAGATGCAGTATATAATGTAAGATCTGCTGTTGCTAATGGTGTTGGATATGGAAGTAACTTTATGGCATACTCTACTTTAAAAGAACTTTTATCACATGAAGACAGAGCTCACGATATATATCTTCAGATGTTATGTCATGCCTATTTTGAATTATTAGCATGCTTATATAAAAATAGTTTCCCAACTAGATATGAAGATATTATTAAAGAATCTCTTATTCATAATTGTCCTTTAAATATTAGAACCGAAGAATATGATCATAAAGTATTATCTTCTATTAAGAGCGATGTAGTAATATTAGAAACTATTAATAAAATAGTGACTATGATGTATATCACTAATCAGTATTTATTACCTAATGTAGCAATTAATGCGTATGATAATATTAAAACAGAGTAAACTTAATATATATAAGGGATAATAATATTTATCCCTTATTAAACTTTCCATATTAAGAGAGGTGATATTATGGCTATAGAAATGACCTTTAATAAGTATATGGATAATCCTTCCGGAGGAACTTCAACTTTTACTAATAGAGCTATGTATCGAAAGATGTATCAAGAGAAATTTGATAATTTATTAGTAAGAGAGCAAGGAAGAATATTATATAAAATTTATCGAACAAATAATGCTACAGATTCATATTTTATCCATTTTAAGATTCCTAGTGAAAATTTAGCTAATTTATATTATGATACAGTAATAGAATTATGGACTAAAGATAATCTCCAGAAATCAGCAGCTAATCTTAGGATGTATAATATTAAAGTATATTCTAACGATCAAGCATTCATATTCTCATTTGCTTATGCATTTAATAAAAATGGTTTATTTATTAAAGAGCTTAAAGAGAAGATGAATAAAACTGCTCTTACTACAAAAGCGGATGCTAGAAATCCTAAAGCGGATATATGGTATGTGAAATCTTTATGTTTTGCTTATTATACTATGGAACGATATAATTTATTTAGTAGACCCATGTTAAATCAGAATGCTATTAAATATAATCATTCCGAATTTCTTAAAGCAGTCATGTTTTCAGATGATAAAATAGCAGAACATAATAAGTTATCTAATGAACTTAAAATAGAAAAGGCTAAAATAAAACACGAAAAAATGCAACAACAGAATGCTTTAACTCATCAGAAATTTAATGTTACATCTCCGAAAACTTCTAGTAGAGTATCATATACTAATACTACAAAAAAGTCTTCTAGAGTTAAATACACTAAACCGGTTTAATATTAAAAATTATATTGATTATATATTATATAAATAATATAACTATAGGAGGAATTCTTAAACTATGAATAAACTAATGTATACTCTAGTAGATAAAAATAGAAAAATAATTCCTGTAGATCGATATGATACTCCAGAGTATCCTATAATGGATGAAAGGGACAGATTATTTAAGCATAGTAAGGGAGAAATTATTCTTCCAGTGCATGAATTGTTTAGTAATCCTGGAACGACTATGGATGAAAAGCAAGCTCAACAATTAGATTATTTTGTTCTTGGTAATAAAAGATCATATAATAGTGATGAGAACCGAGAGCATATGTGTAGATATTTAAATTATTTTGAGAAGTTTTATGATACAGATCATGAACTTCTAATGATCATGTATAAGATTAAAATAGCTATAGATTATATTAAATCTTATAGTGAAGATAATTTTATAAATGATATCAATATGTATATTATAAGAAACTTCGAACTTACTAGAAAAGTAACTAGATTTGTAGAAGATAATTATAATATGAAATTGTCTAACAATAATAACAAAACTCCGCATTTACAATATTGTGATAGACATGCTAAAATTTTATATGAAATAAGTTTATTGATGAATATGTATATTCCTTTAGTATCGCATTTTATGTATATTCATATGATTAAAACTAAACCCGAGATAGAGAGACTTCTATTACGAGTATTTGATCTCTGTATAGTAAAATATGAAGTCGAACGAGGAATATATATTTATGAGAAACTTTATGAAACAGCATTATCTGTAACAAATAAATCCATAAGTGTAGATAAAATTATCTGGGCAAAGAATCTTATCAGAGCAAATAATCCTACGACGCATGTTAGAGAAAGTGTTAAATATTAGCACTATAATTATAGTAATATAATTATGATAAATTCTATAAATTGCTGGAAAGGATATATTTATAATATTACCATATATAATATGGTTTAATAAATATATATTATAATATAAATTTAAATAAATTAAATTCCTATCAGCATCAAGTTATAATACTTGTTCAACGACTATAGATAGAATATCCTCATAGGGATAATGATATAGTCTTGTCATCTAGTTATAATACTAGAGAAGTTCATAAGAGAACTGCTATATATAATAATATATAGTGAAAATCACGTATTGATATAATACTCCAGATAATAATAAAATATACTTATGAGAAAAATATAATAAATTTCAATTATTATTCTAATAGAAAAGCATTAAAATATAAAGTTAGCGATCTTCAATATGAATATAGCTTCTCTAGATTATCTAATAGTATTAGAGATACTGAGAATAATAGTGCTATGGATAAATTTGAAAGTAAACTTAATAAGAAAGATGAAGCTATAGCTATGCAAAATAAAGTTGCTGCTGAAGATGCTGTTAGACGTATAGTAGAAATTTATGGTCCGATAGATGATGATGAGGTTAAATTTTATAGAAAGCGTTTATTAGTAGATGGAGCTCCATTAATAAATTCTTTACAATTTCAGCTTATCGGTTATCAATTCTATAGATATTTCGAGTGTCCTCAGACATTTATTAGTATAAGAAATACTACAGATTATATTAAACTTATAATATGTGCAAAGAGAATACTTAAGCAGTCGGGTATGGTATTATTACCTTATATCATGTCGTCTAAAGTTATTCGTGTAGCAGCTAGAAAAATTATAAGTAAGAAAGATGCTACAAGATTTGAAAGAACTCAATTATATGAAGACTTAAAGTTTAAGTATAATAATGATGAGCATGTGTTACAAAAAGTATGGGAACTAATAAGCTCAGTAATATCATCATCATTTGAAATCATTGATTATGATCCCGAAACCAAGAAAGGTACACAGTATGATGGTCAGCTAGTACCAATGATCAATGATTTAATATCAGAAGAGATGCTATTTTTCATCACTTCCATCTAATCCATAGGCGGTGAGATAATAAATGGATAAAAATGATGAAGATATCTATTCTAATTTAATTAGAATGCAGATGGTCAATCTTCGTAAATCTAAAGGATTAACTCAAAAGCAACTTAGTAAGAAATCTGGTTTATCTACAAAATCAATATCTAATATAGAATCAGAAGACGGAGCTTCTCCAACATTAAGAAGTATTATTAAATACTTACATACTTTAGATAGTGATTTATATATTAGAGAAAATTCAAATAATAATCAGATAACAATAGAGTAAGATCCAAGAGACATTGAGTATTTCCAATTGCGATCCACAAATATTAAAAATTCCTATTGATACAACTGTTACACCCATAGGCTAAATATGCCTATGGGTGTAAAATTATAAAGAAGGTGATATTAAATGCAGAGAGAAGAATTTATATCTACTCTGAAAGCATTTATTCCGGATATTAAAACGGCTTCTGGTAGAACAGAGATGGTAACAAGATGTAGATTTTGTGGAGATTCTAAGAATCCTAAACATGCTCATTTATATATTAAAGTTCCGCAAAGTGATGATGATATATCGTTATATGAGTGTAAAAAATGTAAAGCTTCAGGAATAGTTAATGATAAATTTTTAAGGACTTATGGATGTAATGATCCTAATGTGTTAATAGAGATGGCTCAACATATTAATCGTTATATGAAGAGCCCTAAGTTTGTATCATTAAGACTAGAAAGACATTTTGATATTTATAATAATTATATATCGGATATTAAATTAGCAGAGGATAAATTAAATTATATTAATACAAGATTAGAATGTAATATCAATATTACACAAGCCCATGCTCTAAAAATATTTTTTAATTTAAATGATATTCTTAAAACTAATAATTTTAAACCCACAAGAGATTATGGAGTGATTAGAGATTTATCTAATCATTTCTTAGGATTTATATCACATGATAATACCATGTGTATATTAAGAAAATATGATAATATTATAGTTCAAGATAAAGTTAATAAAAGATATATAAATTATCGATTTTCTAGTACATTAGAAGATACTAAAACTTATTATGTGATTCCCACAACTATAATATCTAGTGATATTAATCCGGTGAAGATTCATATCACCGAGGGTGTTTTTGATATATTAAGTATATATATTAATTTAAACAATATGAATAATATAAATAATATTTATATGGCTGCTGCTGGGAAATCTTATTATCAAGCATTACAATATATTTTAGAATATAGTGGATTAATAAATTATGAAATACACTTATATCCTGATAATGATGTAGATGATAGCGAGTTTGAATGGCTTACTGTTAGACATCTTCGATATCTACCAACAGAAATTTTTATTCATCGTAACATGTTTTCTAATATGAAAGATTATGGCGTTCCATATAAATATATTAAAGATTTTATAAGAAAGGCGTGAATAGCATGCATGCTAAACAATTTAAATACGGTTATACCGAAGATGGAAGTAAACTAAGAGAATGTCCTACGATATTGAGACATTATTTAATTAATAATTGCCAAGTAAATGAAGATATTAATTATAATGATGTAGTTGCTAAAGCTTTATCATATAATAATATCGATATTAATGATCTAAAAAATTATAGCACCAAGAAAATAAAACGTATGATTGTTAATCATATACGTCATCAAGAAACTCCGTATAATGATAACTTAAAAATATTAAATGATGTTACACCGAAAAGTTATGATGATTATACATATAAACAAATTAAAAATGTAACCCTTTATAATATCAAGAAACAATTTCCATGGCTAGCCGATGCTTGTGAAGAACAGCATTATCCATTACCGATGATTAAAGATTTAAGAAAGAAAAATAATAAGAAGAAGAAATCAAAAACTAAATCATAGTTCTTATAGGAGATGGCTAGACGTCCATCTCTTATAAGTTTTGTATTTTTGGCTTACCTGAAACATTGAATTAATTTATTGCTTTATAATGAAGGGAGGTTAAATAATTTGGCAGGTAAATTTTTAAATACTATTACTGGTTATAATCAAATGGTTACTCAGGCTGTAGATACTATGAAGAGTAGAATGGATAATCCTTATTATCTATTTACCGATAAAAAGGCTTTACAATGTACATATTATAATATTAATACTACGATGACTACATTAGATGAAGCTACCAGAGGAAACTATTCAGAAATATCTCCTCAGAGTCCAATAAGATATAATAAGATTAAAAACTTTCTTATTTATGGAATGAATAAAATAGAACCAGGATTCGAAATTGGTGAATTTGGATTAGAGAGTAATGATATAAGTGGAGATATATTCATTCTACCAAGAACTATAATACCTTACCCAGATGATTATTTTTTTCTCTCAAGTTTAGGAAAAGATTATCTTTTTAAAGTTACTGGAGTTAATCCTAACACTCTTGATACTGGAGCTACATTATTTAGATTAAATTATACTTTAATATCATCCGATGGGTTAAAAAATATAGAGCCACAAGTAGTTAAGACTTATGTTTTTAATTTTTCTAGTGGCGGGTTAGGTAGTGATAATGGTTCTAACATGTCTACATCTATAATAGATGAAGATGCTTATAATAATGCTAGTGATTTAGAAGATCTTGTAACCGATCTTAAAGATTATTTTATATCTTTATTCTATGATGCTAGAGTACAGAACTTTACATACTTTAGTGATCCTCATAGTGAGAGCTGGTATCAGAGTATGGGTAAACCAAAACCATTACATATCGGTTTAATGCAAGATATGAGTAATAAACCATTTGGTATTAGAATATATGATCCTTATCTAATAGAATTTATAATTAGAAATAAAATATTAGATGGTTCTAGCAACTATACATATGTGGATCAAGCAATGTATTTACCTCAGTCATTTGCTTTAGACTATGATAAGACTATATTCTCATCTATAGAAGAATGTGATATAGAAAAACACTACGGTTATTCCGTAGGGAATCTTTTATTATGTGATCAAAGATTAAGTTTATTATATGCATTTCCAGAGAATTATTATTATATGACTTATGGTAATCTTAATGCTAGATTATATTATATATCTATATTTGATGATCCAGAATTTACTACTACGATAAAAAATAATACCGAAGTAGATAACCCGTTTAAAAATATAATAGTCAAATATTTTAACAGCTCTAGTATAACATCTGATGATATAGATAAAATAAAACATGTAGATTTTTTAATAAATAGAGAGTTTTATTATGAGATTCCTATAACGATATTTATACTAGAAAAACATATGGCTAGTATATTACAAGATTCTACTCTAGAAGTGGATGATAATACCAATATAACCCCATAAAAGGAGTGATCTATTTAATGAGACGATCTGAAGTAGAAAATATACTATTAGATGAATTGGTTATCGAAGATCATTTCGATCTGATAACAGATCATATAAGTGAAGATACAATATTTAAAGATGAAAATCAAATGGAATCTATATTTGAAGATACTGAAATAGAGCAATATATAGAAGACGACAGTCTCTTCTAGGAGGTGTAATTATAATTGGAATATGATAAACTTATGGATTCGATAGTGAATGAAATGGCTGATGATAGTATTGTAGATGCGGCATTATCAGATGCATTACAGAATTCTGATAATGATATTAGCGATCCATCTACAGTATTAATGTCATCTAATGAAAATGATGATGTTCCTAACGAATTCGATTATAATCCTGAAATAGTAACACATGATGACATCGAAATAGTTGCTAATAATATAGCAGATATTCCTGAAGATGTAGAAATACCGGAATATGATGATGTGGATATAGCTATGGCTAGTGATACTCAAGAAGATAGTTATGTTATAGATGATAATGATTTTGATGAAGACCCTGATGGAATAGAAGTATTTTATAATTCGGATTTTAAGAGAGATGAAGACTTTGAAGAATCTTTTATAAATAAATATACTCCGAAATGGGTTAATGCTATAGAGGAGTCTATAAGACGTGCTGATGAACTTGTAGAATCTATACGAGAAGCTAGAATACATATGATAGCAAAGTCTAATAATATAGAAGATTTATTAGCTCTTGATCGTGTAGGTATAATTTAAGAGGTGAGAAGCGTTATGTCACAATTGATTACTCCAGAAATAATGCAAGAATCTAAAAAATTAGCTTACTATGAAGATCCTAGATATATTAGTGATCCATTCTTCTTAGAAGCTGAAATGCTTAATCATGAAGTTGAATTTATGGCTGAAAATATTGCAGAGCAATTATTAAATGAAGTTGATATGAATACAGTAAAAAATGCAGCATCTAATGTCGGTAATGCTGTTAGTAATACAGTTTCTGCTGGTGTAAATAAAGCCAAAGATACTATTAGTAATGTAGCTAATAATCAAAATGTACAGAATGCTGTTAATACTGTAAAACAAACCGCTACCACTATAGGTTCTAATTTAAAAGCAACTATACAGGCTATTATAAAATGGTGTGTAGAAAAACTTACAAATTTTAGAAAACTATTTATGGCAGCTATGAGTAATATTAATAAACGTATAGAAACTAATATTAATAAAATAAATCCTAACAGTACAGGATTTAATAATACAGTTTCATGGTACAATGATTACAACAATATCAAAGGTACTATAGATAAACTTATAGAAATTTCTAATAATATAGCCGGATTTGATATTAGTAGTATAGCAACTGATACATCTGCTGCTAATAATATAACTAATTTATTTGGTGAATTCGAGACTATAAAAAATAATCTTAAAAATATATTATCTACTAAAGCTATCATAGCAAATCAAGCTAATGAGATTAATAGTTTAGAATCATTAAAATCAACATCTCAAGATATATTTAATAGTATTACTAATATTAATAAAGCCGTAGAAGCTGTGAATGGGACATTAAGCAAAGCAACTAATATGTCACTTAATGATAATTCAAATAATATTAAACAACCAATAAAACAGTTTTGTAATATGACTTTATCATTAGTTAATACATTAAAGATTATTAGTATTAATCTTCAGAAAACTTTATTAAAAACTATTATGGTTATTAATGGAGAAGCAACTAATAATACTAACAATCAGCAACAAAATCCTGATAATACTCAAGCACAGCCTAATGATGTTAATAATCAACCAGTACAACAACAGCAAAATAATAATCAAAATGCTGTAGCTAATGAATGTGCTATATTATTAGAATATGTAAATTGTTTTGAATATGCTATGAATAAAGTTCTTCTCGAAGCTGGTGAAGAACATCTTGGTCCATCTGTAACTAAAGTAGAAGAAGAATCAAAAACTGGCAAAGGAACTGATATGGGTGCTAGTAATGCTGTTACAAATGTAAGCTGTAATGCTACATATGAGCAAGCATTAAATAAATTATTCTATGGCATAAACGAAGGTAATGATGATTATGGTAAAGAATTTGAAAAGATGATGAAAGATTCTTCTAAATCTCTCGGAGGCAGCAGCTCGTCATCATCCTCATCAAATAATAATTTAACTAAAGATTTAGATAAAGCTATGAGTAAACTCGAAGTAGCCGATTCCTCGGAAAATGGTAGTACAAATAATTCTTATTTAAAATAATAATGGAGATGAAATATTATGGAACAGAAAAGAGTTAATATTTACCCCAGAGGTGCAATTACTACATTAATACCACCAATTAGAATGCCTATACATAAAGTTACTAAAAAAATTAAAGATATTAGATTAGCATTACTTGCTGGTGCTAGAGTAGAAGAGATTTTACCGGATGGGAGAACAATATCACTAAATATTAATAATTATGATAAAGATAATATGGTTAATGTAAATCCTAAGAAAGTTGAAAAAGTCGTTGTAGAAGCCGCTCCAGCAGAGTTACCTAAGCAAACTATAAGCGAAGTTAAAGAAGAGCCTTCTAGCGATGAAAAGGTCGAAAAAATTGAACCGAAATCGGTACAATCAGAAGTAGTAGAATCTAAACCTGAAGTGACTGAAGTTAAACAGGAAACTGTTGAAGAACCGAAGCCAGAATATATGACAAGAAAACAGCGTAGAGCATTTGAAGCTGAACAGAGAAGAAAAGAGCAGGAAGCTGCTGCTAATAAGGTAGAAGAAGATAAGAAAGAAGAAACTGTAGAAGTTAAAAATCCTGAAGAAGGTAATGTATAATTTCATTTTTTAAATTGTATATTATATATATGTAATAGAGATAAGTGTAAGCTTATCTCTATTCTTATTACAGAAGGGAGGTGCTTAATAATGGAGGATACCTGCGTCATGATTATCGGCGAGAGCGATGACGAGCTTTGGTCGGAAGATGATATAGCCGAATATGATTTCGGCGATGGCGAGATTTTAAGAGTTTTTGGTTAAACGTTAAACATTCATTATTAAGTTAGAAATCAAACACATCAAGAAAATCATTAGAACAAGAATGAATTAGAAATAATGATTTTAAATGATCTCCCTTTTATTTTTTTATAATATAATAACCGATAGTCGATTTGACTATCGGTTATTAATATATATTTTTATTTTTATTCAAACTCTATATTCTTTGTAATTTTATCTACATCATCAGGTAATATCAATGTTAAATTATACATTGATTGAATTGCTTCTTTTTCAGGGATTCTACAATTACTAGCTTCAAGGTTAATAAATTGAGCTTTAGAATCTAAATATTTTAATAACTCTGCATTAGCTTCATCGCTAAATAGCATTTTAACTGATGCTGTATCGCCGTCATAATCAGCTCCAGCAGCTTTACAAAATACATTAGAGAAACTTAAAGTATCTACAAATTTATTAGATGTGTTTCCTCCGATGTCTTTTTGTTCAAAGCACGGATACCATTTATAGAATTTACCATCTATTACCATAGGCATAGTTTTCTTAGTACTTGCTATATTTATCTTTAAATATATATGATTAAAATATGAATCGATCGGATAACGAGTGCATAAATGCAAAGTAAAATAAAGAATTATAATTTACTTTAAGTAGACTATATCATAATCTTATAGTACAAGATTGCTTTCATTTCAGAATATTTATAAATATTCTTACTCCATTAAGGATAGTCGTTGAACGTTTTTATTCGCTGCTGATCATATTTTAATAAATTTAAATTTCTATTTATAATAATATTATTAAACCTTATTAAGGAATTATTATATAATAAATATTTCCAGCAATTAGAAAGCTTTTTACATATTATATTACTATAATAAGATAACCACTAGTTGATTATAGCAACCCGATCTTTAGTTGCTTCAGATGCGCATATATAAAATAAATCTAACCAAGTAAAATCTCGTTCTATTAATCTTGTAGTATCTTCATGCTTACCAGCCAAATATTCTTGCTCGGTTATATTATAACCTTTAAATTTTAATGGTACTTTTTCGCCATTTTCAAATGTGATCTCTATAGGTTTAAAACGTTTACTATAACCTTTAATATATTCATTTAATTCTTTATCAAATCTATCATTAGAAAATTCTACTTGTGTGTTACCAAGTCGTTTAATTTCTTCTTGTTTTGTTTCAGAATTATAATATTTAAACATTCCGCCTGGAGTAAACTGATTTTCAAACCAACGATTCAAATAAAAACACATGAATGGATATGATATTGTTACTGCGGCTGCTAATGGTATAGATGCATGATCCATATCACACATCATATCTTCTCTAGATTCTACATTAATAACTGGTGCTGATAAGACTAATCGAGAAGCATAATCTGTAGTCTTTGCCATAACGGCTCTACGCATAATTCCAAATTTCTTAAAAATGCCAGAACCCGCATGAATCTCTCCAGTAGCAGTTTCTCCTAGAGTGAACCAATTATGAATATGTAATAACGTATCTTGAATTTTTCCACGAGATGCTCCGAGCATATCTAATCCTAACAAGCGAGTATCTATTAGTGCTTTAACAGCATTTATAAGATATACATAAAGTTTATTTATTTCGCCTAAACCGACTCTGCCAGCTCTTTGTGTATTTACATCTCTATAATATGGTGGTATTACTATAAGTTTATCAGTAAATAAGGTGCCTTTGGCTTTGCCATGAAATAAAGCATTAAGATGATCTGTACGTTTAGTATTTTTAAATTTTAATTTACTTTGATTCTTAATTAAGAATTGTAATCCGGTTTCTCCGTTAGGATCGGGCTTTAAATATCCATCATTGTCTATTATAAATTTTTCTGTCTCATAAACACATGATCTTAAATATCTATCTAATCCTAACCAGATATTATAAAAGAATGGGCTTATAAATTGTTCGTTTAAATCTATATAACCATATATACTAGCACGCTCTTCTTGTGTGATACCAAATATAGTTTCAGATAATAAACCATCTTCTGTTGGTTTATTACCACGAGAAAATGTAATAGAATTAGTAATTTCTTTAGTAGACGGATTTTTCTCTATAAACTTATTAGCATCTATAACGTCTATCATTAGAGTTCTAGAATTTTTAAAATATGGATCACTGGCTTCTAATATAGTTTTAGCAGCTGTTTCAGTACAATACATTTCATCTAACAACCATAATAAATGATCCTGATCTAATGGAAAATCTATCATTTTAAACTAATTAAACTCCTTTCGGTTAAATATTTACTCGAGTGTTTTTAAGGCTTAAACTAAATTTTAATTGTATATTATATATATAGTAGTTTATGGATTAGTAGTATTTTTAATTAATTCAATAGCATAGAATTAAATTTAAACTAATGAAACAAATTAATATAGTGAAATAATTTTAATCTGTAATAATGAATTAGAGTTAAATAAATTAATTCAATAATGAAAAATGAATCGAGCTTAACAAATAATATCATATTAAGAAATTGAATTAAGAGTAAGAAATAATTTTATGTCAACAAGAGTGAATCATAAGTGGTTAAATAAAATAATTTAATATAATTAAATGAATTAATATAATGAAATAATTTTAATAAGTGCAAATGAATTTAAAAGTCCAAAATAAACTCATTGGATATAAATGAATTATAGTAGATAAAATTATCAACGAACTCAAGTGAATCAACTGTCCTAAAAGCAATTTAAAATTGTTGAATGAATTAATATAGTAAAATAATTTTACCTTGCTGGAATGAATCAGAAATTCTAAATAAATTTACAATGATATAATGAATTAGTATATATGAAGCAATTTAAAAATATTAAATGAATCAAACGATATAAATAAATCCAGAATCATTATATGAATTAGAACTAACAAGATTATTTCATTGAACAAAAGTGAATTATTAGAAATAAATTTATATCATAGACTTAAAATGAATTATGGATGGATAAATAAGTTTACTCTATTGGAATGAATTAATGGTTAAAATTTATATCAAAAGATTAAAATGTTATCCACCATACCTAATTAGGTATGGTGGATTATAATTTGTTTATTCTTTTTTTAATGTAATACATAATAAATCCCCGGAGATAAATATCTTAGGTTTAATCTTTATACCATATATTACTATATTAGATGAATCTCTATTCAAAGCTTCTATCATTTTATTAGTATCTTCGGGTTTTAATAGTTTTACAGAATACATGATAGATGCAGCATCTACTCCAGAAGCATTTAGTGCAACAAAATCTAAACCTCTAAGCATATAATATGCAGCTATATGTTGTTCAAAATAGTCTTTAAATATACTAGCTAATGATTCTGGATTTATATAGCTAGAAAATTCTAATGTATCCATTTAAGCTAATCCCTCCAGTTGATCCTCAAACTCTTCTGCTTCTCGTTGAGACATTTCTGGAGTATTCCCTTTTGCTTCTTCTTCAGCTTTTCTCTTTCGCTCAGCTTTCTCTCTATCTTCAGCTATTTTATAAAGAGAATTAATATAACTCAAAGGCATATTCATTAATTCAGTAAATGAAGTTTTACCTCTGTAGTATGATGCTAAAGATTCGATTCTACTTATAAATTCACTATTCGAGCCAACTGAGCTCGTGTAAAAAGCATATTAAGCATGCTTCCTTCGATGGGTAATTCAGAAATTTCTTTACCGCATTCCGGGCATACACATTTAGGCATAATATAATTAATCTTAGGTAACATAACAAATTTGTTAAGGGAACTCATGAATACATTATACTGGTCGTTGTTAAGTGTATCAAGTATTCCTTTATAAACTTTAAGTTTAGATAATACCGACTTATTAAGATCATCTTTATATTCTTTAACTTTAATTGGTTTAAGAGTACTATTCTCTCTATCAATATAGAAGAATTTATCAATATAACTCATAGTATTAAGAGTTTCAGCAAATCTTTCAGTCACTTCAGGATTCAATGTAGAATACATGATAAATGTACTAAACAATGATGCAGGTGAGTATGCAACAACATATTCATCGCTAATCTGCATAAGTTCTGATTTAAATGGATCAACTGGCGTTGTAGTATCCTGATTAAAGATCTTATTAAATTTTTTCTTAATTTGATCCTGATCATCCGTAGGCGTACCATATACAACCATATCTTCAATAGGGATATTAATTAATGATGTTTTACCACATGCAGAACATGTTCTAGCCATAAGGTTAGAATCAGAATAACATGCTTTATATATACCGTAATACATACTATCAACATCTTCTGTTCTAATAAGCTTAGTCCAATCCTCAAAGATGGGTTTATTAGCATCATAAATATGATTATAAATAAATTCTAACGATGCCTTAATACGGTTAGTATCATTACCATTTTCCATAACTCTACGAAGAGTTTCCAATTCAGGTCCATTACATTCTTTAAATGTCATAGACCTCTGAGTATGGTAAAGAACCCAATCAGCACGTCTAAGGTTCTCAGATGATTTAATATTCTTAAGAATAAATTTATTACTTTCAGGAGTATCACTAATAGTAAACTTAGATAAATCTATCGGATCTCTAATAATCTTAACAGATTTAAATGCTTTTTTGTAACGATTAAGAGCATCTTTATCTGATTCTGTCTCAGGAGTTTCTTCTTCCGTCGTAGGATCATCAGCATCAATTTCTTTAATTAAAGTATCTAATTCAGCATCATCGGAAGCAAGATCAGGATCTTCTTCTACAGGTTCTTTTTTAGCTTCCACCGGTTTAGATTCTTTCTTAGGTTTAGGCTTTTCTTCCTCATCTTCGTCATCCTCAAAATCTAATTCATCAAGAGATTCAAGTTCTTCTTTCACCGACTTCTTTTTAGGTTCTTCGGGTTTATTATTAGATGAATAATTCTGCTGTCTTTCTAACTCAGCTTCAAGATCATTTTCAATACTAGTATCTGATTTATCATCATCAGAATCATCATCGTCTTCAATACCAAATTCTTTATTTAATTTATCTTCTTCAGCATTTTCTTTCATAGTCTCAAGAAGATTATCAATATTTTTTTCACGTTCTTTAATAGTATCTACTAATGACGTAAAAGCATTCTGTACTATAGGATGCTCTTCAGTTTCATCTTTCTTAGGTTGTATTACACCATCTTTAATAAGCTGCTTTGCCATTTCAGTAGCATCCATGGCCTTCGTTTTATTTTTATCGATTTTTCCAACAGCCCCCATTCTAGGACCAATTTTAGAATTATCCTTAGCATTTGGCTTCTGAACTTCAGCAGAGGGCTTCTCTTGCGACTTTTGCTCTGTAGATTCTACCGTTTCCGATACTTCTACAACTTCATTAATTTCTTCTTCAGGTTTCTGTACGGGTTTACTTGTCTCGGAAAGCATATCTAACGTAATTTCTTTAGGCATTTATAATCATATCCTCCTTAATAGAGATCTGTAAAAGATATTATTGTATTATCTTGGGTTGTAACTTCATCTGTAGTTTGATTGTATTGTAAACCATATGTAGCTTCAACAGTATTTACAATTATTGTCAATATATGATCATTAGAATTTACATCAACAGATATTTCAGCATTTTCCAATTCAGGTAAATATTGTGACATCTGTTGTTTAATGTCATTAATTAAATCTGACTTCATTGTTTCTGAATTATTATATCTATATCTCTCTCGTAAACTCACACCCATATCAGGCCGAGTTTGAAAAGTTCCTTTTTTTAGTAATATAAGATATACTATTTGCATATACATAGCATTCTTATTTTCTAACACTTTAGGATTATTAAAATTATTAACAGATAATACTGGTGCAGTTAGTGCCATATTTTATTTAAATAACCTCCTTAAATTGTTAGATGGAATTATTAAGTAGTTTTTACTGTAAAAATTTACAATAATTATAATATATGTATATTTATGATTTTTAAATTGTATATTATATATATATGAATAGTTAGTTAATAATATCTAGCTATATCTTATTTTGAAAGGAAAGAATTTAAAATGGGAAGAAAAAAATTAATAAATCCCATTGAATCTCCTGCAATCACGCAGGAAATTTCAGAAAAATTGGCCTCAATGGCCAATCAGACAATGGATGAGCAGTTTCTTGAAAGAGATTCTGCTCAGTTAGTGGAACTCATCCAGGCAGAACGGATGAGTAAAAAACTTAAGACCGAAATTCGGTCTATAAAGAATATCTCCAGAGAGGAGATAAAGATGTTGGTTAAACTGTACTATCAGCTGCAGGATAACCGCATCGCGTTGAGAAATCAGGAAAGGTCCATCGAAGGGCCTGAGCCTGATGAAACAAAGGAAACCGGGAATATCAAAATTCTTGATTTCCTGGTAAAAAATATGACGATCATGGAGGTCGGCGTAAAGGAAACACTCCAGATCGTCGCAGAGAATTCAGAGGTCGGACGCTGGTTATTATCAATAACTGGTATCGGACCTATATTGGCTGCGGGATTACTGGCATATTTTGACGTGTCAAAATGCCAGTATGCATCGCAGTTTATTTCCTATGCGGGGTTGAACGATAATAATAGGCCTTGGATAGGAAACATCGGAGCAACTAAAATCTTCGACGAACTTGTCGCTAAGTATAATCCTAGTGGCAAGAAAAAATTTGAGATTTCTGATGAGTTTGTTACTGAGTTTAGTAACATAACTCAGTGGAAGTATGGTTACCTGGTTGAACATGCGTATAACCAGGAAAAGAAGAAGTGGGATAAGGCCGCCTTAATAGCGGCTGCGTCCAAGATCCCTTACAACAAAGAGTTGAAGAAACTTTGTTGGAAAATAGGGAAATCATTTGCCTGGCAAATCAATAATGAGAAGTCTGTATATGGAAGACTTCTTGTTGAACGCCGGGCAATCGAACTCCAGCATAATGAAGCTGGAGACTATGCGTCTCAGGCAGAAAGGGCGCTTGAGAAAAATATAGGCAAAGAAACTATTGCCTATAAAAATTACAGCAAGGGTCAGCTTCCGTTGGCCCATATTAATGCACGGGCGCAGAGATTTGCTGTGAAGGTCTTTCTTGTGCACTTATTTGAGTGCATGTATAGGGTTCATCATAAGGATGATCCTAATGGGAATTTACCTCCGGCGTATTATGCGCTGGAACACAGCGACGGGCTCCATAATAAATATATAGAGTCCGAGGTAGCATATCCGTGCTAAAATGAAAATCTCGGACCAAGAGTATAATAACTCTTGGTCCAGATATTGTAAAAGTTATTTTTTTTAATTATATATAATATAAGTATAATTATAAACCAGGAGGTTTTAAAAATGAAAAAAATTTTTAATGTTATTTTAATGGCCATCATCGGGATGGCCATTTCATTCGGGTTCGCATTGATGCTTTTAAATTGTATCGACGCGGAAATGGAAATTCGGGAGGAAAGCGCTCGTAAACATTTCGAGCGCTTTCCCGAACTGCGCCAGGTGATGACGCAATATAAATAATCACAAACAAGATACTCTAGAATAACATCTAGAGTATCTTATGTTTAAATTTTATTTTTCTACAATCTAGCCGATTCTCACATTCAATTAAAAATTAATATATTTTATTAGGAGGTTTAACGTATATTATGCGTAAAATTAGTGAATTAACAACAATCATATTACTTATATTAGGATCTATATTATTTTTGTTCCATATATCAAATGAGATAAAAACTTATTATAATGATAATAAAAATAATATAATAGAGGTAGAAACAAAAGAAGTTAATAATGATAGTATTATTATAGATACTACAACGAAAGTTATTATGGTAAAAGATTCTCATAATAATATTTATGGAATTACAACACAAGTTTTAAATAGAGATAATGTCGATCGAATTTCTATAGGTGAATATTATGGAATATATAAAGATAATATATTGCTAATATACAATTTTTATGATAATATGGTATTTACTTTATATATTAAAGAAGGATGTGATATCTATAAATTTTTATCTACAATATCTAGTGAAGATGTGATTCCTATAAAAGTTTTATAAAGAAGGTGATTTATTATGTTACAAGACTTTCTAATTAATAATAGTAGAGCTATAAATTATATTATAATATTTATAGCTTGTTTTCTCATAGGTTACTGCTTATCTAGTATTAGATCTTCTAAGAAAGCGGAGCATACCGTAGAAAAAAGATTATTATCAGATACTTATTATGCATATGCTATAATATCTTTTAAATTTAAAACCATAGATTGGTATTGTGGTAATATTCGTATAGGGTCCGACTCTTATACTTTATTAGAAGAATCTAAATTAGCTCCAGGATTTTATAACGGATTTATACATGACTCCATTTTAACTATAATAGATTTAGAAGATAATAAAACATCTACAGTTTATTTAGAGTTAGAAGACGAATCTCCAGTAAGAGCTCTTTTAATTAATTCATTTCCTATTATAGTAATCCATTAAGCTTTATTTTTCTTTATTTTATCACTCTCGGGCGGAACTTTATAATATGTGAATTGGAATTTCTGGATCCAGACTAGATTTAGTCTGGATCTTTATACTCTAATTTATTACTAGATATTATTTTTTATATTATATTGAATTAATTTTATTTTTATAATATTTAATATAAATATAATATTTATTTATATTGGAATTATTTTTATTATATTTAATTTTAAATATTATTATATTTTTAATTTTTATATATTTTTATTATTTTATTGGAAATATTTATATTCAAAAAACATATACATTTCCCCGTCTTCTCTCTCCTTTTTCTTCCTTTCTCCTTTCTCTCCCCGACACCCCCTCTTTTTTCTTTTTTCTTCTTTTTTCTCTCTCATCAACCCCTTCTGTATTTGTATCGTCTCGTTATTGCCCCCCTACCCCCCATACCCCCAGATCTGGTTCGGTATGTTGTGTATATTGTCCGTTCAAGAGTGTCCATCTAGTCATAATCACCAGCGGTTTAATTTGCTTCTAAGTTATTTCTTTTATTTCTTCTATGTTTTGGTATTTGTGTGTAGATCAGTTTTCTTCCAGTCTGTACGTGTATGTACTCTCGGTCTAACTGCCCCAGTCCCTCTGTCCCGAAACGTAAAAAAATTTTTAAAAAGATTTATATTTATGTATGTATTTTAGTAAAAAATTATTATTTATATAATTATATTTTTTTATTATATATAAAATACTCTATTATTTTTATTCTTAGAAATTTTGAAAATCGACTGTGTATAAAATTACAATTAAATAAAATATTATTTTAATGGAGATGAGGATATTGGGGAAAAGATATAACTGTATGTATTGTAATAATAGAATGGAAAGACGAGATTTAATTAAGCATATTAATAAAGTACATAACGAAATGATTCCGGAAGGTTATTCAGCAGAACGTTTAGTTTATGATGCTATTAATAAAATTAAAGATAGCCATGGTACATGTAGAGTTTGTAAGAGACCTACGGGATGGAATGAGAGTAATAACAAGTACGATATTTTATGTGATGATCCTAAGTGTAAATTAGCTTTAAGAGAATTATATAAAAAGAACATGCTTAGAGTCAGAGGAACTTATAATATTTTAAATAATCCCGAACAACAAAAACTTATGTTATCTCATAGAAAAATTAGTGGTAATTATAAGCATACTGATGGTGGAGTTATACAATACACTGGAGAATATGAGCGTAAGTTCTTAGAGTTTATGGATACTTTTTTAAATATACCCTCTAAGGAAATTATTAGTCCAGGACCGACCATAGAGTATTATTATCATGGAGAGAAACATTTTTATATTCCTGATTTCATCTTACCGACTTATAATCTTATTATAGAGATCAAAGATGGTGGAGATAATGTTAATGGTAAAAATACTCCCGGGATGATATCTAGCAGAGAGAAGACTATCGAGAAAGAAAGAATCATCACAGACAAAGGAGAATATAATTATCTTAGACTCACCAACAATCAATTTGATCAAGTAATAGATGTTTTTATGCAGATTAAAGATCTTGCTATGAATGGAGAATTTGAGAATAAACGTGTAGTGAGAATTAATGAAAATTATACTATTGAAAGTTTAATAACTGATAGAGTGTTCTCTGAATATAAGGAAAATAAGACGTTTGAAATGCTAAAAAGGCTCCTAGAAGCGATTTCTTCGTTTACCCTTTATGATTGTACTCCTAACGGGGAGAAACGGCCTTATTTTTACCGTTCTATTGAAGATATCGTAAATACTAAATCGGGTAATTCATTTGATGTTGTACATTTTGAAGATTATGTGTTAAGTAAATATTTTAATATGACGATAGATAATGATTATAAATGTTTCTGTTTATATTTAAAAAATAAATTTCCCATATATACGTATATTACTATATATAAAAATGATAAAGTTTATTGGTTATCTATTAAATCAAAAGATAATGACAATGGAATATATGAATTTAATTCTGATCAAGATGTGATAAATTATATTATGAATAAACTTAAAATAGAAATAAGTGAAATTAGTAATGTAATTAATTGGTGCACTTATCATCCTAGCGAGATTCCTGTTGGAACGAGCTATGAAGAATTAAATAAAATATTTAAATATCTCTGTGTAGATAATATGGATACTGCTAGAGAAGAAAATATATAATTATGATTATAATACTACATAGCCCGATTATGGCTATGTAGTAAATTTTTATAATATGAATCACATAAATTTAAATTATATTTTTTTGTGAGATGGGTGAATAAAGATGGATTTTAAAGGATTAAAATATAAAATAGAAGCTATAACTCCATTTATTGATATCATAGTAAAAGATGGAAGAACTTTAGAAGAATTTAGAAATGAATTATTGGATAAATATAAAAGTTTAATAAAAGTTTCTGAAGAATCTAAAACTACATTAAGAATTGATTTAGATGATCTTAATTTTGAAACTGTTCTTTTTAATTATAACAGTCGATATCATGATAATTATATAGAAATTCATAATTATTATAGATATACTAGTGATGAGAATGATGAATACTTTAAAAAGTATGATAATATTTTAACCATCAAAGGAAAGAACAGAGATTCGTATAATAGCGAAGAAACTTTATTTATTATTAGTGATAAAGCAGAGTTGGATAGCTTAACAACAAAGTATTCTAATAATAGTATAAATTTTGATGCTATTAATGATTTTTTAAATAAATTTATGGATAAAAATACTGATTTATTATTAAATTTATTTAATCTTATTAAAGATAATGATAAAGTTAATTTTAATATTAAATACTACAATAAAAAGAAAACTAAAGTTTCTCGTGATTTTAATGATATAACTTTGGAATTTATTAGACATGATCCTAAACTAGAACAAAATGGATCTATTATCGGAGTAGCAAGTTTTGGAACATTTTACATAACTGATGGTAATAATGCTACAGAAAAAAATAATGTTGAAGAATGTAATGATAATGAACCTGTAGATGTATTAGATACAGACAGTATTAATTCCTAGAGGTTAAAATTATTATGGATAGACGGATTAAATATGATTTAGATCATTGTTATTTCATATCCGATACTCATTTTGGTGATAAAATAATGATTAGAGTATTTCATCGTCCATTTAATAATATAGATGAAATGAATAATACTATATATAATAATATAGTTAATACAGTTTCTAAAAATGATACCCTATTCTTCTTAGGTGATGGTGGTAGTAATCTTGAACCATTTGAACGACTTATAGTAGAAAAGAATATAAAATTAGTATGGATTCTTGGTAATCATGATGATCCCGACACTATTAATAGCCTCATAGGTGGATATAATGGGATTAAAATTTATGATAATCCTATAATGGTTGGTGGATTATGGTTATCTCATGAACCTATAGAATGTATATTGCCAGAATGCCCATATCTTAATATACATGGTCATACACATTTATTAAATTATGGTAATGGTGGTAAGTGGTTAAATGGGAATAGATATTTTAATGTATCTGTAGAAGCTATAAATTATAAGCCTATATCATTAAACGATATAGCAAAACAAATAGAATACTCGTTATAAATATAAAGTTTAAACTAATTTTTAATTATATATTATCTATATAGTAATACCATACCCGGTATTACTATAAATTTTCCCAAGGAGGATAATATGTTATGTTAAATGAATTTAATTTTATATTTGGTAACGATCAAATTCATATTGAGTTTGATAAAAGCGGTATAGCTTGGTTTTATGGTCCAGAGATTGCTAAAGTATTAGAATATGAACATCCTGCTCATATGTATAGAATGCTTAGTAGTAATGAAATGAATACGGTCCACAAAGTGGACCGTATTCCATCTAGAGGAAATCCTAATATTATTATGATTAATGAACCTGGTTTATATCGTTGTATATTTAATTCTAGAAGTCCTAGAGCAGTAGAATTTCAGAATAAAGTATTCTATGATATTCTTCCTAGCATTAGACGGTATGGCGCTTATATTGATCCGGAAACTAGAGCTCAGTTAGATTCTAATCCTAATATTATTCATGATCTTAATACTCGTATTACAGAATTAGAAAATCAACCTAAGCCTAACAAACAAATGTATGTGTTAGTAGATGAACATGTTAGAAGACATAAAGAAGAAATTAATAGATTAAAAGGTATTAATAATAAGTTAAATAAAACTAATGAATATATCTCTAATGAACGTGATAATTATATTATTAGCGATAGAAATAATATGAAACATGGTTTAGAGTTAGCTCAGGAAAATCGTATTTTAAAGAATAAATTAAATATGATTTATAACGTAGTTAATAATTTTCAATCCAATTAAATAAAATTAGTTTTATTATTTAATTATTAAAGTTTAAATGTTTAATTAAAAAGTATATTAAATATAGTTATAATAAAGTATTTTATGAAATTTTACCTAGCATAGAGTATTCTATTGCACCTTATATATAGAATGCTTAATAGTAATGAAATGAATACTGTCCACAAAGTGGACAGTATTCAAAAGGGTATCCACTTTGTGGATACCCTTTAAATTAAATTATGGGGTTTAACAATGTTTACTATTATACGAAAAGATAAATTAATAAATAATGATTATTATAAAACTACTATTAAAGGAAATATAGCATTCTTTTGTACTAGATGTTATAAACCTATATTGGGTAGTACTGATTATAAGGATGATACTCATGGAGAACGTGGTGCTGAAGTATCTATGAATTTATCATATCATATTAAGTGTCCTAGATGTGGTTATGTGTTTGATTGGAATGATCATCCATTAGATCCTAACATTGCGGAATCTATAGCTAGATTAAATGCTAAAGGTTATAAGACTTTGTTTTCATGTGAAGGTCATTCTATTCATGATTATGCGTATATTTATTTTAGATATCCTAATCAGAGATATGTATTAAAATATATACCTATAGAAGAACCTTGGTATCAAAGAATATCTGCTGATAATGTGTTTGTATTAAAACCATATGATCTTAAGATTAAACAAAAGAATTCTACAGAATTCTGTATTGAAGCTTATCCTGATTCTAAGTTAGAAGATAGAGTAAAAGCATTAGATAGATGGGTTAGAAGATTACCTGCATGTAAAACTAGTGTATTTTATAAAAAATATATACAATTACCAGTAAATAGTATTATCTGTAATAAAAACTAAGTGGAGGTTAATACATATGAAATTTTATGATTTCTCTGGATCTATGCGGACTAAGAAATACCATGTACGTAACTCTTTGAGAGATGAATTCTCTCTCAGAGGAGTCGGAGCATTTATATGCCCTAAATGTGGTAAAGTAATATTTGCTAAATGTAATATTACTAAAGAAATATATCTTCTAGATGAAAATCTGGATGATGATGGATATGTTTATATGAATGAGTTTCAGATAAAGTGTCCATATTGTGCACACAAATATTCCCACATAGGGAATCCATTAGATCCTAACATTGCAGAGTCGATTGCAGAATTAAATTACAAGGGTTATATGACACGATACTCTTGTGAAGGTCATGAAAATAATTATCACCATAATGATAGTGCTTATATTAATTTTGCTGTTGATATTGCATCTACAGTAGAAAAATATCCACTACCACCAACATGGTATATGAGTGATAATTATACGATCAGGTCTTTTAAGAATTTAGATTTAGAAGATCGTGTAGTTATGTTATGGAAATGGGTAAATTGTTTACCTATTTATAAAGAATAATAAATTAAAATATATTTCTACCCGTAGGCTTAATATGGTCTACGGGTATGATAATGTTAATTTATTTTTTTCTCTTATAAATCCCCACGTAGGACATTTTTGTAAAAATTTATTTTTTTCGGAGGTGATTAATATATGGCTACCCTTGAGGATAAAATTGATAAAGATGGTATATTAAGATCTGTATTATCTAAGGATATTAATGGAACAGCATATGCTTTATATCCTAGGACGCATGCTGATTCTGTATTAATAGATGATACTACCATAGAATTAAAGATAAAGACTATATCATCTATAATAAATAATATACAATCAATTACAGCAAAAGTTAATTCTGATTTATCATCTTTAATAAATTCTACTTATGATAAAGAATATATTACTACTAGTCTTGATAATATTAATGAGACTATTAATGCTAACGGAGCTAATATTATAGCTCTACAGCAAGCATTATCTAGTATGAGTTATTATACACAAGACGAAGTAGATCAAGAAATTAATAATATAGCTACTGATGTTAATAAATATATTAAATCTATAGATAATACTATTAATCAATTATCTACTTATATTAACTCTAATTTTGATAATACTGATGTTATTGGTTCTAAATTACGCAATATAAATCAGTCTTTAATAGAATATAAAGAATTATTAAATTACGAGTACAATAATTATTGTAATCAATTCCAAGTAGATATTTTATCTGATGTTAATGATAAGATGGCCACATATTATACTATACGTGAAGTGGATAATAAGGTTGATAAAATAGATAATGATATTAATACTTTAGAAGATAAATTTAGAGTCACTAAAGGAGATTTGATAGCTATGAATGGAACTAGCGAGAATAATGTTAATAATCATGTAGACTTAGTAAAGAAAGATATTATAGATAATACTAATAATAATTTAGAATTATTATCTAATAATCTTTCTAATAAATTTATTAATTCTGCTACTACTATAACTAAACAGAATGAAACCCTCATAGGTTCTTTAGGAGAAATGAATTCGTCTGTTAATAGTGAATTAAATGTTATTAAAGATATGCTTACATCTCTCGGAGCTAGTTCATCTATAACTACGTATGAATCTGCTGATGAGGAGGCGTATTAATATGGCATTAAAATTAACTGATGATAATATATATAAATCTATAGCCGAAGCTATAAGAGATAAATTAGGTACATCTAAAAAATATAAACCTGGAGAAATGGCTAGCGCTATAAATTCTATTAATACTGAAGGATTTAATTTTTCTGAAGATATATTAATAATAAATTCCGAAGGCACTCATGATGTAAAAAATTATACTAAAGCATTAGTACAAATACCATTAACGGATAAAATATCTGGTAGTAAAAATATAACTACTAATGGACAGTATGATATATCTACTTATGAAACAATTAATGTTGAAGTTCCTACATATCCTACGAATGGAACTATAACTATAGATAGAAATTATGAAGAACCTATAGATGTATCTAAGTATGAAAAGGCTATAGTTAATGTAACTGCAGAACGTATTGATACTGGAGAAATGGATATCATAGAGAATGGAACTTATGATGTTATAGGTAAAGGATTTGTTCATGTTAACGTTCCTGTAGAGGGTGCTGATGTCTCTGGTGTTAGGCATTTTTCCGAGAATACTACTGAACAGGTAGATGTATCTAATATTAAATATGTGTTAGTTGAAGTTCCACCATCTGCTGTAGTATCAGGAACTTATCCGATAAATAAGAATGGAACTTATGACATTACACCATATAAAGAAGTTAATGTTAATATACCTGTAGAGGATTTAGTACTTGGTTCTAAGGCTATTGTTAGAAATGGTAGATTTGATATAACAAAATATAAATACGTTGATGTTAAAGTACCGATGCTCGAAGGCCCTGAAGGAAATTATACTATAAATGCTAATGGAGTTTATGATGTAGCTAAGTACGAAACTGTTACTGTGAATATGACACCATATTCTTTAGCTACTGGAACTAAAACTATTACTAATAATGGAACTAATATAGATGTAGCAGAATGTAGAACTGTAACTGTAGATGTGCCTGTGGAGAATTTATGCTATGGTACTAAAGAAATTAATGTTAATGGAGAGCATAATGTTGTTGGATATGAAAAAGTATTAATTAAAGTTCCACAGAGAGATGAAGCATCCGGTAATATTAATATTACTGAGAATGGAAGTTATGATATTAAAACTATTGCTACAGCAACAGTAAATGTACCACCATCTGCCGTAGTAGCTGGTAATCTTAATATCACTGAAAATACTGGTAATAGCTCATTTATAGATGTAACAAGTTATAAAACTGTAACTGTTAATGTGAATCCTGCGGGAGTTGATAATGGAATATTAGCTATAAATAAACCAGGAACACATAATGTTATAGGATATGCATTTGTAGATATTGATATTAAAGCTAAAGATGTTGTCGAAGGAACTAAGATTATTACTACATCAGGAATACATGATGTAACAGACTATGCTAATGTACAAGTAGTTATTGGAGGAAGTTCTGGTACTGGAGTCGGAGTAGTAATAAATAATGATGGTGGTATTATATTATCTTCTACTGGTAGTAGTTCTATTATTATAGGTTAGGAAGTGAATATTTAATGAGTAATATAAAATTTTCATATTTTAATGATGGTACTAATAAAGCTGTGGCTATGAATGCTTTAAAAATATCTGATGATAAAAAGACTATAACACTATATGCTTTTGAAGATCCTAGCTTTGAGTCTAATATAGAGTTACCTGATTATGATAGTACTATCTCTATATCTACTAAATCTCCTATAAGGGGAGTGGTTAATATTGGAGAATATATAACTGATATGTCTGGAGATAGTACAGACATTATACAGAATAAAATAGATGAATTATCTGAATCTGGCGGAGGAGTAGTCTGGTTAGGATCTGGAGTTTATTATATATCTGGTTTAACTATGAAACCTAAAGTGAGTCTTATGGGTAATGGAGAAGCTAAGACTATATTGTATAGATTAGAAAATAAAACTATATCTTCTAATATTACTGTAACTGATGATTTTCATTCTGGTAGATCATTCATACAAGTGCCAGTAAATTGCTGTGGTTGCAGTATTAGTAATATGACTCTTTATGGTGGGGCTACGATAGCAGAATCTAATGATAGATCGACTCAAGTAGCTGGTATTGTTACATATAATGAAAATAATGTTATTAATGGTATTAATTTCTTAAATACTCCATTTACAATAACTGATGCTGATGGTAATTCTTCTAATCCTTATAATGCTCATAGATCATCTGAAGAATATACTGACTTGACTTCATATAAATTCTGTAAAGTAGAAAATGTTTCCATCATAGGATTCTCTGGTTCCGGTCTCATCATAGGAGTTAATTGTGAGAATGTTATGATTAATAATGTAACATCTAATATGAATCGTTATGAAGGATTTATTAATGCCGGAACGGCTATACAGAGTAGTAATATAGAGCTTATTGGTAATGGCGGCCATGGATTATACAATTTAGGTTCTACCAATCAGTATAATAATATAAAATCATTATATAATGGTAAATATAGTCATTTTACATTATATGGAATATATATGGATGGAGAGTACTCTTCTATTAATAATGTAATATCTGAGTTTAATTATTGCACCGGAGTTAAAATAGCAGGTACATATAATTCTATCTCTAATTTATTATCTAACTGTAATGGTGGTAGATCATCTCAGGATGAAGATGGAGCTAATGCTAATGCATTAGACTTATCATCTATCATTTTAACTGGAGAGAATAATTCTATTCAGGGAAGAATTACTAATAGTTATAATAATAGTTATAGAGTTGCTTTAAGATCATTTGAGATGGATGAGAATGCTAATAATTGTATAGTCGATTTATTAGTAGCATCTAATTCTGGTTATAGAAATTCTATTATATGGCCCGATCAAAATCTTGATCATAATGTATATAATGATAGTGAGAATTTCGGTAATAATTATATTAAACTTTTTAAGGTGGTGTAATATGGTTAATAAAATTATAAATCCATCGTATCCACGCAGAATAATACGCGGAATTTCTCTTAATATAAGATTTTCTGATAATATAGATTCTTATTGTGTGAAAGTCGATAATATAAATAGACCTGGCTCGGCTATAAGTTTTAATTTAAAATATGTAGATACTTGTAATAATGTTATAAGTTTATATAATGCTCATATTGTTAGAGTTGATTATACTTTAAGTTCTTCATATAAATTATCTCCACAGCATTATAGCAATAATCAGTATAATGATATCATTATCAGGGGAATATTATTAGCAACACAGAAGAATGGATATATTTATTCTAATAAGAATGAAATATTTAATAGTAAGCTTAATCCAGTAGAAGTATTACCTGAGATTGAATATTATGCTTGTTTTGATGATAAGCATATTACTCATAGTATTGTTGGTGATAGATTTATCGATACTGGATTTCTTGATCCTATGGATGATACATTTTTATCATCAGATGGGTACACTGTACATGCATTCGGATATTCTATAGATCATTCATTAAAAATATGTGTAAATTCTATAGCTCTTAAAGATGAAAATGATATAGTGTCTGCTCATAAATTTAAAGATAATCTTATCGAAGGGCATCCTAGAGATTTTGCCACGTCTTAGGAAAACATTTTATTAAAAATCCTAAAGATTTTATTATTATTTCTTATTAATATAAAGGAGTGAATTTAAAATGGCTAGAATGTTTCGTTCCGATCAGGAAGTTATTCTTGGTGTTAAGTTTACTACTAAATTCGAAGATGATTCTATAGCAGAGCATATATTTAAAGTCGGCGATGTTATCGAAGGTTTGCGTTATATACTTGATGGAGAGATCGTCACACTTAGTGGTAAACTTTCTAAAATTAATTATTCGGTGGTTTTAAGATCAACATTTAGCAAGAATAATCCTACGAATACGTTAGTTAAAGATGTTACTATTACGAGTATTGATATCGATGCTTCATCAGAATATAATTCAAATATTATCTCGGTTCCCGTACAGGAAGTTGTTGAATGGGAAGATGAGAAAGATGTTGCTAGAATATTAGTTGAACCTATGTTCTATGTAACATTAACTTTGAATTATAGTGATAGATCATCTAAGTTTGCAGATATTACTGTTGGTGATAGATTTAATAATGTTAAAATATTTAATCCTTCTGATCCTGAGAATCTTATCACTGGCATCTTTAATGTTAAAGCATTTAGTTATACTATTTCTAATAGGACTTTTAATCTTACTGGAATCGTATTTGAAGATGATACTGGTAAGAGAGTTTCTGCTGACTTTGATTATGTATTTGGTCTTAATGAAGTTTATACTTATGAACCTGAAGATATAGCATCTGCCATTGAAGCTATGAGTAAACTTGCAGATGGTGATACTATTACTTTCTCAACGCCTATTGATAATAGTTCTGAATCTGGGCCTATTGTTATTGATGGGGTTAAAGAAGTTAGTATTAAAATGAATTCTGATATTATGACTACTAATAGTGGCTCAAGTCAGATGCAGATTACTAATAGCTCAGCAACTTTCTCAGGTGAAGGAAAATTCAAAACAAATACACCTTATGATAATAATCATAGTTCAACGGTACTTAAAATTGGTACTGGTTCTGAAGTTACATTTAATGGTTCTGGATGCTCTACAGATCTTGAAGATGTTGATAAAGGCCAATTTGGTATTGGTGTATTTGGTGATGCTAAAGTTACTGTTAATAGTGGTGATTTTGAGGCAGGTTGGTACGCATTTGCTGAAAACGGAACACAAACCGGATCATTAATAACTATTAATGATGGTACATTTGTATCAAAAGGTGATTATACTCTTTACTTCCCGGCTAATGCTGAACGTGTTATTAATGGTGGTTCATTTGCTGGCGTTGCTGGTTGTGTTGCTATGAATAATGGTAAACTTACTATTAATGATGGTACGTTTGTTGGTGGTTCAGGTTCATTAGTTACAACAGAATATAGCCAGGATGGAACTTATACTCTTCAGAATAAAGTTGCTGTTATCAATATCAATGCTAAATACGGCAATTGTGAAGTTCGTATTACTGGTGGTAAATTTATTACATCAGATGATACAGCTCCGGTTGTTGCTATTGCCACGAATTCTAACTATACAATTGATGTACAGGTTAGTGGCGGTTTATTTAGTGCTAAATTTGATGAAGCTTTGCTTGCTGAAGGATATAAGTTTACAGAAGAAAAGAATTCTGACGGCTTCTATGAGGTAGTTGCTATAGTGAATGATTAATTAATTTAATTTTATATGTATTTATGGAGTAGAGATAATATTCTCTACTCTATCTATTTTCTAAATTGCCTGGGTTTAATATTAGACATTATTAGTAAAGCGTTTTACACGATTTATTTATAATTTTTTAATTATAGTATAACGTTTAATATTATATTAATAGGAGGTAAAGTATATTATGGCTATTAAGAAGATTTTACTTCAGAAAATGGTTTCAGGTGCTCTTACTGATCTTTATCCAAAGACTGATGCTAGCATCGTTGCTTATACTCGTGTTGAAGGGACCGGAGCTGAACAGACAAGTACGCTTACTACAGTAGAGGCCGAGCTTGCAGCATTGCTTGCTAAGTTTGCTGACTACAGCACTACAACAGAGATGGAGACCGCTATCGCTACGGCGAAGAGCGAAATTCTTGGTGATGAAAATCTTGATGCTACGCTTGATACAATCAAAGAACTTCAGGATTGGATTAAAGCTAATGGTGCAGATGCAACGAACTTGCTTTCACGTTTAGTCACTCTTGAAGGTTATGTTGGAGTTGCGGCTGATGGTTCAGATCCTGCAACAGGTTTGTTCCTTGCGATCGATAATATCAATGATGATCTTGGTGCTGCTTATACAGCTGGTCAGGCAACGGTTAAAGGTCATATTGCTGATCTTGAGGCTGATCTTGGTGCTTCATATGCAACAGCTGCTACACCTACAACGGTAAAGAATCACATTGCTAATATTGAAGCAGATGTTGGTGCTGAATATGCGGCTGGAGCTGCAACAGTTAAAGGTCACATCAAAGATCTTGAAAATGATGTTGATGCTCTTGAGACAGCTCTTGGCGCAGCTTCAACTTCAGGTGCTAATCCGACAGCAGCTACTGGTTTGTTTGCTCAGGTTGAGACTCTTGAAGGATATGTTGGTGTACCTGCTCAGGGTCAGGATCCTGCAACTGGACTCTTCCTTGCAGTCGATCAGCTTAATGCTAGAGCAAATGCTGCATTCACGTTTGTTGCTTCAACGGAGACAGCTCCCACATCAGCGACTGCAGATGAGAGTATTCTTTATGCTGTCGAAATCGCGTAGTTTAATTAATAACTAATCATATAAAGTTGATAGTCATTAACTAAATCTGTATTTACTGTTTGATTCAACTTTATATTAATATATGAATGAGAACGAACAGTATGAGAGGATGGTGTATTTAATGGCTAAAAATGTTAAATTACAGAAGAAGATTAGCGGTACTTTACAAGATATTAATCCTAGAACCATAGCATCCGTGGTTTATATGAATGATGGAGTGACTACACTTCAAAGTTATCTTGAAGATTTAGTTGATAAATTAAATATGAATCAGGTGTATATGACTGATAGTAATAGTGAATATCTTGTTGATTCCGATAATACGAAATTAGTTGCGGTTTATTAGAGTTTAATTTCCCGGATACCTTAAATGGGTATCCGGGATTAATATTTTATTTTGTAATATACAGTTTAATAATAATTTTAATTATATATTATATAATTATAATAATAGAAAGGATTGATTTTATTATGAAACTCATATTACCTATAAAGATTATTTCTGAGGTGATTTTAAATGAATAAATTTTTAACTCCTAAAGGCGATGCTATGCATCGTATTATAATAAAAGATATATTAAAACATGGAAGCTATGATGAAGATCCTAGAGCACATTATAAAGATGGAGAATCTGCTAATAGTAAATTCATAACACAGAAGATGATACAATATGATATACTTAATGGACAATCTCCAATGATAAGCCTTAGACCAATAGCTTGGAAATCTGCTATAAAAGAAATATTATGGATATATCAAGATCAATCAAATTCTCTTAATTTATTAAGAGATAAATATGGAATTAAATGGTGGGATTCTTGGGATATCGGAGATGGTACTATTGGTAAACGATATGGAGAAACTGTAAGACGTTATGATCTTATCAATAAACTTATTAAAGATCTTAAAGAAAATCCGTTTGGTAGAAGACATGTATTATCATTATGGCAAGATCAAGATTTCGATGAAGACTCCAAAGGATTAAATCCATGTGCTTTTATGAGTATTTATACTGTGAGGAGAATGTATTTAAATAGTAATAAACTTTTATTGGATGCTACATTGATACAACGCTCTAGTGATTATCCAACAAGTTGTACTATTAATGAAATACAATATCTTGCATTACAATTTATGCTTGCTAAAACATGTGACTATATTCCTGGGAAATTCGTGCATTTTATACAGAATGCTCATATCTATAGTCGACATTTTGATGCTGCTAAAGAATTAATATCCAGAAAATCTATAGAATGTAATCCTATATTGGTATTGAATACTGATAAAACTAATTTCTATGATTTTACTATAGATGATTTCGATATGCTGGATTATCCTATAGAGAAAATTAAAAATATTAATCCTCAGATTAATATTTTTAGAGATGATATAGCTATATAGTTTTAATGAAAGGAATTTATTTATTATGAGATTATTTAATAAAAAAATAAAAACCATATTACAACAGAATAGAGCAATACAGTCTAAAGTAATATATAATACTAAGTTTAATGTGATTATATTAGTACAATATTATGATTCTAATTTATATTCTGCCATGCAGTTCTTAAATAATACTAATAAAGTTGGATTAACAACATTAATAGCTCATTATGCAGAAACTAAAGAAGAGGATAAAGAATCTAATAATGAAACCGGTAAGATTAAAATCAATACGCCTATAGAATATATTAATCATAAATATTATATGCTCGTTTCTGGTACTCCAAAACAATATGCTGAGCTATATAAATATTTAGAGTTATCTAATCCATTATTAGAATCAATTACATTAGAATTATATAATAATGTATCTAGTACTCAGTTTGAAGAAATTATTAATACCGGAGTTCTTAGAGAAGATGAATTTAAATATTGTAGATGTGATGCTAAATATGATAGTTTACGTCCTATCTCTAGTAAAATAAAAGACTCTAAAATTTATTATGATGATTTTACCCTGATAATGGGAAGGATTCCTAGCATATTTGAATCTATTAACGTTATTAATATAATTCATGTTTATGATACCGAACAAAATTTAGCTAACGGAATATATAGAAATCCTGTAGAAATTGTTAGGGAAATGGAAGATGCATCTCATCATTATGATGACCATGCTGGACAAGAAACTTATTGTCTTAATCATAATCTCATCAAGGAATTATCTCCATTATATAATAGCATTGCTCCGGAGTTAATTAATACTAATGATATTGATACTTTATATACTTTAATTGCTCCTATATATATGATAGAAGAATATGAAGATGATGTATTATTAACTGGTTCCGTCTCACCTGAGAAGTTAGATGAAATATTCCAGCAAGAATATGATAGATTTAATAATCCTGCGTCGGATGCTAATGTGATATATGTTAATGTGGATGAAGAAGTTAATGGTCTTAAAGAACCGATAAGGAATTTTATTCCTACGGAAGATGGATCTGCTAATGGCAATGAGTAATATAAAATATCTATTAGAATTAGCTGATGAATCATTCGTAATACAGCATAAATCAAATTTAGAAAAATCTACTCATATTGCATATTCGACTGCGATATATACTGATGGTAAATATAAAACATCTGTTGATTCTTCTACAGGTTTTATAGAAATACGTGATATATCTGATGCTAATTATATTATATACTTAGATCAGCATCAACAAGTCGTAATATATATTTATGAGAATATTCCCGATATATTATTTAAAAATGTATTCGATGAACTTCTCGAAGTCAGAAATGAAATAATTAAAATAAAAGATGCTAAAGAAGAATTTGAAGATTCTGAAATAGAAATAGTTTCTGATAGAGAATGGAATAATGAAGAACTTGATAGAATTAGATCTAGCGATTCTTTACATCAGATATTTTTAAAAGAAAATGGTCTCATGAATCTTAATGAAATGATATGTGATGAGTGTGGGAGTAAAAAATTTAATACTCCTGTGCTATGTAATGATAATAATACTATAGAATATCAATGTGCTAAATGCTATACAATATATAGATTAGCTCCATCTAAATATTATAGATTATTATCTAAAACTAAGTTTAATGAAAATATAAAAAGTAAATTAAATATTAAGTATATAAAAGCTAATATTGTAGAAAGTGATGATAAATAATGATTAATAAGTTGGGCCATGCAGTACAAATAAATATTATGCCGATAGATAATAAGTATAAATCAGGCGACTATATTCCCTCTCGAAAGAATTATAATAGCAATAAATCTTATACATGTAAATCTATTATGGAATATAAATTAGATAGATTATTTAAAGAATATTCTATTCTCTTAGGCTTTAAAATTCAAGTTCCATTTGGTTATGTTGCTAGATTATATCCTGTAAAGAATTTAATAGAAAAATATCGTGTTATGCCTTCGGTTTCTGTAGTCGAATATTATCCAGAAGATTCTGATAATATTTTAGCATTTCCCGTAATATGTACATATTTTAAGGATAAAGATAAATTATGTACTATTATTCCTAATAAGGCTCCGATAGCTGAGTTAGTTATTGATGTCGAACCGCCTAAGACAATATTAAATGTTATAAATAATTACGAAATACCACCATACTTCTCGGAGGATTAATATAATGATGAAAAATACTATAGACGAAACAAGACAGTTAAATTTATATGAAGAGTATATTGCTAACCTTAATAAACCATTAGAAATTAAAATAAAATATCATACTAATGATATTCCTAAGATAACTAAAATCTCTAAAGGTAATTGGATTGATCTTTATGCTGCTGAGAATGTATTTATTGAAAGATATAATTATAAACTTATATCTTTAGGCATATCGGTTCAGCTTCCTAATGGATATGAAGCTCATGTGCTACCCAGAAGTTCTACTTTTAAAACATGGGGCATTATTATGACTAATAATATGGGTATAATTGATGAAAGTTATTGTGGTGAAGATGACATATGGAAATTCCCTGCATTATCTTTATCTAATAATAGAATAGATACTGAAGAGTTATATAAACTTACTGGGGAAGATTATCGCACTGACCATGTTAAACATGGGTCTATAATACGAAAAGGAGATAAGATCTGTCAGTTCCGTATTATGGAAAGTCAGAATGTTTATATCACCGAAGTAGATCATTTATATAATCCCTCCAGAGGCGGATTCGGTTCCACAGGCAAAAATTAATATATAAACAATTATGTAAATAAACACCTCTCGCTTAATTAAATATAAAAACTATTATAAATTCCATTAGAGATTTTACTCTAATGGAATTTCTATTGTTTACGAGACATTTAATTAAAATTTTTTTATTAAAGAGAGGTGAAATGAAATTGATAAATCCTGATAGTTTACAAATATCAGAAAATATTTATTCCGAAAATAAGAATAATATTGTAAATATAGAGAGTATTCCATATTATGGAGTAGAACAATATGATCTTCTTAGTGATAAAGATTTTGATAGATTTAAACAAGATACAGAACGAATGGTAAGAAATTCTTATGAATATCGTCATCTTATAAATTTTTTAAAATATACTGAAGGAATGAATAGATGTACATTCCTGGATAATATTGTTGCTGATGGTTTTAATAAGATAAATATCGAACTTCACCATACACCATTTACATTATATGATATTACATCTGCTGTAATAAGTAAACGAATGGATTTACAAGAACCCGTGGCTATTTATGATATAGCTAATGAAATTGCTTGGTTACATTATATGGGGATGGTTGGATTAATTCCTGTATGTGAAACTGTTCATGAATTAATACATAACATGTATTTATTTGTACCTACATATATTATCCGAGGAAACTATAATGCATTTGTTAAATATTATGGTAAATGGATCGATCCATATACTTTAGAAACTCTTGATGCTGCTGAAAGATTATCTAATGAGTATTTAAATAATCCATCTTCCGATCATCCTATAGCAAAACAGATGCAAATATTTAATCATCACAGAACTTATATATCTGTTGGTGATACTCGTGAAGCAATACCAGATTTTCAACAATGTAGAGATGTAGTACATGCTAGAATAAATCAAATTAAGAATGGTAAAAAATTAATGTATAAGCTTGTAACACCTATAAAGCGTAAAACGGCTTAAAACATTTTATTAATTATTATATTACATTATTTCTCTTTATAGGAGGTTAAAATAAATGAATATTAAAACAAACATTCAGCTTCTTTCCGAAGCTGCTGCTATTGATAATGAGTTAAAAACTGATGCTAATTATACATTAGATACTGTAAAAGAAGCATATAAAGTTATTCCTGAAGTACCCGAGGCTATTGTTACCGAAGCTGCTGACGTTGTTGTAACACAGTTATCTAATGGAGATTATTATTGTGAGATGGTTAATCTTGCTCCGTTTATGATTGATGCCGGTATTAATAATATTGCTGAAGCATTAGATCTCGTAGCATCTGCTTATAATCTTCCTGAGAAAAGTGTTGGTCTTGTCATTGAGTCTCAGGAACGTATAGACTCTATGCTTGAAGCAGCTAGAAAATCTTCACAAGAGAAGAAGAATCCTAAGATTATGAAGAAAGCTGCTGATAAAGTAAATAAGAATAATGCTGTGGCTGCTAAGTTAATGAAGCAAGGATATAAAGTAGCTAAGAAAAATGCTTCATCTAAAGTATGTCCTAAATGTGGAAAAGTATCTACAAAATGTAAATGTGTTATAAAAGAAACTGCTGATATGGATTCATCTAAATTATTTGGAGATACCAATAATTCAAAGACTTCTAGTATGAGTACTGCCAGCGGTTCTACACCTAATGTTAGTAAAGCGCAGGCACTTCCTAAATCTTGACTGGAGAACGTAGTAGATTCTGATAATAAATCTATAGCTGATAAAGCTCCATCAACAATTGAGCATACTAATAACGAAAAATTTACGGATACTGATGATAAAGCATTTCCTCGTAATGATCATTAATTATTATTATATGGATGAGCTTGAAAAAGCTCATCCTATATCTTGTGTAAAAGTAAATATTTTGAATTGTATATTATATATGTGAATATAAGAAAGGAAGTGATAGAAATGTTTGATTCCACAGCTTCAAAAGTCGGTCTCGGTTTAGGGGCCGCAGCAGTAGGCATGGGTGTAGGTTACTACATCAAAGGCTGCGTTGACGAAGAAGCAGTCAACGCGGCAAAAACTGAAGCCGCAGCGTTGGCCGCACAGACGGCCGCAGGAATCAGAGGGCAGCAGCAGGCTGCCTTCCAGCAGCTTACCAACCAGTAAGCAATTTTAACCTGGCGGTAGTCGAAAAGACTACCGCCTTGTATATTTATATTCATTTTTATTTTTTTCTTTAAATTAGATTTTAATTGTATATTATATTACTATATAGGTTATAAATGTATAAAAATATAACTTTTAAAACTTTAAACTAATATAATATTTTTTTGAAAGGGAACATAGATTAATGCTAGAAGATTTAGAAATATTTACTGATGCTAGTTTAAAAGATTTTAAACCTCGAGTATTTACTTGTAGTGGAGCTCTATGTATTAATACTAATGAAGAGCGATATGTAATAACACCCGATTCTACAAATAATAGAGGAGAATTATTAGGAGTTTATTTAGCAACACAAATAGCTAAGGATACCCGAGATAGGTATCCTGGAAGATTTGGCCGAATTATCATATATTCTGACAGTCAGTTTGCTGTATTTGGATTAAGAGATTGGATGGTTAAATGGTTACCAACAGCAGATAAACATGGAGTTATGTATGGATCATCTAAAGCTCCTGTGAAGAATCAAGAGTTATTTGGTATGATAATAACATATTGTGTTATGAATAAGCTTATTATAACCCTATTTAATCAGAAAGGTCATGTTAATATAAATTCACAAAACGATTTAGCTCTAGCTAATAGACAGTTTCTTAATGCTAATGGTATATTGTTAAGACCAGAAGAAATATTTAAAATTTCATTCTATAATGATATTGTAGATAAAAATACTAGGGCAGCATTAGAAAATGTGAATCCAAATGATTATATTGAGTTACCAAAACATTCAAATCATAAAACAATGTGTAGATATGTAATACCGAAGAATTTTAAAAATTTTATAAGGTAAAACTAAATATAATTATATATTATATATCTAATAAGGTGGTGAATTGTTTTAAAATGTTAGAAGAATACAGAAAACCTAACGGTGAACTACCATTCGAAGGATTAATAAAAAAATTAAAAGAAAAAACAGAACAAACTTTACAATCACGTACCACCAATTTATTTAATAATACTAATATATATAATGGAATACCAAATAATTTAGAAACATATGATACGCATAATAGAATAAACTGGGTGTCCACATGTGATATCAGTAATTATGAACAATGCGATGTCGATGAAGTTATATTCCGAGAGGAGATGGAAGATTCTGATATGATAGAAAATCCTTTATTTAATGAATATAATATTGAAATCACTGAAGAATCTTTTCCTGAGACGATATATCCGGGTAACACATTACCATATGAAGTACCAATATATAATAATACTGAACCAATGATGATGGTAATACAACAGCCATATAGTCATCCAGAAACACATAAAATGCCTTCTGGATATATGGATATTGAAGAGATTAGAAGATTAGCTCCACCAGATTCTATATATTATAGAAATGATAATGAAGAATATCAAAAAGAATTAGCTAGAGAAAAAGAGCTAGGCATAGAAAGATTATATTTTGATGATTGTTATGAAACATATCAGCAACCTATATATGCAAATAAAAAATTACAAATGCATAGTAGTTCATTTACAGCAAAAGAAAGAGCACAGCAGCAAGCACAACAGAATGTTGCAATGCAGCAGAATCCGTTTGCAATGCCAGTTCAACAGCAACCATATAATCCATATAATAATCCTAACTATAATTATATATTTCAACCTAGCGGGCAGACACCATTTAATCCTTATAATGTGCCTATGCCGAATAACTATGTATTTGCTCCGGCCATGTCATATCCTCAAAATCCATTTTATCAACAGCCTAAAGTAGATTATTATAATCCATTCCCGGAGTATAATAATAGACAGCAGTTATTATATTATGGATATAATAATGGCTATAATCCATATTATAGACCATTCATGTCTGTACAAATGAGAGAACAAATAATGCAACAGCATACAGCTATGGGTAAATTAAGATATAAGATAGCTTGTGCTGGTGCCGGTATCGAATATAAAGAAACAACAGCCGATGAAATATTTAATCCAATGAATAAAGTAAATCAAATGACTGATGATGATAGAATCGAAGCAAATCATTGGAATTTTATTATGAAAGTACAGTATTACCTTAACAACCCTAATCCGTTCTGTGTATCAGAACCTCAGTTAACATCATTATATATACAAACATATTTTAAGAATTATCATGATATGTTTGATAATCACAGTTTATGTGAATTTTTTGAAGAAGACTATCCTAGATTGATGAGAGAATTCTGGATAGAAGAAAATGTAAAACGTGCAGCTAGAGATCTTAATAGCACTTATAGTAGTGATAGTTATAAAGAACTATTAAATTTACATAGATCAAACAATCCATATATTAATCATTTATTAAATGATTTTAATCATGATAATTATGATAATAACTCTGGAGATCAAGATGTTGGCGTATTAGAGATGCTACAATATGGTGCCAGAAAAGATTATCAGAGTAGTCATCCAATAATGAAACCAAATGGTATAACAGAGAATCCAGAAATTAAAAAAATGCGATCTCAATTTATAGATACTGTAATGGAGCAGATGAATTCTAAATATAATTCTGGAGCTGCTAAGTTACAGAGAAATCTTGTAGAAAAAACAAGAACCGACAAACCAGTAAACCAAGTTACTAATCAAACAATATCATTTATGTTGGAACAAGCTTCTACAGGAGTAATAGATAGTGAAAGTTCATAATACATTTACCATCAAAGGATGTGATATAATTGTCTAGAGTAAGTGTATTAGAACAATTAATGTCTAAAAATCGTAAAACGGCATTAGATTTTGATTATGATGCTCTAGCAGCACCGATGATATCTATGATGTTTTCTCCAGATGATATTAGAGAATTAGAACGTATAGCAACTAGTCCAAGATATTCAGCTAATATTAAAAAGAAATATGAACTTATAGATACTATAATGAAGTCTAGAGGATTTGTTCGAGCTCATGCTGGTACTAATAGATTAATGTATCATTGCTTAAATGATGGTGCTATAGGAGTTAAAGTTGCTGTTGATTCTGTTGGTATGAAAGATTCTCCAAGAGAATTTATAAATCAGCAATATTTTAAACCGTTTTGTTGTAAAATATTTGAAGTAACTCCATCTGGAGTATTAGCAGTTATAGAACGAGTAAATCCTATAAGTAGTATTGAAGAGTTCAAATCAGTTGCCGATGACGTATTTAATCTTATGGTAACAAAGATTGTTGGTAAATATGTAGTCGATGATCTTGGTACTAAAAGTTTTATGAATTTTGGTATAAGACAAAATTCATATGGAGTAGCATTTGGTCCAGTTATAATAGATTTTCCATATGTCTATGAATTAGATGGAGCAAAATTATTTTGTAATGCTAATATTATAGATCCTGTGACGGGACAGAAGATAAGATGTGGTGGGGAAGTTGATTATCGTCCTGGATTTAATGGATTATATTGCACTAAATGTGGAAAAGATTATAAAGCAATGGATTTAGCTAAAAATGATAATCGTGTAAAATTCTATTTTGAAGATGACGATGATCAATTAGTTAGTGATATTATTCATTGTTTTAGATCTAGAGTTATAGATAATGGTAAAATTTTATATGATTCTGGTCATAAAAGTAAACGATATCTTTCGAAAGGAGAATTTGAACAGATGAATTATATAGATAATGAAGATGTGCAAGAATATGATGTTGATCTTACTGTACATCGGAAATCTAAACCGATGAAAGAACTTAGAAGACAATATTATTCAGAATTACAGCTTCAGTATTATAATGAAGTTGTAAAAAAGAATCCTACGCTAATTGATATTACTAATTATAATCAAATGTCTGTTGATGTAGATGAAACTAGAAAAAGAAAGAAAAACGAAATTAACTTTAATATTATTGCAATACCAATATCTGATATTGTAAATGATAGCAGAGAAGAAATTCCCGTTGATTATATCGAAGGAGAAGATGGTAGTAATGTGGTTATGGATAACAATATTATTGATTCTGATTTATTAAAAGAATTAGAAAAAGAGACATTCCCTGAATTATATTTATCTAAAGTTGAAGATGTAGAAGATGAAATTATTGAGACTCCTAAAGTTGAATTAAATAATAATGATTTTTCTATAACCGATGATGATATTAAAGCAATTGAAAATGATGTTACTACAGAAGAAATTATTAATAATAATGCTGTAGAAGTAGTAAAACCATCAGATTTATTTGTAGATAGTATCGAAAATTCAACTCAACAAGTAGCAGTATATTCATTGGATGAAAGTAAAACTGAACAAATAGTTTCAGATGAGAAAGTCAAAGCGGCAGCTGAATATATAGCTCATAAAGATGATGAAGAAGAAGAACTTGATGAGTCTAAATATATTATAGATTCAGAACAAGATAAAAATAATCCTGAATTAAGTCCTATGAGTAGACCGTATGCTGCTAGACCCGATGAAAGTGTCTCGGTATATAATAAACCTATTCCTAACTTAGATTTTATGATGAATACTAAAGAACAGAAAATGCCGGATTTAATAGATAATCCATTTATTGCTAAACCAGAAGAAGAAGTAGTTCGTGCTAACAATAAAAGAAGTAAGCACAATAAAGATAAAGGAGGATATGAATAATCTATGTTTAACAATCATAGCATGACTTTAGTGCTAGATTTAAATATGATAGCTAATGAAATTAAAAATGTTGATTTATTTACTATAGCCGCAGTTACTACATCTGAAGTTCCTAATTCACCCAACATATTTTATGCAGGGATATTAGTGCCTCCGACAGAATTATTAATGAACTGGGCCGATGGAGATCAATTAGCTATTCATAATAGATATCCATATTATTTACAAACTCAAGAATGTGATGAGATTATTATTACATTTCTAGCAGCATTAACTAAGAAGAATGTAATATGGTATATACCTGCGAGTGAGTATGAAATCTTTGGCGATGTATTTATTAATTATTTATATTATACTTATGGGATAATACTAAATACTCCAACTACACAATTTAGTATAGATCAACATAGAATTCCTTTGATAATATCTAAGTTTTATATGTTGAATTTTATGGATCCTGAAGTATATATAGATATGTATCCATGGCAGTATCAATTTCCGGATTTTGTAATTAATAAATTAGCTTATGATTTTAAACCATTTAATAGACCCGCTACATTTGATGAATATAAAGCATATTTTAATCAGATGAATGCATCTAGAGCTCCAAGTCATAGAGTATTAATGACTCAACCAGTATATAAGCCTAAAGGATGATTTTATAATGATAATATTTTTAGATGATCCTAAATTAATATCAGCAATACAAGATAAACTAGGATATAGTATTAAAGTTTTTAATATGTCATCATTATATTCTGAAATAACATCTGAGAATGTATATTCATTAGCTCGAATAATACACCCGCTCAATCAATCAAACAATATACCCCCATCTATATATATAGATACATTAGAATTTGATGTTAATTATGCTAATGAGATTCTAAATAATAATCCTAAGATGTTTGAAGATCTTATGAAAATTATGATGAACTCTCATGAAGGATATATTGTTATTATATTGGTTTACAGGGATGCATTTAGAGACTCCATAATGGAGTCTCTTATTAAATTAATACAGCAGAGATATGGATATAATTCTTGGATTATTAATGATATTGATGATATAGATGGAGTTAATGAATCCACATACTCTTCCATAGGATTAGTAACTCTAGAAGAAGATATTAAAAGATATAGAGATATGTATTCTAAAGGATTAGTAGATTCCATTATTCTGCAACCAATTAATATCGAATAGGAGATGCTTAATATGATTAATAAGAATAAGATTACTTTAAAAAAGTTTACAATACCGGCATTTTTCAATAAAGGTACAATGGATTTTACAGTAGTTAGCAATTTCGATTTATATGGCAAACCTGTACATGTGCTATATATAAATGAAGATTTTAAGAATCCATATTTTATTGCTGGTGAAGTTACTAGTGCTATGGATTATGCTGATTTAACAAAACCAATCAGGATTTTACTTAAATCGACTAAAAGAGTTGGTGTATATCGTTTTCCATTAGTAAATGATGATGGATATGAAAATAAGATTGTTCGTTATCTTGATAGGTTGGCTTTATACTGTTTAGCCATTAAAGTTAGAAATAACGATAAAGCAACTCGCTTTATAAAAGAATTATATGAATCTGTTTATCCAAGATTAGATATAATATACGGTAAGCATGAACTTGGATTAAATTTTGTTATTTAATCTGATACCTATTTTTATAGATAATGAGGAATTTTAAATGATTAATGAAAATGAATTAGATTTATTACATTATAATATTTATCGTTATGGTTATGCTGATTTATTTTATATAGCTCATAAAGTTGAACTTAGAGAAAGCTATATAGATGAATTAGCATATAAAGTTAAACCAGAGTTTAAGATAATGCAACTTAAACTTACTGGTATTGATAACGCATATTGGGAATATCTAAACTGGCAAGAACATCCATTAGATTATCATACAGAAGAAGAAACTTACTGGTTTAATGATAATATTAAATATGTAGAATATTATACTGTACCTAACAAAAAACAACAGTATGTAGACGAATTTAATGCTCGAGTTCCTAGCATTATATATGGTAAGAAGAGAGTATTTTATAAAGATAATACTTTAGTTGCTAATTATAATGATCCATCAATAATACTTCCGGAATATACTAACGTGCTAACTTATAATGATAATACAACTGAAAAAGTATTAGAGCTATTTAATGCTGGAAATCTAGATTGGAAGTATAGAAAACTCGATGAGCCTATATATAATGATAGTACTAAATTTGATTATGTTACATCGAATTGGTATATATTAGATATAGAGAATTTTCCTAGGGTTGAGAAACATCTTATAAGTATTAAACAGAAGAATGCATTCTTTACTAATCTTAAAGATGCTTATAGCATGTATAAAGAATTGATAATTTAATTATAACGACTATGCTAATATGCATAGTCGTAAAACTTAGGTTTTAAAATAAATTATAATTATATATTATATAATTATAATATAAGAAAGAAGTGGTTTAATTTGATTGTATTAATATAATAAATTAGCGCTAAATGGTTTTTAAAAATTAATATTTAATCTATATTTAAATGAAAGGAAAATAATTAATCGTGACACAATTTGATTCTATATCACAAGCGCTCGATTACATGTTCGATGGTAAGAAAATTACAACTCTAAATATGCCTGGTTCTATATATCCATGGTTTATCGTAGATGATATTAGAAAAGCTATTGGTTTTAACAGCGATAATAACTAATTTACTAGATATATGGATCATCGTGATGAATATATTGCAGTATTAGTTATTTCAAATGACTCTGTTAATTTAACGGGAACCTCTGAGAAGGATGATTATACACCGAATAAATATAGTCCTACAGTGATGATTATATCATTACCAGGAATATTTGAATTATTAAGGCATATTAGAGCTACAGAGAATAATCGTGTTGCTGAATTTTGGTATTGGATTAATAATACTATATTACCACAATTATATAATCCTCAAATAGTACAAGAATTAAATAGATTACAAAATGATATTGATATCAATTTAAAATTTGATATTAACCCTGTTTTATAAATTATTGATATTATAATCTAATATACTTGAAATACCTAATTTAGGAATTTCAAGTTTTATTAAGGAGTTGTTATTTTTATGAGTAAATATGCTATTGCGGCTGTAGATGCCAATTATGCTATAGGTTATCATGGAGATCTTTTATTTAAGATACCACGTGATATGGAGTTCTTTAAAAATATCACTACAGGATATGCTTTAGTTATGGGTAGAAAGACATTTGATAGTCTAGGTCAAAAACCATTAAAGAATAGACATCATATCGTTATTACTCATGAGCCTGAGAAATATGATAATTTTCATATCAGTAAAGCTGTAGTAGAATTTAGAACTCTAGAGTATGTTAAAGAAGAGTTGAATGATATAGAAGAGAAATATCAAAACATATTCTTCATAGGTGGAGAAAGCATTTATAAAGAATTTCTTGGTGTATGCGATGCTGTATTCTTAACTATATATGAAAAGGAATTTATTCCTGTAGATGCTTATTTTCCTAAAGAGGTTTTTGAGAAGAATTTTAGGCTCGAAAAAGTCATTGAGGAATATAAATATAAAGGTTATCCATGGCATATTACTAAATGGGTAACTGTAAATGCTTAAATATTTTATCAAAAGGAGAATTACTTATCATGCAGCAATTTAATAATTTACAAGAAGGATTAAAGTTCGCATTTAATGGTCATGAATTTCATATTATTAGCTTACCCAATAATCCAAATCCATATTTTATTGGTTTAGAATTAGTACCGATTTTTAATATTAAAGATTCGTCTTATATTACACGGTATTTAAATGATAACGAGTATGTTATAGTAGATTATAGAGAGTTCCCCCCCATTATCTGGGGGGAACCTAATAAATCGACCTTTAGGAGGAAATCCTAATATTTCGTTAATATCTTTAGGTGGAGTGTTTGCTTTGTGTAATAGATTATATAATAGAAATCCTAATGTATCTACATTTGCCGATTATATTAATCATACAATATTACCAATATTATGGAATAATCCTGATTTAGTTCTACAAATTAATCAATTGAAACAACAAATAGATGATCAGCAGCCTAAAGTTAATTTTGCAAATAGTATTATGGATCAATCCGATTATACAATAAGTTTAGGTGAACTGGCTAAATTAATATGGAATGTATCAGATGAGCATCTTGGTAGAAATGAATTAATTAGATTATTAAAATTTGATAATTATTTATTAGAAGACTGCTCACCATCACAGTATAGTATAAATAGCGGCCTAATGATATATATTAACAAAGATAATGTACACCCTACGGCGAGAGTTACTCCTAAGGGACAAATGGTTTTTGTAAATGCATATCATAATATAGCTATTGAGAATATTAGTAGATATATTGATCACGAATCATATATTAGGGCTGCTATAGAACTTAAAGATAAAAATCTTATAAATTATATACAGCATGTCGATTATATATATATGGCCCATTTAATGATAGAATAAGCAATTATTATCAGAAACAACTTTCTATAGCAGGCGTTAATTTAAATCCGAGAAATTTATGTTATAATAGTGTTGGATTTACAGACCATAATCAAAGAAAACAAATGTATGAACTGGTAAATAAAGATACTAATTAATTTTATTATTCGATTTTTAAAGATGGTGATGTTTTGCAATCCGAGTTATGGAATAACATAAATTATCTAGCTAATATATCTTATATTAATAATGCATTTATCTATGAGCTAGATATTAGTAAAGCAAATATTAATGTATTAAAATCTAAAGGAATATTAGATGATAATACATATAATTTTCTTTATAAATTAGAGCATGATATGCGTTATAGATATATTGGTAAGATGATACAAAAGAATCCATCTATACAGAAGATTCTTACTGATGGAATTATCGAAGCTAAGCAATGGTTATTCTCTTCTAATAATATACAAGATTGTGAAGTATTATCAATTAAAAATGATGCTGTATTTATTATTGGAAGAGAGCCTAGATATAAAGAATTTAATGAATTAATTAGATTCATTACTAAGGGAGTTTTTACCGGATTTTATCGTATAGGAAAATTATTAGAATTTTATTATTTTTATAATAAATCTAATAAGCAAGAACAAATTACTATTAAGGGAATAGATGATGATAAATGGTTATCGTTACATAATGATTATATAATTAATTTATTTAAAGACATGTTCTATACTCTACAATGTAATTCTATAGAAGAAGCTATAAATAAATTAAAAATATTTTATTTTAATTATATAAATCTTGAACTTCCAATAGGATTCTATAGAGAATTTGACCCTAATAGTAATTTTAAATTTAAAGATTTTCCATATGTTATTAATGATATAACCGATGAATATAAACCATATCTCGATATATCATGTAACGTTAATCTTATAATTGAGCTACAAAAAATATTATTTAATATATACTTTAATAAGCATAAATAAATCCTGTAGCATAATTATGCTACAGGACTAACTTTTCGAAAGATGGTGATAAGTATGAATCTTAATTTATATGGTTCTATTAAAAATCCTAATTTAGATAAATATTATCTTAGAAATGATATTAATGGATTTATTGAAGACATGAAATCTTCATTAAATAAAACTTCTAAAATGTTTAAAAATATTGATAATATATCCACCCTTGGAATATATACTTCTAATATTTCTAAGAGAAATATACAATATTCAGATAACGCATTGTTGTATATATTTTATTTTAAATTTAATGATGATAATTTAATCAGAAAATATAAAATTAAAATATTAACTGATAATGACGGCAAAAGATATTGGCATGGATATATTTATGGATCGTTTATTGTTAAACAGGATAATTGGATAAACGACGTGCCTAAGAATTACAATAAAATATACTAATATTAATACGAGAGCTATAATAGCTCTCGTATTTATTGTGTAAAAGTTCATTTTTTTAATTGTATAATATATATGTGAATATGAGATAGAAATATCTTATATATCTTATAATTTGGGAGGTCCATTCAATATGGATAAAGGATTTAAAAGCAACGGAAAGTTCGACATTAGGTCGAACAAATATTTCCCCGGTATGTCCGGGGAATGGGAATTTGAGACGGCCGATTCTATGATCGACGTTCTCATAAGTCTCCCGGCCGTAATCAATAATACGGCCATGGGGTTGATGACCACGTTCTTCGAAGCTGAAAAACGTAAAGCAAGACTCGCCGAAAGGCGGGAAGCGGCCTTCGAGCACGAAATGCTCGAAGCTGCAAACAAAAAGATCGCAGCTCTTGAAAAAGAGCTTGCGAAACTCAAAACCGATGCCACCGAAGAAAAGGTGGTCGAGAAGAAGCATGAGTTTCCCGGGTTATTCGAAAAACCAGTGGAAGATAATAAGGAAGTCCTCTACAAATCGTATGAGGGCGAATAAAACCTTCGAGAGGACAGAGCATAATAGCTCTGTCCTCAAGATTGTATTTAAAATTTTTTTATCCGTTCTGTTGAATTATTGATGATGTAGTTGTATTTTGATTACCCTGATTATAATTTAATACGAATGACATCACTGTCATATAAATTCGTTCTGCAATAAATTTACTTATATAATCTGGGTGATACATCATTGCAAGTTTTTTCATTAATGTTGGTGATACTCTACTTGGAACTTCATTAACAAGATAATCTGTAAGTTCCTGCTGGATTCGATCACTAATATAAGGTATTTGCATGCTAGCAATATTCATTATATTATAATAATTTAATGCTTCGACTATAATAAAATCTATATGTGCTAATAGAACTTCCTCATTATAATCATATTCCATAATCATTTTATTTTCATCATTGACTAATTTAAGTCTAACGCATCCACTAATTAACAATGATACATAAAATATACTAATAAAAATCCATACTTCAATTGAAAAAATATAAGAAAATATTGTTTTAAGTATTTCCATAATATTAAAACTCCTATCTATAATATAATTTTAATATCATGTAAATGTAGATTTTTTTAATTGTATATTATATATATGAATATAATTAAGGAGGTGACTAAATTATGAACAAAAACGTGTATTTATTCGAGGTTTCAATCGAGGGGCGCACGGATACTCTTGCGGGATTACTTTCACAGAATCCTAAAAAGATGTTAAAAGGTGTTCCTCATCAGGAATCTTCAATTAAATTGAACGTCAAGTTTCACGGCACTTATGAAGAAATTCAGAGTGTTATGTCGAATATGTTCAATAATGAAGAATAGCCTTCGAGAGGACAGAGCATAACAAGCTCTGTCCTCAAGATTATATTTAAAATTTTTTCTAATAAACCCCATTTAATCCTATCGGAGTGGAAGACCAGTTCATTAATTGTTGTCTTGCTATAGTAAAATTAGGCCAATTAACTTGACCAGAATATTGTTCATTCATTTTAAATTGTAATAACCATCTATATGATATATCCATAGTAAAATATGGATAATAATCTTGCAAGAATAATAATGGATAACCGAATAATTGTTCTATAGGAATAAATGCCGTAGGATTATCATGATATAATTGATGATTGGTGATACTCATCATAATAACACCCATTATATTTTTTCTATGAGCCTCTACGAGTTCTGCTATAACGTCAAATGAATTTGTGTATCCTTTAGTACGTAAATTTTTTTCTGCTATAATTATAGCCGCCTCTTTCAACGTAGGTAAATGATGATGCATTTCTATACTTGCCATGTCAGCATTTATTCCCTTCATTTGTTGATCATAATTTAATCCATAATTATAAAGACTGGCTTTATAATCTTTATAGAATCTAAGTTTTCTAAATTGAGATTCTATATTATATATAAAATGAGAATATTCATCTGCATCCATAGCAGTTTCAGGAGTCTGTCTAAATAAAACAAAATTAGCATCATCTCCCACCATAGGATTCTCTACAGGATATATATTCATAATATTATTCACCTTCTTTTCATTAGACTTTATTTCTTATTATTTTACTTTATTGTTCTCAGATAACGTATTTCGATGTAATTTCGAAAATTTATCCCTAGAGACTAATATGTCTCTAGGGATAATGGGTTTAGAACTTAATCTATATTTTAAGTACAAAGATCTTGAACGCCAACTTTATTTAGCTAATCTCTTTATGTGTAAAGAGAAAGCTAAGGATATAATGGAGAGAATGAAGCTCATTGCAGAGTGCAATGAGCTCTCGAAATTATATCATAAAAAATTGGCTCGTGTTAATGCACGTTAACACGAACTGATTGCGTTAATAAGTTATTCATAAGGCTCCTATGGATTGATTTTCATAGTATCCTTTAGAACCTCACTAATATGTTTTATTTTTTGTAAAATATTATTATTTTTTCTCTTATTTTTGCTTCTTGAGACATTCAAATAATTTTATAGATATATGTTAAAGGAGATGATGAATGAAGTGATAATACCAGAAAAGACTGTAAGCGAAAATCCTTTTATGGATAATATTTTATATTATGCTAAATATCTTACTTTAAATTGTACTGTTAAAGATCAAGAAGAGGCATTAAAATATGAAACTAAAGAATCATTAGAATTAGCTGAAGTTTATATAGCATGTATTGAGAATAGAGCTACATATGATATATATCCTAAAATTCCTAAGGAGATATTAGAAAATTATATAGCTTTATCTACTAATCTCGATTTATATGCTAAAAATCCGGAATGGTTAAAAGCTCACATGGCATCATTTCCGGCTATTAAACGAAATGCTATGATAAATAGATTAAGTAAATTGGCTAGAACTACATATATAGATCATTATGATATGATGACTGGTTATATTAATACTATTGGAACTGACTGGTTAACTGTAAATAAAGATTTATATGATAAGTGTAAGAGGTCTGAAGCTACGTATAAAGATTTATTTGATGTGTTACCGACTCGAACTACACTGAGGATTATAAGAACTTATCTTAATTCTCATGGCTATATGGATCTTGCTATAATATGGGATCCTGAGAGTGAATTAACGTTAGCTGATTTATCTGCATTAGAGAATTCTGTTAATGAACTTGGTGAAAGTGGGCTAGATTTATATTATAATGATAGTGTAAAGAATCTATTATTAGATACTGAATATGTAGCAAGTTCTAAAGATTATAATGCATCTAATAGTACTAACATGAATCAATTCATGGCTTATATTAATTATAGAAATGATAATGATATTAAAACTGAGTTAGCTAATATTTCTAAAGCTATGAGAGATGTATTTATTAGTCATTATGATATGATGAGAGAACGCGCTTATTTTACTTATAAAAATATTAATGACATTGAAGTATCTACTGGTGAACCAGCTTGGATGGGATTTACTTATAATACCGATATATATAATAGATGTAAAACGGGTGAAATTACATTCACAGAATTATGGGAATATTTTCCTGAGTATTCTATTAATGAAGTTTTAAATGAAGTATTTGAACCGAATGATATAGAAGAATACGAATTGACATCAGGACCAGAATATGTTAACCATTATCTTATAAATTATGCTAATAATGTTACTGCTAAACGCAAACAATTAAATCATCTTATGCAAGAGCTTTATATTAATAATTATCAATTATATTATAATAGAGCTGTATATAATGATTGCATAGCAGAGAATCTTAATATATATGATATGTATGAATATTTACCTGTAGAAACTCTTAAAATGATTCTTAATACAGAGATTCCTATAACGACTAATTTAGATGCATATGCTGCATCTAAAATAATGCTCGATTCATATCTTCATACATTACCAGTAGAAGATGCTAATAAGATTAGAGAAGCTATTAATAAAGAAATGATGATATGGTATCCTAAAAATCATGAAGAAAAAAATAATTATTATAGAGCTTTTATGGGATTACCACCATTAGATTCTAATGGAAAAGTAATGGTAGATACTTTATATCATACTTGGCTTGATACTACACAAGAGTTTCAAGAATTTGGCACTACATATACTTCTCAGTGCCCTACGGAGAATTATTCAGCTGCGTATTGGAGACAGCAAATTTATAAATTTGATAATTATTCTATTAATTTACTTAATGAATTAGGATTATTAGATTCATGGGTTACTAATGGGTGTAATAGCAATAATAATCAACTAAGATATAGATATCTCAAATACTTAGGTGATAATAAGCTCGATTTGTATACTTGCCGTAAGTCTATGAATTTCAGCCTCATAGGAATCCCTTCTATAGATGATGCAGATATTAAGAATAAATTTTTAGATATATTTGCTAACTGTAGAGATTATATTATAAGATGTGTATATGATGAAGCTTATAGATATCAGAGCGATTACTATAATAAATTCATTATTATTTTTTTATTAATGAATGTAGTCATGGATATGTGTGGTTCTATACCTGATTATATTATTAATAGAGATGCTTTCGACTCTAGATGTATAATGTATTATTTCGAAGCTGCTGGAATTCCATATTATGATGAAATTCCTATAAAATATCAAAGAGCTATGTTAAAAAATCTTAATCTTCTCATTAAATATAAATCTAGTACTAAGAATATGGTCGATATCTGTAATTTATTTGGATTTTCTGATGTTAAAGTATATTGGTATTATATGATGAAGACACAAGAGAAAGATGAAGATGGTAATTATCTTATTTATGAGCCTTCGAATGAAATAAATTATGCTTTAGAAGATGTTTATGTACTTTATAAAAATGGTTCTATTAAAGATATCTCCGAAAGGTCTTTCTCTAAACTATCTGAATATCCATATTATATAGAAGATTATTATACAAAGCAAATTAATGTAGTAAATTCTGATGGTTCTACTAGCGTTAAGAGAATAATTAATAATGATAGAGAAGATTTATTTGTCTATGATAAAAATCTCGATCAGATGATACCATTAAAAGATTCTACATATTTCTCTACAGTTAAAGCTAATACTAAAGCAGTTACATTAAAGTTTGTAAAGATTCCTATATTTGATAAATTGACTGGGTATAAGAATGAAGAAGACTACATATTATCATATGATGATTTAGCATATGAAGAAACTTGGGATGGCGGATTATCGCATGAAAAGATCAAACAGAGTATTATGGATTATAGATTTAATGCTGTTAAAACTAAATATATATCTGTAGATTCTGTTGCTAATTTAACCACTATGGCATTTGAGACTTCATATTTTTATAATATGCTATTTGATAAATTATACTCGGAAGATTTATTAAAATTAAATATTAATTTTATTAAGAGCGGTCATTCATTTAAATTAACTGATATTATATTCTTTATGTTTGCCATGATGTATTATTACTCTGGGTTAGAAGATAAAATCATGTACTCTCCCACTCAAATACTTTATATGAAAGGCTATGCTTTCACTGATGCTGTTAATGAAATATTTAATGATGAACGCTATTTTGCTCAAAAAGATGAGAATGGTTATGCTTTAACTGGAGATAATAAATATGAAGTATTTAATGTTAATACTGAAATAGCCGCTAGGAATTATAATTATAAAGAAACCTTCAATAATCAAGGATATAAGATTAAATCATTTAATCTTGATGCTGATATTGATGCTCTAGAAGAATGGCTACAAAATAATTGGAATATGACTCTAAATGATTTTGTAGTATCTACTGATAAAGATGAATGGGGTAAGATTTTAACAGTAATGCATTATTACTCGCTTAATAATTCTTATTATCAGAAGAATATTTTCTCTGGTAATATGACTCCTTTACAGTATAATAATATTATAAAATATGCTTATAATTATTCATTAATAAATAAACAAAAAATATATGACATTAATGAAATTTCTCATAGTTATATACCTGAGATGAGTATAGAAGATAATTCTAGTGCTTATGGTTATATTACTGATATTGTGGCATTAGTATCTAAGTCTAATGCTTATTATACATATGATGAGTTATTAGATAAAATTAAACGTTTCGGTAATTATAATCAATTAAAGAATTATGCTTATATATTAGAAAATATATTCTCTATAGATGATGCTTCTCAAATAGAAGAATTGATATCGACTATAAAGACAGTGTATTATGATATGATTATAGAAGACCCTTCACAGGAAATTTATATATTAGATAATAATACATATGCTACAAGATATGAAGATTCTATTAAAGTTGAAAGATTAGCATTATATAATAAATATATCAAGAAAAACAAAAATTATGAATTAGCCAATAATCAATATTATATTTATGATAAAGAAAAAGATAAATATAATATACTAATTTCTGGATATATTTATGTAAGAGATTCTAATGGTATTTTTACATTTGCTGTAGATAATGTATTTACTGCGGATAAGTATGATAATATGACAGAAATCGATTATGATAAATATACTGTATACGATGCCGAAGTTAATGCTAGAGTATTAAATATGGGAAATTATTATATTAAAGATAGTAATGGAATTTGGATATTAGATCCCGAGAATTGTTATGTTTATATTAAAATTGGCGATGAAGATTATCAATATATCTTATTAAAAGATATAGATAATTATGTTAATAATCAAACTATAGATACTAACGATTGTTATATTCAGACAGATGATGGTAAATTTGTATTATTTGCTTATACTGATTTCTATGTAAGAACCCACAAAGGAAATGCTGAATATAATGAAATGGTCTATGAAGAGAAACCATTATATGTTAAAGTAGATTATGAAACCGATATCGTAGATCCTGATGATAATACTATATATTATAGATTATTATCTGATGTGTATAAGGATTATAATATTACTGTTAATACTAGTATATTATATGTTAAAGATAGCTATGGTAATTATCTACCAGAGACTAGCATATTATCTCCATTTAATACATGGTTTTATGATGAAATCGATGATGATTACCATCTTATCGTAGATAGTCAATTTAATTATAGACAATATGAAAATCCATTAAACGTTCTTTATCTTCTTATAAAACAGAATAATCATGATTATTATAAATATACTTATGAGAAAGCAACTAAGAATTATATATTATTAGAAGATAGTGAGAACCGTTATATATATGATAGTGATGATAAAAATATCATAGTCTTTAATAATAATTATTCTTATAAAGATACTAATAAACTCATCGTAGTTTTAAATTTAGCATATACTCCTGAGATGACTTATTCGATGGATAGTGGTAGCGCAGATGATACTCAGACTACGAAAAGTGGTTATATATTAAATGATTCTAAAATATTTGATCCGTCATTAACTGATGGCGTGTGGGATGAAAATGATTGGTATTATACTGATGATAGTAGTGATTCTGAAACTATTACTAGAATGAATAATGAGAATATATGGTATTATAAGAATCCTAATAATAGTATAGACCCTAACAAAGATGCGGATAGTATGGTGGATGATGATAATAAGATTAGTGTATCATCATTAGCCACAGGATTTTATATTAATTCTAATAATTTTATCGGCACTAATGAACTTGTTAAGGGAGATACTTACTACTTTAGTTGTGATATTCTTACTAACTTTGATGGTGAGATGCAAATATACTGTACATATGACAGCAGTGTATCGTCAACTAGAGATAGATTATATGATATTACTAATGGTTTAACATTACATATTAATCAGGAATTTACTTCATTATATAATGGTAAACCACAAATCAAAGTTGTTAAAGTAATATCAGAAGATTCTAGTGTTAAAGTCGGAGATTTTATAGAGATAAGTAATGTAAAGTTTATTAAAGCCTATTCAGAAGAATATATTCCTGTGGATTTAGCAAGTGTAGATGATCTTATCAAAATATATAAGACTAATACTGCAATATATAAGTGGTTAAAGATGCAAATTAGAACCACTCATAATAAAAAATATTATGATATTTATACTAAGATGTATGAGAGTCTTATGATAAGTGATTATAATAGAGACATGTTTAAACTATCTGATAATACATATGCTTTAACATTTACTGAATTCTTAAAAACTAGAGACTCTATATTATATGAAATTCTAATTAAACTTAAGAATATGGATACTCCGGCTATGAAGAATGCTATTAATGAATATATAATAGAGATAATATATGTATTAACCGAATATTTATCCTCTGCGGATTTGTCTCAAATATATTCATTCTTACCCGGAGGAAGTATAACATTCATACAGCAATATCTCATTAAAATTATAAATTGGTTTAAATCATGGAAAGTTCAAATGCTAGGAACTAATGTTATATATAAAATGGGAACTCCAAGTACAGTAAATATCTATGATGAATTGAATTCTGATGATGATGCTGATGAATATACATTACACTTTATAGATGATTTACATTGTTATGAGATAGTAAATTTCTATTTTAAGGAAACTTATTTTAAAGATAATATTAAAATAGATCCATTAGATGGAGTATCACCTGATGGAACTCCATATGCTGATAAATATGATCTTGAGGGCGATTATCATTGGAGTGATAAATTAGAGTTTAGACATAGACTTCGCATTATGATAGATAATGAGAATAAAATAGAGTATACTGATAATGAGTCTAATCTAAGATTAAATCTCAATGATGATTCTACTAACGTTAAAGTTGTAGACGGTCATAAACTCATAGTAAATACTATAAATGGTGATGAGTTCTTAATAAGTGATAAGAATAATCTTATATTAAAATCCGATGAAGATCCTGAAGATGTATTTACAGCACAGATTTTAGATGAAATAAATCTTATGTCTGGAGATTATATAGAGTTTTCAGATATTGAAGACGATGAAGATGATATAGTAGAATATAAATGAAAGGAGAATTAAAATGGGAAGGTTAAAACAAAAAACTTTATATATTAAAGATGGTTTAAGAAGTACCGAGCATCTTAATATTCGTGGCGGAGATTATCTCTGGTCAAAAATAGAAGCTTTTGATGATGCATCCGGAGAACCATTCTTTGAACCTATACATAATAGAACTGTAATAGCTGGCGCTGCAATATCTTTACAGAAAATGTTTAGTCTTAATAGATCATGTTTAAATAATACGCCTACATATGATAGTGTGTTAGAGCTTGATGATGCTGCTTCTGATACCGATTATCCAGCAGTAAATATTCTTAATAATGAAAGAGTTATTATCGGATCAATACCAGATGAAACTCAAAGATGTATCAGAGGATTTTGTATTGGTAATGGTGGTTCTGGCACAGATCCGGCAAGCCCATTCCATGAAAATTATGCTGCATGGATTGCTCCTGACAATTTAGTTCCATTTAGATATGTATTACAATCAGCAGATAATATAGATGAAAATATCTACAAAGGTAGAAAAACTATTACATTATCTAATAATCAAGTGAGATCCGCATATTATTTTAAAGAGTTTTCTAATACACCGGAATTAGTACAAAACTACATATCCACAGTACAATCATATGATGATTTAATTACACCTAACAATGTATATGCATCATCTAAGGGAGCAGATAAAGCTCAATCATTTGTTGAACTTCATCTTAAAGTATCTGCTTCTGATTGTAGAGAATATTTTATTACTCATTCAGGATTAGAACAAGCTAAAATAAATCAAATATCATTAGTCACAGCATGGACTAAGACTATAAGTAGAGCTAAATATGATAGTTCTACTGGAATGAATCAAAATCATACATATGAAGTTTATCAACAGATTCGTCCATTTAGTTTATGTAATTTCCCACAGATAATACTCGATAATGATAAAGTAGTCTCAATTATATATACTTTATATTGTTAGAATTTATGCACGAGAGCTATTACAGCTCTCGTGATTTTTATCCAAAAAATTAAGTCTTATACCAAATTTTAATTGTATTATATAAGCAGTAATATGATAAGATATTACTAAAATTTATATATTATAAGAAGGTAAATTAAAATAGATAGTCATTTTAATTACTTGTTTAACAATAAGCACAATTTACATTATCAATTTGATAATCGCGGTTATGCTTGGTTTTATGCGGATGAAATCGCTTGGTATTTAGGTTATTCACGTTCTAGGGATATGATTCGAATGGCTCCTGATTCATATATTGTTTTAGATATTAATAATCCAGTGGTATTACAATATGGACTAGATATGAATCAGACACTTTCAGAAACACTGAGCGCACTTAGTGCGCTCAGTCCAAATCAAGAGCACAGATCGCAGATTACAATTATTCATGAATCAGGGATATATTTAATAGCTATGAATGCAAAGGCGAATAGACCAGAAGTAGAAGAGTTTAAGAATTGGGTTGTTTATGAGTTATTACCGAGCATTAGAAGATACGGTGCTTATCTATCTCCAGATATTAGAGATAAGTTACAGCAGGATCCTAACTATATTAATATTATTATATCACAGAATTTTAAATTAGAACAAGATCTTGCTAATCTTAGGCAAACGAATAAGATGAATTTTGATGGCAGAATCGAAGCACAAGTTCAGAATATGAATTTACGTAAAGAAAATAAAGAGCTTAAAGAATATAAAGTTAATAACGAACCATATAATAATATAGGCAAAGCTTTTTATCAAGATGAAACCCATATATCTATAAACGAATTAGCTAAAATAATTTCTAATAAATTAAATAAATCTATTGGCGAACATGAACTTCGAATTTTATTAAGAGCTAACGGATATTTAATGAAGATTGATGGTAGAAATATTCCTACTCAGTATAGTATTACTAATAATTTATTAAAAGTAACATTTAGCGCAATAGATCATAAGACAGTTGTTGTTGTAACTCCTAAAGGAGTTGACTATTTTATAACTTGGATAAGTAATATTATAGCATAAGAAAATAAATTTGAATATATATTTTTTAATAATATAATATTTCTAATTTAAACCTTTTAGGATAGATGGAAATTCCATCTATCCTAGATTGCATTAATTTCTTTTTTATATTAAATATAATTTTATTTCATCATCATGTGTAAAACTAGAATCGCTTTTAAATTCTATGTTCCATAGGTTATTATCTCCATAAGTTTCAAGGCAGTCTATATAATCCATTCCAGTTTGTTTTGATATAGCTTTTAATATTTTTCTATATTTTAATCCGCCTATGGATACTATAGCTAAACTTGCTCCTGCGGGGATTTTCATAGTGACTATTTTAAGATATTTATAGTATTCTTTATCACTATCATTTATATTAAGATTTATAATATTTCTTAATATATCAGTGAGTTTACTACCTTTGTCGATATATATATCATTACCATCATCAGACATTACATTTCTTCCTAAGGAGAGTCTATCTAATATGTCAAATACTAATTCTCGTTCTGTTATTTTATCTAATTCGCTATTAAATTCATATGCCATATTTTATTTCATCTCCTTTAGAATGATATATATTCTGATTCAAATATTATTTTTTCTTTTGCTTGAGTTCGTATAAATAAAGTTATAGTCTCTGTAGAAAAGTTAATGCTATAATCCATATCTTTAAATAATCTAACACCATTTCTGTATACTTTAATTAATGAAGATTCTGAATAGTTTAAATCTTTAAATGATATTACATTCTCCGCATCAACACAATAATGTATATATCTTGAATTATTTAACTTAATATCTGTAGCATTTAAAGCTATTGCTTCTTCTTGATTTACTAAGAATCTAACTAATTTATTAGCTCCGATAACCTGAGGTAATTCTACATCATATCTTGTAGTAATAGCTCTTTTAGTAATTTCATCTTGCATGCTAATAACAGATAGTGTTAATTTTTTATTTTTACTATTTTGGGTTATTACTGATATTAATATATAATGACCTGATAATATTATTTCATCATTGATAGTATTAACTGTAATCATAGATGGAGAATCGGGTGATAAATCTTTAGTATAAATTGCTTTACTTCCTTTGTTGAGCATCATATCATAAGTTGCTTCATAGAGATTATGAACTGCTTTAGATGTGGCTATAGAACTAGAATCATTAAGAGTATAACTATCAGAATATCGTTCTAATTTTTCTACTGGTAATGTATGTGATGCTAAGATGTGACCATCTATAGCTTCGAATTGTTTACCATCTATACTCGGGGTATTAAATATAAATAATATATCTATACGTCTACCTATCTCAAATGTATCAGTAAAGAAGTTTATTGTGCATCCATAAATTTTCCCATCATCAGATTTATTTTCACTTATACTATAACGAGTCTTATCAATCACTGTAGTTCCAATATATAATTGCATGAAGTTACCACCATCTCTATAGTCAGGAAATGGATAAGTAATTTCAAATGAAGATTGATCCTGATATGATACTTTAATATAATCACTAGCAAATCCTACACGAGTGGAATTATCTAATCTGCTTTGTAATGTATTACCATTAGTATCATATATAGCATCTGCTCTCGTCACAGGAAATATATATTCTCCATTAATATCTTTAAGTAATGCTACTTTATTATTATCAATAGTTATTTTTTCTTTATCTCTATTAATATCAAATCCTTCTGGATTATCTATATGAATAAATCTACGATAAATATAATTTATAGCTTCATAGATAGATAAAGGCTTATCTATCCCATCTATATCTACATATATTTCTTTACCAGCAAATGCTTCATTTATCATTATCTGAGTAAGATCATGGATAACACTTCTATCAACAGCATCGCTAATATATAAGTGGAATGTGGGTTTTTCATCAGGATTATCTCTATAAGAATCTACCATTAATTCTTTAGTATGAACCTTAGATTTATTTTGATACTGTAATGGCCTTATAGGAATTCTACCCATATCAAATTCATCTTGTAATGAACTCATTTATTTCGACCTCCTTAGATGTTATAATTTTTATTATGATGTCTTCCAGGCCCTATTTTAAGCATCGGGTTCGCTCCATTTTATTTTTTTATCTAGAGCTCTTATTTCACATTACATTAATATTATTTCAAAGAAGGTGGATAATAATGAAAATTTTTAATAAAATTCAGCATTATTTTAAAAAAAAGAAATTAACTGCAATAGAATATAAAAGATTGCAAGATCAAGAACAACTAGAAGAATATAATATTCGAGAAGAGAAATATAATGACATGCTTCGAGATGAGTCTCAGAAGCAACAGTTTTTAAATAAAATGTATAATATAAAGAAAAATACTTATACTAAAAAGATGGTTACTGCTATATTGGCTATATCTATTATAGATATTCAGTTATCATATGTTTTAGCATTTTTCGATAAAGGACAAATTGTAGATAGTCTTAGTAATCAGCTCTGTATTACAATTCTTGGGGTATCATTTGCTTATATGATAAGAGCATATTTTGATTCTAGAGCAGAACATAAAAATCTTGATAATTCTATTAAGGATGAATTACAAAATAATTTAGCAAATAAAATTACTAATATATTTGAATCTGCTGGTATAAATATAGATGTAGATAAATTTTTATCTAGTGATAATGATGAAAAATCATCTTCTAATTTCCATTTAGATATTAATAATGAAGAACCAGCAAACGATAATTAAATTTTTAATACTCTACGTACATAAGTGTAATAAAAATTAATATATTTTTGGAGGTTTATAATGAGTGCTATTATTATATCATTTGGAACACAGATTGTTGTATTTGGATTTTTATTTCTTTTTGCTAAATATGCATTGCCTAAGACGGGAATAGATTCTGTAGAGAAACTAGATAAAGCTGCTGCTGAATATGAATTTATATTTGATTATGCTTCTAGTTTTACTGCATGGGCAAAAGAGTTTATGCCTAAATCTACTGGTGAAGAAAAAATGGGTGCTGTAGTAAATAAATTATCTGTTCTAACAGAAAAATTTAATATTGATATGGATAGATCTATATTAATGGCTATAACACAAAATGCTTATAATGTAATGAAAGCTGGATTAGCATCTAATGAATCTAGTAAAGCTTTAAATAACATGCTCGATATATATAATCAAAATAATATAAATACTAATTTAGTAAATATGAATCCAGAGGTTACAGAATAATGAAAAATCCTAAACTTGAAACTCATAATGTGCAGAACATGAGTCTTAATTATTCTATTGATGTTGTACCCGATAATAAATATTTTGATTTCTTTATTAAGATGGCTCATTATTATGCTGCGTATGTGCATAATAAATTTCCTAATTTAGATGATAAAAATAAGATAAATCATATTTATTTTTTCCTATTAAATGCTACTAGTGATTATAAATTAACTTACGGTGATTGTCTTCTCAAAGGCTTAGCAATAGATTCTTTTTATACTTATTTAAACGAATGGGAAGAAGAAAATCCATTAGATAATATATATAATGAGGATAATGATTATTATAAATCTATACCAATAGAAGAAAATTGTATCGCTGTTAATGCACATAAAATAGATCTCTAAATATAATATCTCTGCACTCATATGTGCAGAGATACATATGTCCGAAGACATTCGAATAATTATAATAAAAAAATAATAAGGGGGTAAGAATTTTGGAAATTTATAGAGATATTCCTGTTGGATTTCATAGAGTAAATAAAATCCCTCTAGATGATAGTTTAATAATAACTAATGGTACTGAAGGGTTATTTAATTATATAGATAATGGGACTGCATATCTTGGACAGAGATTGTTAGTACAATATAAAGATAAACAAGATAGGCTATTATATGAAGTTAATGTAATACTTAAAAGTTATAATAATAATTTAATTCCTATGATAGAATGGCCTATAGGATTTGAACCGATAATAAAAACTTATGACGGTGATAAATATATGATGATATATTACTATAATAATGGTAGTATATATACTGATAAAATATATATTAAACTTGATGACCCTAAGAGCTGGTCTATGATATTAATAGCAGGAATTTTTGCCGGTGATAATATAAATATTAATTATTTATTAGAAACTAAAAACAATAGTTATTTATTTACTCAAAATGATATTTCATTATATTCTAAAGAATATAATGATAGTATAGTAGATGCCATCTACGATATCGATAATAGTAAATATTATAAAATTACATCTAATATGAATATTGGTATTATGCCTAAAGTTAATGATACCCCGTTAACTAAACTTTGGGTTAAAGCTAATGAATATTCTGAACTTCTCAAGAGGTGATTCTTATGAGTGAATGGAATTTAGGTCCTTATAGAATGAGACCTCGAGGAAATTATGATCCTTCGGAAGAATATATTTATATGGATATAGTTTCATATAACGGAGGTTCTTATATATGTAAAAATCTTGATACTATAGATGGAGTTTCATGTATTGGCATTCTCCCCGAAGGCGAAGCTAATTCTGAATTATATTGGCAGGCTTTAGCAAAACAAGGCTCTAAAGGTCAAGCTGCCGACATATACACTCCATATGCTGTAATACAAAATGGTGTATGGAATTATGATATTACAGATAAAATATTTATCCCTTATGAAGCGCCTAATAGTATTAATATTAATAATGCTTATGATGGATGTTGCGGTATTATTATTACTAAGAAAGATCTTGTATTACCCGTTAATTCTATGAAGAGCACTGATTATAATTTTATAGAGTTATTATCATCTACTGATTACTATTTTTATACATTTACTTATAGTAACCTTGGTGGTGGTGAATATATGTTCATCTGGCATAGGTCGGTGATAACAAAATGATCTATAAACTGGATGGAATTCAATCAATACATAGGCATAATCATACACAATTCTCTAGAGTTGCCCATGCATCAATATATGAATTTAATAAAATTAAAGAGTTATTATATGATAATAATTTAGATTATAATGAGTATTATGATTTATTTCCCGGGTTATATAAAGTAAATATTAATGGAAAATATTATGCTTTTATATTACATGAATCATTAACTAAAGATGATAGATTAATCATTAAGAATCAATATAATATATTTTCTATTGATAGTGTTAATAGAAATAATATTATAGTATATAATTTATATGATGGTTTACCGTTAGGTAAATACGGTCATATTTTATATAATACTGCTAATGATTATTTAGATGCCCTTATGGTAGATGGTAAAACCGAATATGTAGAACCATTAAATTTTAATAACCCTGGGAGTATTAAACATCTTACTGAATTAAATATTAGAATACGAGATAAAGATGGTAATATTAGTGATCAAGAATTTATATTAAAAACTAATTTAAAATCCATAGGCTCTAATATTTATGATAAGAAGAATTATATATGTGATACTCTATATTTAGATTCCTATCAGGAAAAAGCATTATATGAATTTAAGTTAGGAAGTTTTAATGTAACCGAATATTCATTATTTGAAACTATAGAAGAAAATGATGATTTTATAGTATTATTTTTAGAAAATAAAAATATTAAACTTAATTCTCATTTAGCATCTAATTATTTTAAAGTAGTAGACTCTATGGATTTTTTCTATAATCATGATAGTAATATATCTTGTATTGCTCCGGGTATTAATAGACAAGGAGTATATTTTAAAATATATAAAAATGATTATGGTGAGAATATGATGGAGTTTAAGCATAAACTTTCTAATATGAATGATAGAATAGAGATAGTATATGAATATCCTATAGCGGTGTATATGCATATATTATTAGATAATTATAAGATTCCTGTGAAATTTGGAAGTAGTAATATTATTATAACTCCATTTAATAAACGAGAAGAACTTGATAATATTTATGATGATAATATAGAGTTTGATAATACTAAAGCTTATATTAATAATACTGAATATTGGGATAATATTTATGTATCTGCTAATATTAATCTTCGTAGTATATTTTTCTATAAACGTTTAAATATACCTGAGAGGAGTTGATTTATATGGGAATGCTAAATGATGTATCTATATATGGATCATTAAATGTTAAAGATAAAATTACTATCACCGAAGATGATATTGATTTTGTATTTAATAACAATGATAATATCTTTTTTGGCGACGAGGCTTATAATTTAAAGATTCAAAGTAAAAAATTTGAAGTGGACTCTAAAGATGATGTTAAAATTTATACTGATAAAGATTATGAACTAATATCTGAACAAGATATAAATTTAACAACCGATAATATAATAAATCTCAATAGTAATAGAATAAAATTACGTAACTCTAGAACAATATATGGAACTCAAGATCCTAATGATATGGATTTATCTGATATTGATGAGGGGACTTTATATTTTAGAGTTCTTAATGATTAGGTAGGTGAATTAACATGCCTAAACCTAAAGAATATATTATAGATGAGAAATATCCATTCATTAGGATTAATGAAGAATATGAATTCGAAAAAACTGATGATTTAAAAGTTAAAGTATCTTATATTGCAACTGGAGAGACAGCAACTGTTAAAGTATCTATGGATAATGTAAATTATAATTATTGGGCACACTCTGATTATAATATAGAAACTTTAACTGATAGATATAAATCTCGTATTGCTATATGGTTGGATGAATCTAATATATGGTATCCTAAGAAAGATGAATCTATTAAATTTGAAAATCTTCGTTGTGGAGCTACATATAAACTCAATATAGGCTATATGTTAGTTGATGGAACTTATATTACAGATGCTATTTATATTCAGACATGGAAACTTAATATTATATTAACAGAAATTCATTCTAGGCATGTAATATGTGAATTATCTTCTAATTATCCTGGTAGGTATGAATGGTGGTCTGACCAAGATTCTACGAAAAGAACAACTCAAAATGGTTTGACTAAGATTAATATATCTGAGTTTGTAGACCATCGAGATTTTATTACTATATATGCAAGAATATTAGGTATGGATGATACTAGAAGTGCAGAAGAAAAAATATATATTCCGTTATTATATGAAAATTCGGAAATTAATATTTCTGGAACTTCTATTATAATTAAACCTAAGATTAATACTGAATATACTGATAATGAAATATCTTGGGCTGTTAGTATAGAAGAAGAAAACATTTATAATGAATATAAATTAAGTCAGAATGTGGCTTTTATAAGTAATCTTAAACCTGCCACTCATTATGAACTAAAAGTTATAATAAAATATAAATCTCCAGAACAGGGAATTTTATCTGATTATGAAGATGTGTATTTATATAAAATTACTACATATGGAGCCCATGTAATTGATGAAATAGATAAAAAAATAAATTCATTTAAATTACAACTGGCTGAGACTATTGCTGAATGCTATCAAGCTATAGATGTTTTTAATATTAATCCATTTTATCATAAAAACTATAACGTTTTCGTAGTTAAAAAAGATGATAATGGTAATTATGACACTTCTAATCATACTGGTAAAGTTATTATAGACCAAAATGATGAAACTGTAGAAGTTTTAAATTTAGAATATAATACTGAATATAGAGTATACATATATCTTGATGAAGTTAAGAATTTTATAAATTATAATAATGATACTTTTATATATTATGATATTCATACTTTAGATATTGTAAAATGTGGAGAGTTTGAATGTAATGTAACAGCAAAATCATGCACTATAACACCAATAATTGAAGCATGGAATGGTAGCAGTGAGCTTTATATTAAAACAAAATTTTATTGTGAAGAATTAAATGATATTCAAGCTATTGATACTATATTATTTAAGAATGATATTCATAATATATTTATAGATACATTAAAATCTGGTTATAAATATCAAATAACTTTTGAAGCTTATGATAACTATAGAAATGAAATATCTATAAACCCATTAGAGATTACTACTTATGGAGTGCATGTAGAATTCGAAGATGAATGGATTCATACTAAATATGTAGATTATATTAGATTTAGGTTCATCGAAGGTATGAAATCGGCTACGGTAAAACAACGAGCTGGATTAGCATCTAGTTGTAGATGGTGGATATCAAGCGATCCAAATGATAGCGAGAGTATTATTTTCGGTCCTTATGATTTAAATTTATCTATAGAAAATCCATTTGATTATCTTATGGGTAAGAAAGAATATATATTTTTACCTAATAAGACTTATTATATGTATACTATGATAAATGGTATCACTCTTAATGGGATTAATGATAGTATTATATGTTATCCGTTTACTACGAAAAATTGTATTAGTAATATAAATTATAGTACTAATATTTCTGGAACTACGATAAATTTACATCTTGATTATATCGAGCCTAAGATAAAAGATTATGAATATAATCTTAATATAAAATTATATGATAGTAATAATATAGAGATAGCTAATGCTGATATTAGTTCATTACAAGATATATTATTTACTAAGTTAATTAATGGAGGAAAGTATAGAATTGCTATCACGGGTTATGATTCTGAGGATAATACTACTTCTAATTATATTACTATAAATGGAGATAATATATTTTATGTAGAAACTTATAAATTATTATTTTCTAATCTAGAATCATCCACTAGAGCAATTAGATGGACAACTGCTAGCAATCTTCCATTACCAGAAGATAGTAAAATAGAATCTATAATACAATATAATGATAATGATTTTAAAGATAATTGGTTGTACAACTACAAGATAGATATAAATAAACAAACTACATTAGATAAGATTAATCATGATACTACAGTAGATATTGCTCTTAGGGTTAATAATATTGTAGATGAAAATGGAAATCTTGATATCATATTATACTCTAAAGGAATTAGAACTAGAAAATTATCTGTAGAAATTAAAGATGCTACATTTGATGCTAATAATGCTAAATTAAAATATGATATTTATTCTAATTCTACTAAGATAAATAAGGATCCGATAGTCTTATCAAATATTAGAGTATTAAAAGATAAATCATATGCATGGGAATATGAAAATGAAGATAGTGAAAAGATTCAAGCTATAGAAGTTAATGATACTACAATAAATTTTACTGATTTAAAACTTGATACCACATATAATTTCATTATAGCAGCTACAGATGAATATAATACAGTCTTCTCAGATTCATATATTAATAATACAGTTCCACACGTTGTGTATATTTATAATAGAATAAAACAAATGTATGAGAAAGCCATCCCGTACTTATTCCATAATGGAAGATTTGTTAAGACTAGTATATATATTTATCATAACAACAAGTGGCACGAAACATATTAATCTCTGAAAGGACTGATGAAAATGAATACAAGTGTATCAATTGCATTAAGTAGAACAGAATTTTATATTATAAGTTTCTTACCAGTAATACTCCTAATGGGTGTAATTATCTGGTTATTTTGGGCTATTAAACGTAATAATAAATTTATTAATACATTAATAAAAACTCAGAATAAATTATTAGACTCATTTAAAACAGACATAGTACAATACAATGAGAAACTTATGGGTCAATTTTTAAAAGAAAGCATAATGTCTAGTGAAAATCGTAGCCACGTATATTGTTATGATGATCTTTATAATTTATTTAAGAAAATTAAAGATATTAGTAATACGGATCTCCATGATAGCATGTTCACAACTAAAGCTGTAAGAATTGCTATATATTTATTCCATAATGGAAGTAAGACTCCTAATGGATTTAGTTTCTTAAAGTTGAGTTGCATTGGAGAACGAATTCAATCAGGATCGGGTATTAAAGAGCAAATATTATTTCATTCTAATATCATGGTTAATATATATGATAGCATATATGATGAATTGTTTAATAATGGCAGAGCATTAATTATTAATAATAGCGAAGAAGAGCCAGATGATACAATATTTATATCGTCAATGACAAAAACTAAATACACACAAATAGTATGTATATATGATAATAACAATAATGTAGTCGGATTCATATTAGCAGAATTTAATCATGAATATAATAAGAATGTGGCTGACGATGAATACAATAAGATTAAAGAATTGTGTGATAAAATGACTCCTGTGTTATCATTTACTGATTACGCAAATTTAACTTTAGCTTTAAATAAAGATGATGAAAATAAATAATATTATTATATACTAGCGATGACTTAAATGTCATCGCTATAGTTTTATAACTTCTAACACATTTTATTAATACTGGAGATGATAAAATGAGTAAAATATATAAAATAAAATTACCAAATCAAAATATGCCTGCGGAGATTGCGGATATAGATTATATAAATCAAAAATTTGATTCTCTTAAAAATATTATACGTGAATTCATGATAAACTTAAAAGTCGTAGAAAATTCTTTTAATATAGATATAGACTCTATTATGAAAATACATAGTATGAAAACACAATCAGAAGTAAATGAAATCGATTTATCTAGAGAAAAAATTAAACCCGAAGATATAAATCAAGATTCTTCTCATAGAATGTTAACGGATGCGCAGATTCTATTATTTAAAAATAAACCAACCTTACAAGAAGTTGATGATAGGGTAGCTTCTATAGCAGAAGAATTAAAAATTGCTATTGAGAAAATGTTTTCTGATGTACTTAATTTGCCAGAAGCATTATCTAAACTTCAACAAATAGCAGAATTATTTGCTAATAGTCCTTTAAATACTGAAGATGGTATAAAACGTATATTAGATGATTTTATAGAATTAAAAGAAGAATTACAAGAGCATATAGAATCTGGTAAGCATCTTAATAATAATGAACGTAAAGCTTTAAATCTCACAACAGATTTAGTTAATAATGGTATGCTTGATAAAGTATGTGCTGGTATTGTTCCTCATTCTGAAACTTCTGATAATGCTAAAACTTTAAATGGTATTACTATGGATGATATTCGTGGTAGACATTTAGAAGAAATTATTTATGGAATTCAGCCATACGATAAATCTTTAGTAGATGTATTATTTGATAAATCATCAATATTAGATGATAAATTTAATAGTACTCTACCTCAGAGGGGTATTATTGGATTTAAACCTGGAGTTTATGATTATTTTAATACATTTAATATTAAATCTGAAACCGATCTTATAGTTAATGGAAACGGATGTAATTCTACTATAATTGTAGCCGATAATGTATTAACTCGAAATAATCAAATTAGAGATTGCTCTTTTAGGGGTAATAAAATTAAACCGTGTCAAATACATATATGTGATAATACCGCATTTAATAATTGTACTTTTACTGATTGCGAAATAGATATTATTGCAGAAACTAATGTGAGATTCACTAATTGTACATTTATATCGACTAGAAAATTTAATATAGCTAAAACTACTGGTAATATTATTATTACTAATAATACATTTGATTTAAATTCTAAGGTTCCTAAATCTGTTGGTATTACTAATAGAATAATTAAAGATAATTTTACTTCATATTAAAATACACTAGAGCACTAATATGTGCTATAGTATAAAAGTCTCGGTTTTTAATTATATAATATATAAGTGACCATAGAAGAAAAATAAATCAAAAGGAGGTATATTTCTATGGAAATTGAAAGAAAATATTTATTTTTTATCTTATCTGGTGACATCCTAATAATTTAAATCGATTTAAGAAAGGAGATTTATTAATGCATGATTATAGACTTGGTAAAATTATAAATCCAAGAGAAGCTAAAATGAGAATAGTAGATCCTAGAGAAATATTTCCTGATAAGAGACCAAGGTTATTATTAACTAGTGTAACACTGCCCTCACAATATAATAGTTACGCCGTATGCACAGAATTTGCTAAAGAATGGTTTTTAGAAAAATACCCACAACAATATTTTAATTCTGTTTATATGGATGGGAGTAAATCATTTGATCAATTTAGACAGTTCTCTCAAATAAATCAACAGCTAAGAAGAACCAATCCATTATTAGCAATAACTCCATCTATAGATCTTCAACATAATAGAGATTTTGTAGATACTAATATGGAATTGACTGGTCATCTTAGACGTACACGAATGGAAGGAGTTTTCTTTTCAGATTATGATGATCCTGAGAGGGCTGTTCATTTAGCTATACAGTTTAAGACTATAAAAATGAATTTTATTTATAAGATGAGATTAGATACTAAAGCAGAGATGTTAGATGAAATTGAACGTATAAAATATAAACATCGTGCTGGTATGACTGAAACTAGAGATTTACCATTAGAAATTCATGTCCCTAGGAAGATTATTTGTCAAATAGCATTTGATCATAATATGTTAAAAGATGATTATAGTGATATTAAAGATCCGGATGAGATGTTAAGATATCTTAATTCCCATTCACTATTACCATTTATATATAAACGTCGTAATGCCACAGGAACATATGAATTCTTTATTAGAGTAGAAAATTGCACTGCTCATATTAAATCAGAATTTCCTTCGGGAGATGAACATGGTGAACGTGTAGAACAAGAGGAGTTTAATTTTACTTTAGAATTTAATACAGAAATTGAAATGACTGCTCCGTATTGTTATACATATTATTCTTCTAGAGAACAAAATATTATTAATTCTAGAGATATTGTTAAAGATGAAACTGCTATATTATTAGTACGTGCTCGTAATGTAGATTTACCTAATCAGAATGAGAATAAATGGAATAGAGTATTAAAAACCGAATATATAGTCGAAGATTCGGATCTTAGAAAACCGCCAATTATAATTAATTTTAAAGAGCTTTTAGCAGAAGAATTATTAAATATAGTAGAATATACTAAAGCAATGTATCTTAATCCATCTTTATTTATAGACTTCATTATATTTAATAATATAAATTATATAGATTATGATATTGATTGGAGTGCTTATGAAATAAAAATAAAAAATAAATGTATAGATCCATCATTCCACATAGGAATGTATATAGATCTTAAATATGTTAATAATGTAAAAATACATCATAATTTTAGTGATGGATTTAATTCGCAAGACTCATTTAGAAACACCTCCCGTATAGGAAAAATAGAATAAAAAATAAATTTTACATATTATATGGATGAGCCTTTACAAGCTCATCCATAATAATTAATTATTATAAATCATTTATTCGTTGATTTAATTTTTATTTTCAACTAATTTATTTAAATAGAAGTTAATAAAATATTCTTGACCTTTAGGTGTTATGAAAACTTTATTATAAATGCCAGTAGCATCAGTTACAGTACACCATCTCATCAAACCGGCATCAATAGTAGATTGATTAGGATGATTATATAAGCCATTATATTTATTAAGAAATCCGTCATTTCTTAATTCTTCATACATTCTATTAGTTCCTGTTGGATAACCTTTCTTTTGAAGAATATGGGCTAACATATCTATTGTTATATCACCATTTTCTTCAGCTACAGCTTGGCCAAGAGTAACATAATTAGCATTATCTTTAATATATTTAAACTGTTCACGATTCATCACTTTTAAATCTTCAAATCGTTTATCGATTCCAAATGATTTATCTACTGGAGCTGTCATTAATTTATTATGTGGCTTATTTTCTAATTCAGTTATTTTATTAACTAAATTATTAATATAATTAGGATCTTGTTGTAATTGTGCTCTAGTATCTGGATCAATATATGCACCATACTGTCTAATAGATGGTAATATATCATAGAATACTTTATTCTGAAATTCTACAGCTCTAGGACTTCTAGAATTAAATATACAACGATATAATCCAGGTTCATTAATTATAATAATATTAGGATTTCCCCTAGATGGAATACCCGCCGAATTGTGGCGGGTATTAAATTCACGTCTTTCATTATCTAAAACAATACGATACATATGATGAGGACTATCATATTCTAATACTTTGGCAATTTCTGGTCCATAAAACCATGTCATATTATTTTGATCAAACTCAATATGAATTTGATCATTATTAAATATGAAATTAAATTCGTTTAACATAATATATTATCTCCATTTCTTGTGTTATAATAATAATTTTACTAATGTATTTATCTACAATTATATAATTAAAATTAATACTACAATCAATTTACATCACATCCTTTAAGATTAAATTGGTGTTACCAAATTTTGTTATTTAAAAATGTCTCATCTGCAAAAGACTGCAGAAATATACTGTAAAAATACCTAAAAACAACCATATCATTTTTAATTCACCCTTTTTAATAAGAATATTAAATTTTAGTTGGCATTGATATTGCTATAACATTTTTTGCTTCATGATGTACTATGGTAAAGTATTTCCACGGAAAACGATTATCCGTCTGATTATTTAATTCTTCGCTATTTGCGACTAAATAATAATACCATATACCATGAATTTCTTCATCTGGTTCTATATATTTTATAGTGCATGTAACACTATTCTCCGGAACTAAATCATCGAAATAAGTTACAATAGTTCCTATAGGGAGTAATACATTTTCAGAAATATCTGTAGCGTTTTTAATCTGCATCGTTTACTTTCCTTATAAATATCTTCGATTCTTTGCTTTAATGGATGATTGTTAGTCTATTAAGTCTTTCCACAAATCTTACAACAAACCATTCCAGAGCTATCAGTAAGTTTAAATATTGCTGATGCTCCATTATAATTATGCGCATATATACTCCTAAGACGTTCTTTTTCTGTTACCTTAATATTAAGAACATCATTTTTTCGAATATATATAGTAATACCGGATATGGTATTACTATATATATAATATACAATTAAAACTTGATTTAACTATTTAAAATGTTGTAATATGTATATCATCAGCCTGAGAAGTTTTAGTTGTAGTTGACTGAACTTTCATTAATGTATTAAAAGCATCTTTCATACCATTTGCTATAACTTTACCAAGACGCTCAGCAACAACATCTACTACATTATTATTAATCGTTCTAATACAATCAAAACTTTCAGCTACATCTGGTTCAGTAAAATTATTAACTATATTATTAGATACCTGAGCAATCCGAGGATATATAGGTTCTGAAATATCATATGATATGTCAGAATCATGTGAACATTTATCGCACATATCAGAATCACAATCACAACATTCGAAATCACAAGAATCATCGATAGAATCTACGTCATCATATTCTGTAATACTCGGTAACATATTAGACTGTGGCACATTAATAAGATGACCATTAATAGCCATAGGCATATCAGACGGCTTTACAGCCGTTGATTCTACAATTATAGGTTTATGACTTTCCGGATACTCTATAGGTACAGCATCCATAGGAATTTCATCAGGAATATTTTCCATTATAAATGTAGTGATTCTAGAACTAGTATCGCTATGCTTTAATAAATTATGATCTTCTGGAGCCATACTAATAAAACTAGAAGACATCACCTTAGTATTAGCATTAACAGGAATTTCATTAGCAGGAAAATCATCCGGAACATCCGGGGTTATAATAGTAACTAAACGATTATGATAATTCATGGTAAATAAAATACCTCCTTAAAATTATGCACATTTCATACATTCTTCAATCTGAGCTATCTCATCCATACTATAACGACCTATAGATTTAAGACTATTAGCACAAATTAAAAAATCTCTAGATGGTAATATATCTGTATTGCATAAACCATCATTACGAGATATATACATCTGCTCTGGGTTAATAACTTGATCCGTAATTTCTATAAAATCTCTATTATACAGAGCAAGTATATTCAAAGTATCGCCCGTTTCTTACACTAT